ACCCACCCCCTGGGGCGGGCCCACCCACCAGCAGAAAGGAACCCCCATGCCCCGAACCACCCGACGCCTCCCGCACGGCAACGAACGCATCGCCCTCCGCCGACGCGCCGCCGACCTGTACCTCGACGGCTGCACCATCCGCTCCGTCGCCCGCCAGATCGAACGCCCCTACACCACCACCTACGAACTCCTCACCGAAGCCGGAGTCAAGTTCCGGCCACGCGGCGGACACCGCCCGAAGGCGACCGTCTGATGGCCCGCTCGATCGGCATGGCCGCCGACGCCACCGTCTTCCGCGCCGTCATCACCAAGCAACTACGCAACGGCGAGACCGTCACCGAGTACGAGGGCCCGTACGGCGCGATCGGCGCGGCCCGCGCCCGCGTCTCGTTCTGGACCAACTACCTGAGGGACCGCGACGAGGAGACCGGCGAGCCCACCGGAGAGAGCCGGGCCAGCGGCTACGTCGAACGCGGCACCGTCACGTGGGAGCGCGCCTGATGTGCCCGAACTGCCACGCCCCGGTCCCGCCCGGCGCCGGGTTCTGCAAGGCGTGCTCGGGACCAGTCGGCCAGTAGCACGAAGCCCCGCACACACGGTGCGGGGCCCGGAGGAGAGGGGAGGGACGGTGTCAGGACTCGGCGATGTTCCGCGCGGCGTCGACGTCGCGCTCAGCGGCGGCCAACGCCTCGCGCAGAACACGGGCGTTCAGTCGAGCATCGGGCTTCGCGTCCTCGGCCGGCTCCTCCGCGCGGCGGCGCAGGTACTCCAGCAATGCCCTGTCCCTGGCTGCCTGTTCGTAGAAGTCGGGCGGCACGACGTACGCGCTCCGCTCCTTGCGCTCGGTGAAGGCGCCGGAGCGCTTCCCGTAGCGGACGTCGCGGAGCAGCTGGGTCAGGTTCGCGCGGGCGTAGGTCATCGAGACCTCCGCCACACCGTCGTCGGCGATCTGAATGCCCTGGTCAGCAGCCATGGCCAGAGTGTAAGTCATTGCCATTCCTTCCAGATTTACCAATCTTTAAAGTAGTATGGCAGTGCGAGGTCGCGCTGCCAAGACGCCAAGACCTCTCTCTCCGCACGACCGAAAGAAGCGCAGATGCCCTGGGTCAAGCTGGACGACCGCTTCCCTTCCCACCGGAAGGTCGCGCTGCTGTCCGACCGTGCGTTCCGGCTCTACGTCTCCGCCCTCTGCTGGTCATCGGAGAACCTGACGGAAGGCCGCATCACTCAGCGCGAGCTTCCCCTTGTTGCCGCCCGACTTCGCGGAGCCAAGACCGCAGCCGGCGAACTGGAGGCCGCCCAACTGTGGGACCGCGCGGACGACGGCTGGGTCATCCACGACTTCCTGGAGTACAACCCGGACCGCGCCCGGGTGCAGTCCGAGCGAGAGGCCAACGCGGCCCGCCAACAAGCCTGGCGCGACCGGAAACGGGCCGAGCGTGAAGCGAAGAAAGCGGCCGAGGAGGCGGCCCGTAACGCCCCCCGTAACGCCGTTACGCACGAATTCGAAAACGCCCCCGAGAGCACGACGGCGACCGCAACTCGACGCGACGACGACACGACGGCGACAGCAACGCACCCCGAACGGAACGAAGAACCGCAGGTAGACGCATTCCGTAACGGCGTTAGTAACGGCGCCCCGTCCCCATCCCGTCCCGTCCAGGTACTTCCTTCGGAAGTACCTCCTCCCCCTTCCCCCTCCAGCCAGTCTGCGGGCCGGAACGCGGTTGAGGTCTCGGGACGAGGAGAGATCCAACCGCTCATCGACGCCATGTCCGCGCGCGGCATGAACGTCTCCTGGACCTTCCAGTCCGCCGAGTGGCTCGAACTCCGCGACGCCGTACGCCGCGTCGGAGTCCCCGCCCTCATCGAACACGCCGAGCGCGTCTGGGCCGCCGCGAAGAGCCAGCCCTACAGCGCCCGCTACTTCCTCCCGGGCTGGACCGGACTCCAAGCACCCACCGCCTACACCGGCCCCCGCCCCATCGGCCCCGCCGACCCGGCGCTCGCCAAGCGCAACGCCTCCCGCGCCCTCCTCGACCAGCTCGCCGACCAACTCCGCGCATCAGGAGACCAGCAATGAGCCCACGCAAGGGCAACGCCCACGACCACGCCTACGACACCGAGACCCTCCAAGAGAAGGCCGACCGCATCCGGCGCGAGCAGGGCCTCCCGCCCGAGGCCGACGAGACCGGACCGCGACCCTGCCAGTGGTACGACGACGGCCACGGCGGACGCTTCCTGGTCCCCGGCTGCATGGCCCGCGTGATCGACCCGGACACCGAACCGTGCTCCTGCAAGACGATCGAGGAACAACTCACCGACGCCCGCGCAGAGATCGCCAGCCTGAAGCAGTCCCGCGACGGCCTTCAGAAGTGGCACGACCACGTGACCCGCGCTGTCTACGACCACGCCGACGGCGTCCAGATCATGAAGCGCGCCGCCGACCGAGCGGGGATCGGCCGATGAACCCCGACCAGATCCCAGCCCTCCTCAAGCAGGTCAGCTACGCCGACCCCAGACTCCTCCCCAGCGACCCGCAGGAACTCATGGGCCTCGCCGCCCTCTGGGCCACCGTCCTCACCGAAGTCCCCGCCGACTACGCCATGCACGCCGTCGGCGAGCACTACGCCAAGTCCCCATTCCCGATCAAGCCCAGCGACATCGCCGACCGGTGGCGCACCACCGTCCGCGACCGCATGCGCCAGCACACCGGCACCTTCGAACCCACCCAGCACCCCGACGTCGACCCCGACGACGTCCCCGCCTACCTCGACGCCCTCCGCGCCGAACACCAACGCGTCATCACCGGCATATCCCGCCCCACCCCCGTCGCCGCCATCACCAGCGCCGAAGTCCAGGAAGACGACATCCGCGCCATGCGGCAGCAGGACGACCTCAAGGCATACCTCCGCCAAAGCGTGCGCCAAGCCGCCCAGGACAACGAACGCCGCCGCAAGCTCGTCGCCCGCTACCCCGACCTCGCGGAAGCCGTACACGCCCTGCCGGGGCACGCCAAGTGGTCCGGCTCCGTCGGCGGCAACACCAAGACCGCCGCGATCGTCGCCGAAGCCGAACACCGCGCCGGCGCCGAGCGGAAGACGAACGCCGCCTGACCCCACCCGGCCGCCCACTGCACCAGCCCCCGCGGCCGAAAACTCGCCATCCCCAGCCACGACGCACGCATCCAAGCCCACACCGCCCGCCTCGAAGCCGCCCGCGAAACCCACACCACCCGCACCGAGACCGCCCAAGGAGCCACCCAGTGACCAGCACCATGGAATGGATCCGCCGCAACTACGGCGTCCCGGCCCGCCACGGCATGCGCATCGAGTACGACGGCCAGCCCGCCACCATCACCGGCGCAGGCGGCGGATACCTCCGCTTCCGCGTCGACGGCGAGAAGCGCGTCACCGTCAGCCACCCCTGCTACCGCATCGTCTACCCGGCCGTCCCCGAGCCTGCGCGGCCGCGCGGCTGGTGCGCCCACTGCATGAAGGACCGGGCCATGACCAAAGACGGCGTCATGGGCCAGCACCGGTGGCGCGGCCGTAACTGGTCCGAGCCGTGCCCCGGCTCCGGCAACCGGCCGTGGAAGCCCGTCCGCAACCAGACCCACCCCGGCGAGCAACGCCCGGAGGCCACGCCGTGACCCCGTACGAGCGCCTCATGCAAGAAGCCATCCCCACCCGACCCCCCGCCAAGCCGCCCCACGAGCCGTGGACGCCCGAGGAGCAGGCACAGCACCGCGCCGACCTCGACGCCGCCCTCAAAGGCTGGCACTGGCAAGACGACACCCGCATCTCCCGCAGACGCCGACGACTCCACCTCGTCCGCGACAGCGACGCCCCCGCCGCGTGACCGCAGCCGAACGACCGGCCAACACCACCCCAACCCATCTGACCCGCCAGTAAGGAGCAGCACCGTGACCACCGACCGCCTCACCGACCAGCAGCTCGACGAGATCGCCATCCATGTCGGCGTCTACGAGAAGTCCCACGACCACCCCCGCGAGTTCCCCTGCTGCTCTGCTCACGCCGTCGCCGACCAGGCGCCCGCTCTCGTCGCCGAGGTTCGCCGTCACCGCGGGCAGATCCGCTACCTCCTCGGCCAGCTCGCCAAGCGGGACGCCGAGACCGGCCGCGGCGACAAGGCGCTGCGCGAGTTCCTCACCGGCGAGCCTGAGCCGCAGCCTGACGTGACCAAGCTGGTTGCGGAGAACGGCCGCCTGCGCGCCGAGCTCGCTGCCGAGCAGGCCCAGCACGCCTTCACGCTCCGGCAGCGCAACAACCGTGCCGAGCGCCTCAACTACCTGCGGGACCTCGCCAAGAGCGGCCAGAGCGGGTTGCTCGTCGAGGAGGCGTTGAACACGCTGGCCGCGTCGATCGGCGACCACCAGCCGGCCGACACCGACGAGATGGCCGCGTCCCTGCGCCGGGACGGGTTCGGGGACGACGAGATCGCCGACATGCTCGGCCCGGGTGACGAGCGGCAGCCCGACCCGCGTGACGCCCTGCTGCGGGACGTCGAGGCGCACCTGTCCGCCCTCCACGGTTCCGTCGCCCGGCACGACAACTTGGCCGCGAACCTTGGCTGCTCCGGCTGTGAGTTGCGGGACCAGATTCGTGCCGCGCTGAGGGAGGCCTGAGTGATCAGCCCCGCCGACGAACTCCGCACCGCCGCCGAGACGCTCCGGCACCTCGCCATCGCCGCCTCAACCGACCCCCACAGCAACCGGCCCACTGCCGTCTGGGAGTTCCGGCCGTGGAAGCGCGAGTTCCCCACCGACTTCCCGCCGAACGGCACGCTCGCCGCCCCCGACGCGGACGGCCGGAACCGCAGCCTGATCCACCGTGGCAGCCCGGGGGCTGGCGCGCCGTGGATGTTCGAGGCGCACGGGGCGTACATCGCCGCGATGGGCCCGAACGTCGGGGCGCTCCTCGCCGACTGGCTGGACAGTGCCGCCGAGGACGCCGAGCAGATCGGCCCCGACCCGCACGCCCTGGCCGTGGCCCGCGCGATCACCACCCACCCCACCCCCTGAGGAGAACCGTGACCACCACACCCTTCAACCGCGCCCAGCTCGCCGGGATCCTCGCGGCCCACGTCGACCACCTCACGGCCGCCATTCGCGCGAATGCATCGATCGGGCTTCCCGACGACGAACTCGGCATGGAGCGCGCGGCCGAACTGCTGGGGCTCCACAAGCGCAACCTGCTGGCCGACGAACAGTCCGCCGGGATCAGGCTGCTGCTGGACGCCATGACGGCCGCTCTCACTGACCGCTCGGCGCCGACCTTCCTGCCCGCCGGGTTCCGCCGTGACGTGGTCGTCGCCGTGAAGTGCGCCGTCTGCGAGTACGAGTACGACGAGGACGAGTCGTACACCGTCCACTTCGAGTCGGTGAAGCAGGCCACCGACGCCGTGCGCGATGCGGGCTGGACGGTCCTCGCCGACGGCCGGGTCCTCTGCCAGAGCGACGAGCCGGACCACGAAGCGCTGCGCGCCGTCTCGTCTGCCCTGTGATCGCAGTGACCCCCGCCGGGCCATGGCGGGGGTCAACCAGCAACCTACCCAGACCCTGGAGGAACCCGCCGTGATCCGCGAGACCAAGTTCCTGATCTCCCGCAAGCCCTTCGCTATCGACCTGTCCACCGTCACCGTGGAGCGCACCCACCAGCACGACGCCTACTGGCTGTCCGGACACTGCGCGGCCGCCTGGTACCGGCGCAAGAACGGCACCACCTACGCATGCCTCGGGACCCTGCGCCTGTGGGCCCACCGGCTCAAGGACGAGCCCGACGTGTCCAGCCCGGAAGCCATCCTCGGCAACGACCTCGACAGCCGGTACGGGGGCGACCCGGACGGGCGCTGGGACGGAGAGCGCTACTGGGGATCTCAGAAGCCGCTGGAGCAGGCGCTGCATTTGACGTTCCTCGAACCGATGCTCGCCAGCTACCCGGCCCTGCCTGAGGGCTACGACGGCTGGTGGACGTTCCAGCCTGCCCGCTGACCCGCCCCCGCCGGCTGCCCGCACCCCGCGGGCAGCCCCCGCCCCCTGACCCCTGGAGAGACACCGTGACCGACCAGACCGCCCGCTACCGCCACCGCACCGCCGAAGTCGAAGCCGTCCAGTGGACCGGTGACAACGCCGAAGCGTTGCGCGCGTTCTGCGGCCCGGACTTCGACGAGATCGATCTCGACGACCGCGTTGAAGATCCCGATGAGACTGCCGCCGTCCGCGAGGCCGACCACGGCACGTGGCGCGGCCTGAAGCCCGGGGACTGGGTGGTGAAGCTGGATGAGGGCCTGTACGAGTTCAGCGCGGCCGACTTCGCCAAGCAGTACGAGCCTGCCGGGGTGGCGCCCGCCACCGACCGGGCCGCCGAGCCGCTGTGCGTGTGCGGCCACCCGATGCGGCTGCACCACGAAGACGTCTGCCTCACCGACTGCGGCTGCAACGACGGCCTGGAATCCGACGGCGATGCCGATCTGCCGGACCGCCTCGCTGCCGCCCTCACCGCTCGCTTCACCGAACTCGGCAACCCGCACTCGCAGATGCGCCGCCACGAGCAGGGCCCCGACGGCTGGCCCGCGTCGCACCCGGTAGGCCCGCGCCAGGTGGCCGAGGTGCTGCGGGAGTTGCTCGCCGCCGACGCGGTGTTGTCCGTGCTGCCCGCGACCACCGACCGGGCAGCCGAGTGCTCCCAGTGCGACGACACGGGCGCGTGCAACGGCGGCCCGTGCCCACTGCGCCGTATGGCTGCCGAGGCCGGGCCCGCCGACACGGGACACGGCGACGTCGTCTGCGTCTGCGGACATCCAATCCAGCAGCACTTCGAGGACGTCTGCCTGACCAACTGCGGCTGCAACGACGTCCTGACCGTCGAAGCCGCAGCCGAGGAGCGCGCGCGAGCCGAAGCCGCCATCCATGCGCTGCGGTCCGCCGCTGAACATGTCCGCGTCGGAGTGGCCGTGGGCCCGATCCCGCTGGAGGTCCGTCCCGCTGTCGCTGCATGGCTGTGCCGACTGGCGGACCAGCGCCGAGACCGAGCAGTCGCCAACGCGGTGGCTCTGGCCAAGGCCGAGGGGCCTGCCGTCGTGGGGCGGGCAGCCGACGAGACACAGGACGAGGCCGAGGTGCAGCTCCCGTTCATCCACGTCGACGACGACGGCGACCAGCTCGACATCGGCGCCGTCATGGCCAGCACCTACGACGGCGAAGCCCCCGTCGTGTACGTGGCAGCCAACCAGCACCAGGGAGACCAGGTGGCGACCGTGTACGTCCGGCCGGAACGCGTGGACGAGGTCATTGCAGCGCTGCGCACGGCACGACTGGCGGCCGAGACGCTGCCCGCCGTCGGGGCGCAGCAGCCGAAGGAGGCCTGAACCATGGCGCTCTGCCGAACCTGCGAAACCGTCATCCCCTGCCACTGCCACCTGGCACCTCCAACCGAGATCCGGCCCGGCGTGTACGCCACCGCCCCGCCCCGCAAGCCCGCCGTCGAGGAGCAGCAGCAGCCGAAGGAGACCCGGCCGTGACGGGCCTGTTCGCCTACCTCGCCGTGGTGGTCGCGGTCGCCGCACTGTGCTGCGGCCACCACGGCGAAGACTTCCCGGTACGGCTACGTGGGGCGTGGCGGTACCTGAGAGCGCCTCGGAGGGTGTTCCGCGACTCTCGCGACGCCGGGGCATCTCCCGGGCCGCCAGAGAGGCGTACAGCGCCCCACACGCCCCACTGGGCCCGCACACAACCACTCGAACACCAGGACGCAGCATGACCGACCGCCCCACCGCCAGCACCATCACCGACACCCAACTCGACGCCCTGCACGAACGGCTGGCCAAGGCCGAGCAGGAGGCCGACGCCGCAGTCGCCGCAGCCGCCCACCTCACCACCCTCGTCGGGAAACGCTCCGAGAAAGCCGAACGAACCGCCAAGGAACAGCAGCGCCGCGCCGACATCGCCGAAACCGAACTGCACGTCCTGCGGTCCGGGCTCCGCGCGAACGGCGCCGACCCCACCCAGATCCAAAACCTGTGGGCGCAGATCAGACTCCGCAACCGGCAGTGGCGGGAGGAGAAGCAGCGAGCGGAGCGCGCCGAGGCCGCCATCGCCCGCGTCCGCGCCCTCGCCGAACGGTGGGAGACCGCGCTCCCCGGGCAGCCCCACCACGGGTTCGCGGAAGTCCTCCGTGCCGCCCTCGGCGAGCCCGCGCCCGGCCCGGCAACGACCCAAACGACCGAACGCTCCTGCCTCTTCGCACGCGACGGCGCGCGCCCGTGCCCCGCCTCAGACCGCTGCGCCACCTGCGACCCGAAGGAGAAGCCCGGTGCCTGACCTGCACGGCTGGATCACCCAACAGATCGACGAAACCGAACGCCTCGCAAACCGAGCCGCCGAACTGTGCGGATGCCACCCGCCCGCCCCCTCCTGGTCCTTTCGCGACGGCGACGGGCCGACCGACGGGCGCATCCTCGTCAACAGCGACCCGCACCCCGGCATCAAGCGGAAGATCAGCCGACGGTGGAACGGCTCGTACGAGGGCCTGTTCATGGCCGAGCACATCGTCCGCCACGACCCGGCCGCCGTCCTCCGCCGCTGCGAGGCAGACCGCCGCATCCTCAACCGGCACCGCCTCAACCCGGACGCCTACTGGGCTGAGGCCGCCATGTGCGAAGGCTGCGGCACCGAAGGCGAGATGGGCTACCCCGTCACCGAGAACCTCAACGACTGCCCCGAACTCCTCGACCTCGCGTATGCGCACGGCCTCACAGACGAGATCCTCGCCACCCTCGCCCGGCCCGAGACCCCACCGCGCCCCGAGCGGCCGGACATCCCGCCACCCGTCCACCTCAACGCGCTGATCCGTCTCCTCTCCGCCCAGCCCACGAGCAGCGTCCCGCCCGCCCTACGCGGCCCCAACTGGAAGGCCAGCCCGTGATCCGCGGCCCCGACGCCCTCCGTGTGGTGTGGCTGTTCGGTAAGCCCTACTGGTGGGACCGCGCCGACGGCCGGCTCACCCTCCAACCCGCCGCCTGGATCAAGGAGCAGCCATGACCAACCGCCTCATCTCCAACCCCACACTCTGGAACCTCCACCGCGCACAAGGCCGCATCCCCGAAATCTGCGACTGGGCCCGCGCCAACGGCATGAACCCGGACGAGGTGTCCGCCGACGACGACGTGACCATCGAGGACAGCCCGGACGGGCGGATCATCCGCTACCGGGCGTACGTCCTCAGCAGCAGCGGCAGCAAGCAGGCCGACCCGATCCGGTCCGGTGAGCCGCTCACCGAGGAGCGCGCGGTGCCGCTCGTGGTCGAGCCGCCGGACGGCTGGCCCGTGTACGCCGTGCCCGGCCCGGCTTGACGGCCGTGGCATTCTGAGACCTGGCACGCCCACCTGGCGGTGACGGCCGCCGCCCCACCTGATCTTCTGGCATCCTGGCCGAGGTGGCGTAGCACCCAGAGTGCTGCCCGATCGGCCACCATGCGTATCCCAAGCGCAGCCGAACGCCCCGTCCTCCCCCACGGTTGAGGAGGCGGGGCGGTCGTGCTTGACGGGCGTGCGAGCATGAGCAGGCTGGCCGTCGCAAGCTGCTGCCGACGGGCCAGCCTGCTTGGGCTTCTGCCTCGTAGTGCACAGCAAAGGCGCCCCCGACCATCACGGTCGGGGGCGCAGCTGCGTCCCGCGCTACTCGCCGTGCCGGGCCATCTTCTTCACCTTCAGCTCCACGCCGGCCCGCATCTCGCCCTGCTCTTTCGCGTGCTCGGTGACTGCGGCCTGCACATCCTGGGCGAGGTCGCGCCATGCCTGCCATGCGGTCTCGTAGGCGGACGGGTCGCCTTGGTCGCGTAGGGCTTGGACGGTCGCGTGTGCCTGGTCGGCGGTGCGTTGTTTCTCCACGAGTTCTTCGAAGGTGTGTGCCACGAGCGGATCTTAGGCGGGGGCATGGGTGAGCCCCTGCCGTGACCCGCCCGGCAGGGGCTTCGGTGCTGCGGCTACTGCGCGAGATCCTCCACCGCGGTCACCCCTCCGACTTCGCGGCCAGGTAGGCGAGAGCTTGCTGCCGGTTCACGGCAGACAGGTACTCGCTGTACTGCCCTTCGGTCACCAGCGGCCCCCAGAACACCTGAACGTCCCGGCGCAGCATCGGCACCCAGTCGCTCCCCGGCATCATCACCACGTCACCATCGTGCCGCTCGCCCGTCTGCGCCCACACCTCGCCAGTCCGGTCGTAGAACTCCGGCCAGCCGGTGGGGCGCCCGTCGTTGGTGGCCTCGTAGATCTCGCTGATGATCTCCCCGGGCACGCGGGCGGCGCCGCTCGCCCACGCCTGCTCCTGCGTCGCCTCATCCATCCTGCGCCGCCTCTTCGTTGATCGTGTCCACGAGATCCCGCAGATCCCGGACCAGCGTCGGGTGGGCTCCCGGCCACCGTGCCTCGATCAGGTTCGCGGTGGCGTGCAGTTGCTCGCACGCCTCGTAGTCCTCACGGCTCATGCCGCTGTGCCGGTATCCGCTCACTGCTGGCTCTCCTTGTTTGGCGGGGAGGTCGGTTCGCTTGCCCGGGGTCGGCGGGTTCGCCTCGAACCATGCGGCCACTTCACTCTCCCGCCATCGAAGACCGCCAGTCCCCGGACGAGAGACAGGCAGAGGGAAGCCTGGGGTTTGACGGTACGTGTGCAGCGACTGGCGGCTGATGCCGTGCTTGGCCATGATCTCCTTCACCGTCAGCTCGCCGCTGATGTGCCTCCGCTGCGCCGCTGCCTTCTCGGACGGCGGGACGTACTGCGGGGTGCCCATGTGGTTGTGCGCCGGGCCCTCGGCTGCGATGGCCGCCATCTCGGCAGCGTAGGCCGCCTCCTTGGACGGGTGCCATTGCTCAGTGCGTCGGGCCACCAGAGGCCACCACTCCTTCGCGTAGTGGTCCCGGTAGCGGCGCTCCGGGTTGTACGAGGAGCCGATGTAGAGCAGCGTCCCGTTGGCGGCGTAGAGCCGGTACACGGCCGCTTGTCGCTGGCTGGGGGCTTCGTTCTGTACGCTCAAGGGAGCGCCTTCCTTTGCTTGGGTCGGGTGCTTCTCGGCCCGGGCGGTCTTCCACACCGCTCGGGCCTCTCTCATTCCTCGGCGGCCTTGGCGCGGGACTTCGTGCCCCACGCGCTGCCGTGGCCGCGTTCGATGTTCTGGACGGCGCCGAGCGAGAGCTTCAGCCGCGCCGCGATCTTCCGATACGACACGCCCTGAGAGCGCATGACCTCGATCGCCTGCCGCTGTAGCTCGCGCAGTTGGGGGGCGCGCTCCTTGTAGTCAGCCAGCACCTCGCTTGCCGCCACGGCGCGCTCGATCGGGTCCTCGATCTCCCCGACCTGATCCAAAGCGTCGATCACCCTGCGCGCCTCCTCGGTGACGTCGTCCTCAGCCATGCCCGTCCTTCCATGCGGCGGGCTGCTTGCCTCAGTGTATGCCATGGCATACGCTCGGAGGTAGAAGCAGCCCACGTTGCTTCGCCCAATGAGAACGGCCCGGCAGGAGATCTCACCCTCCTGCCGGGCCAGCCATCCACCTGCCTACCAGGAGAGATGACCGTGCTCGATCGTAGTAGCCAACCCCAAGCCCAGCCCACCCCCACGCCTTGCACCCCCTGTAACGGCGCGGGCGGCATCGTCGAGACCACCCGCAACGACGGCGTTCTCCTCCAAACGTGGCACCCGTGCCAGACATGCGGTGGCAGCGGGAGGACCTCCTGATGGGCCGCCTCTCCAACTTCGTACGCAGCCTCGCCCCCGGCAACGACACAGCCCTCGCCGCCGACCTGAGCACCCAACGCCGCGCCGGACACCGCCGCAGCATCGCCAAAGCAGCCGCCCAAGGCGAGCAGTGGGAGCGCAACGACCGCAAACGCGACAAGCGCGGCGACCGCAACACCCACTGGACCTAACCCACCCCCAGACCGCCGGGCCCCGCGAAATCCCCCACGCGGGGCCCGGCCCTTCACCCGAAACGAGACCCCATGAACCACCTCGCCTACGTCCTCACCATCGCCGCCGCCGGCATCACCGGCATCACCCTCGGCATCGCACCCTCCGTCATCCACCGCATCAAGCACCGCCGCACCCGCTGAACCCACCGCCCGCCGCCCGGGAGCCACCGTGACCACCCGCCCAGTCGAGCGCACCCGCCTCGTACCCCACACCATCAACGGCAAGACCGAGATGGTCCTGGACCGCTACACCATCGACGTACCCGTACCGCCCCGCGACTGGGACCGCACCGTCCTCACCACCGTCACCGCGGCGGCCGGCATCCTCGTCGCCGTCGCCGTCGTCTGGTCCACCGCGTCCATCGGCGACCTCCTCGCCCGCGTCACCGTCGCCCCCGCCGCCTACGCGGCCGCGGTCGCCTTCGACCTCGCATGGATCCTGTGCATGGCCGTCGAGTGGCTCGCCCGCTACGACCCCGCACGTGCGGCACTACCCCGGAGGATCGGGCACGGCGCGCTCGTCGTCGCCATGGCCGCGGTCGGCGCCCACGGCTGGATCGCCGGGTACGCCGCGATCGGCATCATCGGCGCGATCGTCTCCGGCATCGTCAAAACCCTGTGGACCGTCGTCCTGCGCCACCACGCGATGCCGCTCGACGACAAGACGCAGCAGTGGGTCGACAAGCAGCGCGCCGAGGCTGGCGGGGAGCTCGCCATGGTCGCGGTCAACCGGGAGCTGACCCGGAAGCGGGGAGCAGCGGAGGCCGAGGCGCAGGCGCTCCGGATCGATCCGGACGCGGATCCGGAGGAGTCCGGACCGGATCCGCAGTCCGGATCCGGCAATCCGCTCCCGTCCCTCACGGGTCCGATGAGCGTGAAGCAGGCCGTCAAGACCGCGGCGGATTCCGGGATCCGCGATCCGGATGCCGTGCTCCGCTACGTCCACCAGGTCGCCGACGCCAACGCCAAGGCTGAGACCGTCGCCCGCTACCTGAGGGGGGCGTGATGAGCGCGACAGGGCCCGGGGCCGACGAGCTCCGCATGCGCGGCATTCTCCGCCGACACGGTGTCGGCCCTGCCGCCGCCCCGCCGGCCGTCCCGCCGCAGCCGACCGTACGGCCGCGGGACTGGCTCGACGACATCCTCAACAGCCAGCCGGCCGAGTCCACGCCCCCGGACCCTGAGCCGGACACCGCACGGGTGCCAGCCGGGCCGAAGGCGAAGAAGTCGCGCAAGACCACCAGCACGAAGCGGCGGAAGCCCAAGCCGGGCGCAGCGCGCACCGCTTGGGACAGCCGCCCGGCCTCGCCGCGCCAGTCCCTCCTCGACGCCTGGGACGCGGTGCCGTACCGGCTGAAGTGGCTGGCCTACCACGGCAGTGCGGCCTATCTGGGCTGGTCGGTCGGCCTGGTCGGCTACGTCACGTACGTCACCGCGTGGATCGCCGAGACCGGCCTGGTCGGCGTGCAGGCCACGTTCTGGTACGCGGTCGCCGCCGCCGCGTTCCTCCTGCACCACCGCACCCGCCGCAGGTGGTGGCCGATTGCGTGGCTCGCCGCCGTCCCCGCCACCTCCACCGTCGTCGGCGTCCTGCTGTACGCCCCCACCCAGTAAGGACCCTCCTGTGACCAGCGTGTTCGGCAACCTCGGCATCGTCGGCCTCGCGGTCGCCCTCACCGTGCTGCTCCTCGTCGGCATCAAGGGCGGCGGCAAGGTCAAGCCGCTCGGCTGGTGGCCCTGCCTCATCCTGGGCATGCTCGCCGGATCCGCGTACGCCGCGGCGGGCGGAATCTTCAAACTCGTCCCGGACCTGGTGGGCAGCCTCCTCAGCATGGCGCAGGGCATCGTCCCCGGCGTCACCATGCCCGCCGTAGCGTTGACCCTGGCGATCGTCATCCTGTTCAAGAAGCTGTCGACGCAGCAAGTCGCGCTGCTCGGCATCGTGTTCTGGTACGCCGCCTCGGGTGCAGGCGGGATCTGGGGCACTGTGTCGGAGAGCATCGCCAACCTCGGTCAGCAGGTGTCCTGATGGGCGCGCTCGCTGATCGTGTCCGCGCCCTGCTGGCCCTGCTCGGACCGCTCGGCGCGGGCACCCGCGCGCTGCTGCTGCGCCTTATCGGCAGGTTCGGATGGAAGACGGTGCTCGCCGGCGCCGCCGTGGCCGTGTTCGCCGCGGTCCGCTACCGGACGTGGATCGTGTGGATGATCGCCGCCTGGTGCATCGCCGCGTGGATGCACGCCCCCACCGCGGGCGAAGACGCCGACGAGGAGGCAGAGAGCCACCTCGTGGACCCCCACCATGCCTACGTCCAATGGCTCCTCGACACCATCGGCAAGCAGCCCGGTATTCACCTTCAAGACCTCTATCCGAAGATGCGGGAATTGCCCGGCCAGGAAGGCCGCTCAGACGCCGAACTGCGGGGTGCGCTCAAGACCCTCGCCGTACCCGTCCATCGCAGCCTCCGTATCGGCCGCGTGGCGGGTCGCTCAGGGGTCCGCCGAGACGACGTTGAAGCCCTCCTCCATCGCCTTGGAGAGCGCCGCGTGGATTTCGATGGAGACGCAGGTCAGGGCGCGGATTCTCCGCCGCTCTCCGGGGTTGGAGAGGGGGCGTAGAGCATGCCGTACGAGTACTGGTGCAGGTCGTGTGACGCCGTCTCCCCGGACCGCCGGGAGCGGCGGGGGGATGCCGAGGACGAGCTCGTTGAGCACCGCCGTACGACGCACGGCGGCCTCGCCCCGAACGCGGGGGACGGCGTGCGCCGCGTCCATGCGGAGGCGCGCGGTGACGGGGTCCTCCCGTCTGGCAGTTGCCTCGCCGCCCTGGTCCTGTTGGCGCTGCTCCTGGCGAACTGCCGGGGGCCGTTCGGTTGACAGCCCTGCCACACTGAGAACGCGTCAGTGCCAGACCCCGCCACACCCCCCAGTGGCGGGGTCGACGCATGTTCAGGCCCGGGGCGCGTCCGGCTCGACGTCGGCCGGCGGGGCGGGTACGGCGCGGGCCATCCACCGATCGCCTGCGATCTGGCAGGGCAGCATGATGGGCACGAAGCCTTTTGCGACGAGGAGGGCGAGGCCTTCGACGCATTCGTCTCTGCTGTCTGCTTGTACGCCGATGCGGATCGCCATGGGTTGCAGTGTGCCGTGCGGGGTGGGGTGTGTGGGCTGGAATGGCCGGATTGGGTTACAGAACGGCCACACCGGCTTCACGGGGTGTGCACCGGGCCGGATGATGCACGGCAGCACACCGACCCGTGGGGGGACCATGAGCCAGCCGTATCCGCCGCAGTACTACGTGCCGCCTCCTGCGCCGCGTCCGCCTCGGTGGGGCCGGTTCGTGGCGTGGACAGGCGCGGCGGCTGTGGCCGCGTTCGCGCTGGGGGGCGGGCTGGCCGTGTGGCTGAAGGACGACAGCAGCACGTCCGCGAACCCGGCCGCCTGCAAGACCGCGCTGGCCGCGAACTACCGGGAGGCGGTCTCGAACGGGCCGGACGGGCCGACGATGGCCGCGCCCGCAGCCTGCTCGGGCCTGGACGAGGCGACGTTGAAGCGGATCACGGGTGAGGTGATCTCCGAGTATCTGGAGTCGGACCAGGCGGACGAGGATCTCGGGCGGTTGCTGGAGGAGGGCATGGAGAGCGCGGCCGCAACTCCGTGACGTGAAGCGGCCCCGCCTCGGGTTGGTCCGGGGCGGGGCCGTCGTCATGCGGTGGGCTACCAGCTCACGACCCGGGGCGGAATGCCATCCGTGCCCTGATCCTCCTTGTGCGACCACACCGTGATGTTCTTGAACCCCTGCGCCTTCAGATGCTCCTCCAACTCCTCCGGGTGCCCGTAGTTCCAGCCGATCCAGAGGGCGGCGCTGGATGCGTACTTGTTGCCGCCCTGGACCAGGTTGATATCGAAGTCCTCGCGTTTCAGGGAGAGCACTGGAATCGGGTTGTCGGGGTGGAGTCCGATGAAGGCGTGGGCGGCCTCGGCGACGCGCGGCGCGATGTCTTCGGCCAGGCTGTCTTCGGTGTCGCCGATGATGATGAACAGGTCGGTCACGTAGCTCATGGTGTGGGCTCCCGCCTACGGTCCTGAAGCGCAAACACCACCGCGACACCCGCCGCTGCCGCTGGGGCAGTTGCGACGACGACCACCCAGCCGAGCCATGAGTCCGGGCCGATCGCCAGCGCCACGATGGTGCACGCGATGGCGGGGACGAGCAGGCCGATCCAGAACATGCGGCGCATCCGCCGCTCGTCGGCTGCGCGTTGCTGTCGACGGGCTTCCTCGCGGGCGCGGAACCCGCTGTAGCGCGCGCTCATGTGGTGGTCTCCTCGTCTGGGTCTCCGGGGTAGTCGACGCAGTCCTTCGTGTGCTTGATCGCGACAGCGCTCCCATCGGGACGGCCGACGATGACGCGGACGTCGAGGTTGTCGAACGTGGCGTGGCAGTGAGGGCAGTCGACGTCGCTCATGCGGTGGTCTCCTCGCCCGGACGCACCGGACCCGCGCCGCGCACCTCGAACACCTCGGCCACCGCGCCGTCTTCGCGCACCTCGAAGTGACCCGTGGGCACGGCGGTCGCACTGCTCCACTGGCCGCCGGGCGGGGCGTAGATCTGTGGGAGAGTGGCGCGGTCGATCCAGCGCCCATCCCAGTGTGGGGGTACAAAGCCGTCGGGGAGACCGGGCGCGGGGCGGATGACGACGTAGTCGGGCTCGTTCATGGGGTGTTCTCCTCGCTGCTCACCGGGCGCTCCGACACCGCGTCCAAGTCGACCACCGCGCGGAACCGGTGCCCACACGGCAGCCAGCGCAGGCGCAGCGCGGTCTCGTCGACGCCGAACTCCGGGTCCTCTACCCGCTGATCAATGCGCTCGGTCTCGGCGTCGCAGGCAGGACAGCGAGGCAAAGGCGGGGCGGGCTCCCCGCGCAGGATGGTGCCGAGCCCCTCCGCGTCGCGCTCGCAGAGTTGGCGGCGCAGGTCGGCTACCTGCTGGCTGGTCAGGAGCTGCACGGTATCGCTCATGAGGGCGTGACCTTCCCGTCGCGGATGCGTGCAACGTACTCGCGGGTGTAGCCGGTGGCTTCGACTACCTCGCTGAGTCGGCCGCGCGGGTACGGCTTGGGCTCGGGGAACAGCTTCGGGATGAGGGCGCGGATACGGTCGCGGTCCTCGTCGTTCTGGCGTTCGCGTTCCTTGATCCGGCGCGCGATGGCGCGGACCTCTTCGAGCTGCTCTTGGTAGTCGTCTGCCATGACCTCAGTATGCCACCGATGTAGGCGGACGCAATGTGCCTACAGTGTTGACATGAGAACTCAGTAGGCATACATTGGTCTCACAAGGAAGCGAACGAGGGGGACCACATGAACGCCGCAGCCACCACCCACCAGCACACCAACTGCCTCCGCTGCGGCCGAACCCTCACCAGCGCCAAGAGCCGCGCCACCGGCTACGGCCCGAAGTGCGCCACCAAGGTCCGCCACTCGGCCGTCGACCTCGGCGACTACAAGGCGCACCAGATCGCCTCCGCCCGCGAGCTCATCGAAGACGGCGCGATCATCCCCCTCCGCTCCGTCATCTTCATCGCCGTCAGCACCGACGGCACCGAGACCTACCGCACCGCCCCGACCGGCTGTAACTGCCCGGCAGGCCTGAAGGGCTCGCGCTGCTACCACCAGCTCGCCGCACGCATGCTGCTCGCCGCCTGACCTTGCTGCTCACCGCTGACGCCCGCTGAAACCCCAGGAGAATCGCCCATGCGGATCTGCTCTGTTCACAACATCCTCGTCGCCAACGAGTGCCCCCAGTGCCGTCGCGGTTTTCGCGACGTGCTCGGCGCCAGCGACCTCGTGATCGTCCGGCCGCCCCATGTGGAAGACGTCTACGACATTCCCGGTTCACAGGACCTGGGCTGCCAGGCAATGACCGCCAGCGCCAGCGAGGGGCACAGCGAGGTCAGTTGCGTGCGGTCGCTCCGTCACGAGGGCGACTGCGAGAGCCTCGTGGGGACTCTGTGGGACCACGACCACGACACGGGCTGCTGCGACGCCTGAAGCGCCTCGCCACCGTCACCGTCCTCTACCCCGTCGACCTCCCCACCCTCGGCCGCGTCCAGCTCCTCGCCGACGCCCTCGCCGCCTAGGAGACCGTGATGCTCACCTACCCCTACACCGAAGGCCAGCCCGTCACCTACCACGGCTCCCACACCGAACGGCACGGCCGCACTTACCGAGCGTGGATCTGCCGCTGCCGCCGCGCCCACGCGGTCGAGCACCCGAGGTTCATGCTCAGCGACCCCGACACCAACCGGGCCGTGGCCTGGCACGTCCGGCCCACGTCACTCACTCCCGCCTGACCGCCCGACACGACAGGAGAACCCCCATGGACTTCCAGCACGCCCTCAACACCGTGACCGCCGAACTCACCCCCCAACCCTGGGACTACACCACCCCCGACGGAACCCGCCTCCGAGTCATCCCTGAAGGGCTGGCGCAGGACCCGGGTGACGGCGTGGTCCTGATCCAGATCTGCGAGTCGGCGAACGTCCAGGTGACCCCGGATGGGCCCGAGTTCCCAGTGCGCACCTCCGACATGCCGGAGCTGCTCGCCGCGCTGGACGCGCGCGGCGAGTGCATGATCCAGGGCGGCTGGGACGAGGCGCTGGCCGTCCGGCCCGAGGGCGCGGGAATGCGCCTCGCCTACACCGTCTGGGGGCGCGACACCGCAGGGCAGGGGGCGGACGTGGACCGCACGGTGCTGGTGCCCGAGGAGCAGCGCCTGCCGCTCGCGTCCGCGCTGCGCCGCGCCCTGGACGTCGCCCGCGCCTGGGAGGACTGACCGCCTGACCCCGCGCACGCCGAAGGCCCCGATCCGCCGCCACGGAGTCGGGGCCTTCGCCCTGCACACCTCGAACACCGAGCCGCCTTGCACCGGCTCGTTACCATCAGACCATGCCAACCGGTAACACGCCACCCGCACCGGCCGACACCCCAGAAGGTGACGGCCCCTCCGCCGTTGGCGACACCGAACTCCGCGACGGCAACGGCCGCTACACCCGCAACCCCGCCACCGCCACCCGCGACGCACGCGCCGCCGAACTCCGCGCCCAAGGCTTCACCTACCAACAGATCGCCGACGAACTCGGCTACAACGCCAAATCAGCCGTCATCGCCGCCGTACGCCGCGCCGTCCGCGAAATCGTCCAAGGCCCCGCAGAGAAACTCCTCGCCCTCCACATGGAACGCCTGGAAACCCTCTACGCCGAAGCCCTCGACGTCATGGAAACCGACCACGTCGTCGTCTCCCACGGCAAGGTCGTGTACGGCGCAGACGGCCGACCCCTCCTCGACTCCGGGCCGAAACTCGCCGCGATCCGCGAAGCCCGCGCCAGCCTCGAATCGTTCTGGAAACTCACCGGCATCGCCAAGCCCGCGAAGGTCGAGCACTCCGGCGGCGTCCGATACGAAGTCGTCGGAGTCGACCCCGAAGACCTCACGTGACGACCGCGCTCGACCAGGACGTCATCGTCCGCTACGAACCCCGCGGCGCCGCACGCGCCCTGTTCAAGACGCGAGACTCCGAGGTCGTCATGGCGGGCCCCGCCGGCACCGGGAAGAGCCTCGCCTCTTTGTTCCGCGTGCACCTGGCAGCGCTGCACAACCCGAACATTCGCTGTCTGATCGTCCGGAAGACCGCGGTCAGTCTCACGTCGACGACGCTGGTCACGTTCGACAAGAAGGTCGCGGCCGACGCGCTGGCGCGCGGCATCGTCACGTGGTTCGGTGGCAGCGCTCGCGAGGCTGCCTGCTACCGCTACTCCAACGGCAGCCGCATCGTCGTCGGCGGCATGGACAAGTCAGAGAAGATCATGTCGGCGGAGTACGACCTGGTGTTCGCGGACGAGGCGACCGAGTTGACCATCGACGACTGGGAAGCCATCGCGACCCGCCTCCGCAACGGTGTCCTGTCGTGGCAGCAGCAGATCGCCGCGTGCAACCCCGCCCACCCTGCGCACTGGATCAAGCAGCGCTGCGACCAGGGCGACGCAACGATGCTGACCTCCCGCCACCGCGACAACCCGGCCTATGTGAACGCCGACGGCAGCCTCACACCGAAGGGCGCGGACTACTTCGCCAAGCTCGACAAGCTCACCGGCGTCCGCAAACTCCGCCTGAGAGACGGCCAGTGGGCAGCAGCCGAAGGCCAGATCTACGAGACGTGGGACGACGCCGCCCACCTCGTCAACCCGTCCACCATCCCCGACAGTTGGACCCGCTATTGGGCCGTCGACTTCGGCTACACCAACCCGTTCGTCCTCCAGTGCTGGGCAGAAGACGACGACGGCAGGTTGTACCTCTACCGCGAGATCTACCGCACCAAGCGCCTCGTCGAAGACCACGCCAAGCACATCCTGCGCATCGTCCGCCGCTGCACCGACTGCTGCAAGTCCAAGGGCAGCGACCACGACTGCCACGACTGCAAGCACTGCGTCCTCGAATGGACCGAGCCCCGGCCGCGCGCCATCATCTGCGACCACGACGCCGAAGACCGGGCCACGCTGGAGAAACACCTAGCGATGGGCACGACGGCCGCGAAGAAGACCGTCTCCGACGGCATCCAAGCCGTCCAGTCCCGCCTCAAGGTCCAAGGCGACGGCCGGCCGCGGCTGTTCGTGGTGCGGGGCGCGCTGGTGGAGCGGGACCCGCTGTTGGAAGCGGCGTCGCTGCCGACGTGTACAACGGACGAGGTCGGCGGCTATGTGTGGGCGGTGAAGCCGGGCAACGCCGGCGGGTTGAAGGAAGAGCCAGTGAAGAAGGACGACCACGGCTGTGATGCCCTCCGGTACATGGTCGCGGCGCGGGACTTGGGCGGTCGTCCTCGGGTGCGGGGTTGGTTGTGAGACTGTCGTGAACCTACAAGCCGCCACCGAGGGGACGATGCTGTCGTGAAGAACGTCAAGGCGCAGGTCAGGGCACGTGTGCGCAGGTGGATGCAGGGTCTGAATAAAGCTATGCCGGTTCTGCTTGACATGACTGGGATCATTCTGTTGTCGGGTGCGGCCATGGTGTGGCACCTGATCGCTGGTCTCGTCGCTGCCGGTCTCGGCTGCTTCGTCCTCAACTGGCGGGTCTACGGCGGCACCTGATCGCGGAGGAGGGGTAGGTGGCCAGAACCCTCCTCGGCGCGTTGTCGAACGCGGCGCGCACAGCCACCACCAACACCCCCGTCCCCTTCGCGAGCCGAGCCCAGAGCTACGGCATCTTCGGCAGCAACCGCAGCGCCGAAGGCCAGATGCGCGCCATGTCCGCCGTCTCCACGCTGTTCGCGATCGTCGACCGCACCTCCAACGCGACCGCCCTCGTCGACTGGAAGCTCTACCGCAAGGCCAAGTCCGGCCGGGACGAAGACCGCATCGAGGTCACCTCACACGCCGCCCTGGCCCTGTGGCAGAAGCCCAACGGCTTCATGCCGCGGCAGGAGTTCGTCGAGTCCTCCACGCAGCACTACGACCTCACCGGCGAGACCTGGTGGGTCATCGCCCGCCACCCCGGCGTGAACATCCCGCTGGAAATGTGGCCCGTACGCCCCGACCGCATCACCCCGGTCCCCGACCCCGAGCGCTTCCTCAAGGGCTACGTCTACACGTCGCCCGACGGGGAGCAGATCCCCCTCGAACTCGACGAGGTCATCCAACTCCGCCGGCCGAACCCCCTCGACCCGTACCGCGGGTTGTCACCGGTGCTGTCGATCCTGCCGGACTTGGACACCAGCCGGTATGCGGCGGAGTGGTCGCGGGCGTTCTTTTTGAACAGCGCGCAGCCTGGCGGGATCATCGAGGTGCCCAAGAACCTCGACGACCGCGAGTTCGACGAGATGCGGGACCGGTGGGCGGAGCAGCACAGGGGCATCAGCAACGCGCACAAGGTCGCGATCGTCGAGCACGGTGCGAAGTGGGTCGACCGCACGATCTCGCAGCGGGACATGCAGTTCGTGGAGTTGCGCGGCGCGACCGCCGACCGGGTGCGTGAGGCGTACGGCATCAGCAAGTCGGCGATCGGGGACTTCGAGGACATCAACCGCGCCTCGGCATTGGCGGCGAAGGCGTGGTTCGCGGAGCAGCAGACCATCCCTCGCTTGGAACGCATCAAGGCGGCGCTGAACTTCGAGCTCTTGCCCATGTTCGGCGCGACCGCCGCCGGGCTGGAGTTCGACTACTGCGACCCCGTCCCGCCGGACCCGGAGACGGAGGCCACGACGCTGACGGCCCGTGCGGAGGCAGCCGCGAAGCTGCGCACGGCGGGGTGGGAACCGGCCGGGATCCTCTCGGCGGTGGGCCTGCCCGAGATCCCGTTCGCGGGCGCGCCTGCCGCTCCGGCGGGGCCGTCCGCGTGGGCGGACGCCGTGGCCGGGCTCACGGGTGAGGACTTCGAGAACGCGCAGCGGTGGGTGGCGGTCGCGAAGGACGACGACGACACCTGCGAGCCGTGCCGCGAGAACGACGGCCAGACCTACCGGAACCGGGCCGCCGCGTACAAGGACTACCCCGGCGGGTCCGGCTACGTGCATTGCGTCGGCGCGGAGTACGGCAACGAGTGCCGCTGCCGCGTGGTCAAGCGCGGACGTAAGGGAGAAGGCGAATGACCCGTACCCGCGTCGAGTTGGGCGGCCAGGATGTCACGGACATGGTGGCTGGCCCGCTGCTCCCGATGGCCGCGCTGTCGGGCAGGCTGGGCAGCTTGATTGCCCGCCAGCGCGAGCAGGCCGCCAAGCAGCGCGAGCAGCTCGGTATCGACGCCCGCTCCTGGTACCGCATCACCAACCAGACGGCTGACGAAGCCGAGGTGATGCTGTACGACGAGGTAGGCGGCTGGTACGGCGCGACCGCTGACCAGTTCATCGCCGACCTGCGCGGCGTGACGGCCCCGAACCTGCGGGTGCGCATCAACTCCCCGGGCGGCTCGGTGTTCGAGGGCATCGCCATCGCCAACGCGCTCCGGAGTCACCCGGCGAACGTCACCGTGCAGGTCGACGGGATCGCCGCCTCGATCGCCAGCGTGATCGCCATGGCCGGGGACCGCATCGAGATGGCCCCGAACACCATGCTCATGATCCACGACGCGTCCGGCCTCTGCATGGGCAACGCGAGCGACATGGAGGAGATGGCCGAACTCCTCGACCTCATCTCGGACAACATCGCGGACGCTTACGCGGCGCGCGCGGGCGGCACCCGCGACGAGTGGAGGGCCCGCATGCGGTCCGAAACTTGGTACCTGCCCGAGGACGCCGTCGAGAACGGCCTCGCCGACGAGGCGATCCAGGCCCCAAAGTCCGGCACCCCCACCGAGCCCGAGCCGAGCCACCCCGCGCCGGAGATGGCCCGCGCCTGGGACCTCGCCGCCTACGGCTACACCGGCCCCCGCCGCGAGCAGCCGAAGGCCGAGGCGGAGCAGCCGGAGTCGGTGACGCTGACCTTCAACATCGGCGACGAGATCGGCGGGCAGATCCTCGCCGCCCTCCGCAAGGAGGTCGCCGGCAGCGGCGCTGCCCCGCCCATCGAGGACACCGCACCCGAACCGGCTGCCGAGACCCCGCCCGTCGAACCCGCCCCCTTGCCGGAGCCGGAGACGCCCCCCGCCGAACCGGAGGCTGCGGCCCTGGCTGTGGCTCCCGAGGACCCGTGGGCAGAGATGGTCGCCCACCTGACCCAGGACGAGCCCGACGCGTGGTCGGTGCTGGTCTCCAACCTCACCACCACTACGGCGTCGTCCAGCGCGGCGACGGAAGCCTGAAGGAGGCACCAGTGGCAACATCCACCATCCCGCGCAACGCCGACGAGCTGGCGGAAGCACTCGGCGACACGTCGACGCTGAAGGACATCGTCAAGGACAAAGAGTCCCTGGCGTCGTTCATCACCGACTACGCCAAGAACCAGGCCCGCAGCGACGAGAGCATCGAGCAGCAGGTTCGTGAGCTGGCGCAGCAGGAGTTCGCGAACGCTTTGCGTGGCGACCAGATCGACAAGATCAACCGGCTGAACCTCGACCCGAACGGGCAGCCCGTCGCTCGCTCCAAGCACTACAACCCCAAGGCGCCGGGCGCCAAGCTCGACGAGAAGTTCGGCACCTGGACCGACTACTTCGGTGCCACCTGGGAGGGCGCGAAGACCCAGGAAGCCTTCACCGGCCGCTCCGAGATCGCGAAGATCCAGAACAGCTACGGCTCCAGCGTCCCGGCCGACGGTGGGTTTTTGATCCCCGAGTCCCTGCGCGCGGAACTCCTGCGCGTGGCGCTGGAGATGAGCGTCGTCCGCTCCCGCGCCCGTGTGGTGCCGATGGAGTCCCTCACCGTCCCGTACCCGATGCTCGACGTCACCTCCAACGCCTCCAGCGTGTACGGCGGTGTGGTCGGCTACTGGACCGAAGAGGGCGGTCAGCTCACCGACAGCTCCCCGACCTTCGGCCGCGTCAACCTGACCGCGAAGAAGTTGACGCTCTACAGCGAGATCCCCAACGAGCTCTTCGCGGACAGCATCATCAGCCTCGAACAGTTCATGTCCCAGTCCTACCCCGAGGCCCTCGCCTGGTTCGAGGACGTCGCCTTCACCGAGGGCAACGGCGTCGGCCAGCCGCTCGGCTACCTCAACGCGCCGGCCGCCGTCTCCGTGACCAAGGAGTCCGGACAGCCGGCTGCGACGATCGTGTGGGAGAACATCGTCAAGGCGTACAGCCGGATGCTGCCCTCCTCGATCGCGCGTGCGGTGTGGGTCGCCCACATCGACACGTTCCCCGAGCTCGCCACCATGGCCCTGTCCGTCGGCACCGGCGGCAGCGCGGTGTGGATCGGCACCGGTGCGCACGATGGCGCGGGCGCCCCGCCCATGACCATCCTCGGCCGTCCGGTCATCTTCACGGAGAAGGCCAACACCGTGGGTACGGCGGGTGACATCAACTTCGTGGACTTCGGCTACTACCTGATCGGTGACCGGCAGGCCATGCAGTCGTCCACGTCGACCGAGTACAAGTTCGGCAACGACAAGACCGCCGTCCGCGTGATCGAGCGTGTCGACGGCCAGCCGTGGATCAAGTCCGCCATCACCCCGAAGAAGGGCAGCAACACGCTGTCTCCGTTCGTGAAGGTCGCGACCCGAGCCTGATCCGCCAGCCGGGGCGGGCATTCACACCCCCGCCCCGGCCACATCCGAAGAGGCAATCAACCCCCTCAAGGAGGGCAACCCATGGACGGACTCGGAAGGGTCTTCAACGTCATCGCCGTCGCCGACGGCGTCCTCGTCCCCCTCAGGGACGCAACCGCTGTCACCTTCGTCTGCCACCTCGGCGCCGGAGACACGTACACCGTGCAGGAGGCGCAGGACGCGGCCGGCACCGGCGCGACGAACCTGGCCGTGGTCGATCACTTCTACGACAGCAACGGCACGGGCGGGGCGTGGTCGGCGCAGACGCAGGCGGCTGCCGCGACGGTCGTGAACGATGGCACGGCCGGTCACGACTGCTCGGTGTTCACCATCCACGCCGAGGAACTCTCGGACGGCTTCACCCACGTGAAGTGCACGTCCACCAGCACGGGCACCGTCGTGGCGATCCTCCACGATCTGTCCGTACAGCGGGCGCCCGAAAACCTCGCGGCACTGGTCTGAGAGGCGACTGACCTATGAGCACTCTCATCAAGGGCGACGAGCTTCGGACCCTGCTGTACGGGTCGGCCGTGTCGAAGGCGTACCCGACCATGGCGGTCGAGACGAAGACGCTGTTCAACATCACGGGCGGCAAGGTTCTGATCACGTCCATCACGGGCGAGGTCACCACCGCGATCACCGTGGCGGGCACGTCGAAGCTACAGGCCAACCCGACCACCGGGACCACGAAGGATCTGTGCGCGGCGACCGACCTCGGTACCACCGACACCCCTGTGGGCAACCTGCTGAGCTTCCAGGGCCTGACCGGTGACTCGATCCTGCACGGGCCGGGCGCGGTGCCGAACCTGAGCAGGCCGATCGTCCTGAACACGGGAACGATCGAGCAGGTCAACGCGACGGGCGCGGACGGCGGGATCACCTGGACGCTCACCTACGTGCCGCTCGACAACGGCGCATCTGTGACGGCGGCCTAGTCATGGCGCTGAGGCTCTGCCGGGAGTGCACCACTCGCTTTGCGGTTGGCCTCCCGGCGTGCCCCCAGTGCGGTTCGACTGACCACGAGGAGGACGGCGCCATGCCGAAGATCACCCGCCACGGCGGCCCCACCATCGCCGGCGCGGCGGTTGTAGGCGGCTCGTGGTCCAACGAGGGCGACCCGGACGTGTGGCCCGAGCCCGAGCAGGCCGACGAGGCGCCGGCCGCCGAGGGGAGTGAGGAGCCATCGCCTGGGAGCAGCTCCGAGACATCGCCCGAGAAGCCGTCGAGCGAGCCCGGGACGAAGCCAGCCGCCCGCCGCAGGCCTGCCCGAATGACGGCGAGCCCCTCGAAGAAGGCCCGGACGGCGACCTCTTCTGCAAGTGGGACGGCTGGAGGCCAGGAGGACGGTACGTCGGAGACCGACTCCACCGCTGACGAGGCGGGCGAGTAGTGGGCGCCTACCGGAACACGGAGCTGTTCAGGGCCACCGGTCTGACCCTGAACAGCTCGACTGACCACGTCACCGCCGGGATCACGAACGACACCACGGGCCGCACTGGGGCGATCGATATCTCCCGGGTGAGCAACGGCCTGTTGGTGGTGACGGTGGCGGATGCGCCGACCGGCACGAACCCGACGTTGGCGATCTTTTTCGATGTGGCGGACGCGTACGGCACGTATGTGCAGACGTCTCCGGCCACGTCGATCGGCGGGGTGGTCGTGTCGGCGGCCGGTAACACGTACGGCGTGATCAACAACGGCTATCAGATGACCAACTTGGGGCGGATCCGGTGGACCGTCGGAGGCACCGACACCCCGACATTCACGGGCGTGAGCTTCTCCATCCACGGCCGCCCCTGACCACCCGCAACGAGACCTGAGAGGAGGTGACGAGAGATGGGGACCTGGTTCGCGACGCGTGAGGACGTGATGCGCGCTCTCGACGTCAAGCTCACCGCCCGCAACAGCGCACAGATCGATCGGGCGTTGGAGTCGGCGTCGCGGGACGTCGAGTCGCTGTGCCACCGCACCACGTTCGCCCCCACGACCGCGACGAAGTCCTTCGACTACCCGGGCAGCCAGTACGCGCGGCCGTGGATCCTCCGCCTGGACGCGAACGAACTCATCTCCGTCACCACCCTCACGAGCGGCGGCACGACCATCGCGGCGGCGGACTACTTCCTTGAGCCCAACCAGTACGGGTCGCCGTTCTCCCGCATCGAAATCGACCTCGACTCCAGCGCGGCGTTCTCCTCCGGGGACACGCACCAGCGGGCCATCGTCGTCACCGGCCTGTGGGGCTACCGCAACGACGAGACCAGCGTGGGCACCCTCACCGCAGCCGTCAGCACCACGACAGCCACCACGGTGTCCGTAGACGCGGCGGCATCCGCACTCCTCGGCGTCGGCTCCGTCCTCCGCATCGACTCCGAACGGCTCCTGGTGACGGGCCGGACCATGGCCGACACCGGGCAGAACGTCGGCGGCGCCGGGCTGACGGCGCAGCAGAACAGCGTCACCCTGACCGTCACCGACGGCACCGCGTTCGCGGTCGACGAGGTCCTCCTCGTCGAGTCCGAACGGATGCTCGTCGTCGACATCGCAGGCAACAACCTCACGGTGATCCGCGCCTGGGACGGCAGCATCATCGCCGCGCACGCGGCCGGCGTCGACATCTACGCCCCGCGCACGCTCACCGTGACGCGGGGTGCGCTCGGTACGACCGCGGCCACGCACACCAGCGGCGCCACCGTCGTGCGCTGGGATCCGCCTGGCCTCGTCCGGGACCTCGTCATCGCCGACGCCATGAACCGGGTGCTTCAGGAGCAGGCCGGATACGCCCGCACCAGCAAGACGTCCACGGGCGCCAAGAGCGTGTCGGTGGAGACCCTCAGCCTGGAGGCGCTCCGCACCCAGACCTACAACGCGCACGGCCGCAAGGGCCGAATGAGGGGGGTGTAGCAGATGCCTGGCTTCGACGTACGCGTCAACACCAGCGCCAGCGGGCCGTGGGCTACTGGCCGGGCCGGGCGCGCCCTGCACGATTACGCGGACGATGTCGAGTACCAAGTGGCCCGCGAAGGTGAGCGGATGGTGCACCAGCGTCTGCGGCAGGTGCTGCGGCACCCCACCGGCTACTACCAGTCGAAGATCAGCGTGGATCGGACCAGCGACGGCCGGTACATGGTGCACGACGGCGGCCGCATCGTGTACGGGCCGTGGCTGGAGGGCACGGGGAGCAGGAACAGCCCTGTGACCCGCTTCCCGGGCTATTTCACGTTCCGCCGCACCAAGCCTCTGCTGGACCGCAAGGCCCCGCAGATCGCCCGCGAACTGCTGGCCCGCTACCGGTCGAGGGGGCTGATCTGATATGGCCCTCGACATCAGGACGATCCTGTCGGCGGTGGAGTCGCACGCTCTTGCGTCCGGCTACTTCCTGGCGGTGAACGGGCATGAGCCCAAGTCGCCGCCCACGTCCGGGATCACGGCGGCGGTGTGGGTGGAGCAGATCGGGCCCGCGCGCGGCGGTTCCGGTCTCGACGCAACTACGGCCCGGCTCGCGTTGTACGTGCGCCTGTACTCGTCGCTCGTGCAGCAGCCAGCGGATGCGATCGACCCGGACCTGATGACCGCCCTCGATGCGCTGATGGCCGCGTACTCCGGGGATTTCACGCTCGGCGGCGTGGTGCGGGATGTCGACCTCCTCGGCCAGTTTGGCGACCCGTTGTCCGCGCGGGCGGGCTACCTCGCGGAAGGCGGCGCGGAGTACCGGGTCATGACGATCACCCTTCCACTCATCGTGAACGATCTCTGGAACCAGGAGGCGTAGGCATGCCCAAGACCAGCGGACTCGGCGACAACCTGTACATCGCCGGATTCGACGCCTCTGGCGACATTCAGCAGCTCGGCGCGATCGGTGGCGGTCCGGCGCTGCTGAACTTCACGCCGATCAACAAGAGCGCGTACGAGCGGCAGGGCGGCCTGCGGGACGGCAGGATCGAGTACACGGCGTTCTTCAACCACGTGGCCGCAGGCACGGGTACGCACGAGATACTCGCCGCGCTGCCGCGCACGGACCAGATCCTCACCTACTGCCGGGGCACGACGCTCGGGGATCCGGCGGCCTCGCTCGTCAGCAAGCAGATCAACTACGACCCGACGCGCGGTGACGACGGCTCCCTCACCTTCGCCGTGTCGGCGCAGGCCAACGGTTACGGCATCGAGTGGGGGCAGCAGCTCACCGCTGGGATCCGCACCGACACGGCGGCCACTGACGGCGCTTCGATCGATACCACGGCGTCCGCGTCGTTCGGCGGCCAGGCGTACCTGCAGGCGTTCAGCTTCACGGGCACGGACGTGACGGTGAAGATCCAGGACAGCGCCGACAACGCGACGTTTGCCGACGTCGCGAGCTTCGCATTCACCCAGATCACCGGCAGCACCCCCCTCGCCGAGCGAATCGCCCTGTCGAACACCGCGACGATCCGCCGCTACGTCCGCGTCGCGACCGTCACCACCGGCGGCTTCAGCGACCTGTCGTTCGCCGTGAACTTCGTGAAGAACGAGGTCGCAAATGTCCAGTTCTAACATCAACGTCTTCCGCCCCGACCCGCGCATGCCCGCGCACGCGTACAAGACGTACGAGTGGGTCGCCCCCCTCGGTACGCACTTCCGCAAGGCCACCTGCGCCGAAGCAGCGTGCCCCGCATACCTCAACGGCTGGCGGGTCCGCGTCGAAACCCTCACCCCGGACCTGCTGCACACCGCGAAGACCTCCGGCCGCAAGTTCGTTGAGCAGTCCGTCACGGAGGGCGAGACGTGGCTGGTGTACGAGGCCGGTCAGCCGTGCTTCCGGGCAAGCGAGCACCGGATCCGGGTGAACGACCGGCCGCCGCTGTACATCGTCCGCGACGGCGACCATCGGGGGAATCCGCGCGGCACGAAGGCTCGGCTGCACCAGCGGCCTGAGCATTGGCTCGAAGACTTTGCGGGCCATCAGCAGCGCCTCTCTGACGAGATCGCGAAGGGGTGACGGCATGGCAAACAGCGAAGGCATGCAACTGGTCATCGATGGCGTCGACCTCACGGACGAGTGCGACGACTTCGAATGGTCGGTCCCCATGACCGTTCATGAGATCCCCGACGAGGAGCGTTGGGTGTCCCGCGTCCTCGGGCCAGCGAGCTTCACCATTCTGATCGCCAGCCCGAGCGACCGGCTGTACGCGCTCATCGACGACAGCAAGGCCGTCCACGAGGTGAAGCTCGTCGCCACCGGCATCAACAACTCGATCACGCACCCCACGCACTTCCACAAGGGATGGGTCGGCCGGGACGGCGTCCGCAAGATGTTCGGCTCTCTCGCACCCGATCGGGAGCGCGAAGCCAAGTGGGTCGAGGAGCTGCCCGCCGGGGCCAGCACCGCAGAAGCAGAAGGGAAGTAGGCCATGGCCAAGGCTCCAGGGTTGGGCCAGACGACGCTCAGTGTCGACACGAGCGCGGGTACCCCCACCGACATCAGGAACGACGTCACGAACTGGCAGATGGCCACCCCGCGTGGCGTTCAGGACGTCACCGGCGTGGACAAGTCGGCGAACGAGCGGCTGCTGCTGCTCGCCGACGGCAGCATCACGCTCAACGGCGTGTTCAACGCGACCGGCAGCCACCTCGTGTTCCGCACCGTGCCCTCAACCAGCGTGAACCGGACGACCACGCAGACCGTCAACGGCGTCACGCTCGCGATGGAACTCCTCTACTCCGACTACCAGCTCTCCCGCTCCGACAGCGGCGAACTCACCTGGTCCGCGCCCGGCTCCCTCGCCGACGGCACCGTGCCCCAATGGGCCTGACCTGCTCGTTCGCACGAAAGGAGAGATAACCATGGGTTACAAGGGCACCCCCCGCACAGTGAAGATCGACTTCGCTCAGGGGCACGAGCACCACGGCGCCGAGGCGCGCGCCCGCCGGATGAGCTTCGGCGAGTGGGAGGAGATCGCCGAGAGCGACGAGGACAATGCCGTAGCCGAGTTCGGTAAGCGGCTCGTCTCCTGGAATCTGACGGACGACGACGACCAGCCGATCCCGGCCACCCCGGAGGGCATGCGCATGGTCGACACCAGCCTCCTCACCGCGCTGAAGAACGCGTGGGTCCAGTCGATCACGGGGGTCCACGGCGCTGACCCTTTGCCGCAGAGCTCGCCCTCTGGCGAGCCGTCCCAGGTGGTGTCGATTCCGATGGAACCCCTGTCACCGAGCCTGGCGAGCTGAAGCGGGCCCGTTACCTGCTCGGCCTGCTGGAGCGGTTCCCGGGCTACACCCTGTCCTCACTGATGGCCGAGGACACCGAGCTCATGAGGCTCGTCGCGATCGAACAACTCGGCACACCCGACACCCCGGAGGGAGGGGACACGTATGGCTGATGACGTAACGATCACGGTCAACGTCAACGACCGTACGGGGCCCGCCGTCCGCGATATCAACGGCCGGTTGAGAGATTTGCGCGGCCGGTTCGTGTCCGATACCGCCGCCATGCAGCGGTCTGCCGACGGGCTGACCTCGTCGATTGGGTCGCTCGGCGGCAGCCTCGGCGCCGGCGCGGGGCTGAAGGGTCAGCTCATCGGTGTGGGTGCGGCGATCGGTACGACGCTCCTGCCGGCCATTGGCGCGGCTGCTCCGATGCTGGTTGGGCTCGGGGTGGTGGGTGGTGGTGCGGCGCTGGCGATGGGGGATCTGAAGAAGAAGGCGAAGGAGCTCAAGCCGGAGTTCGAGCAGCTCAAGAAGTCGGCGGAGAAGGCGATTGCTCCGCACACGGAGCGGGCGGTGAAGAGCCTCAAGGGGGTGATGAAGGACCTTGAGCCGACGCTCGTGCTGGGTGCGGAGACCTTCGGCACGATCACGGAGCGGGCGGCGAAGTTCGCCGACTCTCCGGCCTTCAAGTCTGCGTTCGCGCAGAACGCCAAGTTGGGCGTCGTCTTCGTCGAGCAGATGGCGGAGAGCGTCGGCCACTTCACGCAGGCGTTCCTCGACTTCGGCACCAAGTCGAAGCCGTCGCTGGACGCCTTCCAGAACCTGTTCGGCGGCCTGTTGGACACCGGTCTGCCGGACATGTTCAAGGGCCTGGAGCGGGGCATCGGGGGTTCGGCGGACATCCTCAACGGTCTGGCGGAGATGCTGAACGGGAAGATCCTTCCCGCGCTCGGCCGGTTTGCTGGGGAGTGGGCGCGGGCGACGGGCCCGCTGGCCGGGCAGGCGCTGCGGCTGCTCGGTGACATCGGGGGCGCGGCGCTGGACGGTCTGGCGGCGGGGATGCGGTTGGCGTCCCCGTACTTCCACGACTTGGCGGAGGGTTTGCGGGCGATCCGCACGATTGGTGGGGCGATCGCGCCGACCCTGAAGGATGTCGGGTCGGCGCTGCTGGGGCTCGTAGTCCCGGGCTCGCTGAATGGCGCGGTCGGCCCACTGGAAGCGCTGGCCAACGTGATCGACCGGAACAAGGGCGCCATCCAAGAGGGCGCCAGGATTTTCGGAAACGCCGTACTGGACATGGCGGAGGCCGCGATCACCAGCGCCCCGGTCGTGGTGAGCGTCTTCCGCACCATGGCGACGGGGGTTCTTGCCGCGTTCGATGGGCTCGTGTCCGGGGCCGCGAAGGCGTTCGGGTGGATGCCCGGTATCGGCGACAAGGTCAAGGGCGCGAACAAGGCGTTCGACGAGTTCAGTGCGGAGTTCCAGGGGGCGATGGGGAAGGCGCAGGCAGCGGCCGAGAGCTTCCAGGAGAACGCTCTGCCTCGGCTGGAGAAGGGCCGCCTGAAGCTCGACATCAACAACTGGGAGTCGCAGATCGCGACGGCCAAATCCCAGTTGAAGAGCGTGCCGCCGGAAAAGCGGGCGGCGCTGCTCGCGAAGATCGATGACCTTCAGCGGAAGGTGGCTGCGGCCAAGGGGCAGTTGGCGTCGGTGCGGAACCGGTCGATCACGGTCCGCGCGAACACGGACCCCTTCCGCAGCGCGATCACCGGCATCGCGGGCCGCGTCCTCGGCACCAGCTACATCAACGTCCAGATGCGCCGCGTCGAATCGAACGCGGCGCCCACGTTCCGGGCGATGGGCGGCCCGATCCGTCGGCTCGCGGGAGGCGGCACCCCCGAGGGTGGCCGCGTCGTCGGACCCGGTACGGAGACGTCGGACAGCATCCCGGCGATGCTCTCCGCAGGCGAGTACGTGGTGCGCGCCAGCTCGGTGCGGAAGTACGGCGAACGCTTCATGGACGCCCTCAACCAGGGTCAGCTGAAGGTGACCGGGTTCGCGAAGGGCGGCCTGTCGAAGGCGGAGAAGGAAGCCCGGGCGGGCGCACGCGGCGACCTGACCATCAGCCACTTCGGCCGCATCGCCGGTCACCAGCGCTCCGAGTTCCGATCCCAGCTCGGCAACCCGGACAGCATGCGCTCACTGATCGACTCCCTCAACCAGTGGCGCACCACCATCCAGAAAGCCACCCACGGCGGCACCGAACGCACCCTGCTGAAGGCACTGGACTCCGCAGGCAAGAAGCTGCTGGCCTGGGAAAAGCAGCTGGGCAAAGCGAGCGTCTCCCTGGAAAAGTCCAAGGCACGCCTGGACGAGTTGCGCCAAGCAGCCTCCCAGCTGCGAGAGACCGTCAAGTCGGGCGTCCTCAACTCCGCGAACATCACCCGCGGCGCGCAGGGCGACGGCCCTGTCACCGTCGCCACGGTCATGGGCGGCCTGACCCGCTCCCGGGACCAGGCGAGCGCGTTCTCCAAGGCCCTCACCGACCTGAAGAAGCGCGGCGTGTCCGGCGCGCTCATCCAGCAGATCGGCGAGGCCAGCATCGACGGCGGCGGCCTGGAGACCGCGGGCGCGCTGCTGAATGCGTCATCGTCGGAGATCAAGTCGATGAACAGCCTTCAGTCGCAGATCACCAAGGCGGCTGCGTCGGCGGGGCAGACGACGGCGGATGCCGTGTACGCGGCGCAGATCAAGGGCCAGGAGCGGCTCGTCGCAGCGTGGGAGACGACGACTAAGAGGCTCAGTGGGTCGATGGACAAGCTGGCTGCGTCGATGGAGAAGTTGGTGGAGAAGGGCTTTGCGAAGAAGGCGTCCGGGGGGATCATCGGTGCGGCGTCGGGCGGGCTCAGGTCGGGTTGGACGATGGTCGGCGAGCACGAGCCGGAGCTCGTCCGCCTGCCGTTCGGGTCGCGCGTGTACTCCGGGCCGGACACCCGCCGCATGATGCAGCAGCAGGCGCCGTGGGCGTCGATGCTCAACACCCCCCGCAGCGGCACCGGTGGCGCTCGGGCGGTCACTGGTGGCGGGGGCGTGGTGCAGCCGATCGTCGTACACCAGACGATCACCCTCGACGGGCGCGTCGTTGCTCAGCAGATCTTCGATCCGCTGCGCAAGGAGATCGCGAACCGGGGCGGCAGCGTGCAGCGGTCCCTGGGACAGGGGGCGGGCTGATGGCGTTCCCCGAGACCCCGCTGCCCCTCAAGGTCGAGCTGCGGCTCGGCTCCACATGGACCGACTTCACCTCGCGCGTGCGGGCGGAACAGCAGATCCGCATCAGCCGCGGCCGCTCCGACTGGGGCCAGCAGGTCGACGCGTCCCGCTGCGCGTTCACACTGGACAACAACGACGGCGCAATGACGCCCCGCAACCCGACCGGCCCGTACTACGGCAGCATCGGCAGGAACACGCCGTGCCGCGTGTCCGTGATGACCGGCTCGACGTACCTCGACCTGCCCGGCTCCAGCACCAGCGACTACGCGCAGACCGTCGATGATGCCACCCTCGACGTCGTCGGCGACCTCGACCTCCGCATTGACATGACCCTCGCGAACTGGATCCCGCCGATCCTCGTCGGGCAGACGACGGTGGAATGGATCGGGAAAGCCTCCGGGCCCGGCGCCGTGTCCTGGTTCCTGGGCGCCCGCAACGGCCGCATCTACTTCGAATGGAGCGCGGACGGCACGAACCTCCTGGGGGCATCGTCGACGATCCCACCGGTGGTTCCCGGCTCGGGCCGGATGGCGGTGCGGGTGTGGCTGGACGTCGATAACGGCTCCGGGCAGAACGTCGTCCGCTTCTACACCGCCGAGAATTTGGACGCGCCGTGGGTGCAGCTCGGCGACCCCGTCACCCAGTCCGGCGTCACCTCCATCTTCAACAGCACGAGCCCGGTCCGGATCGGCAACGCCACCGGCTTTTCGCGCACCCTGCCGCTCGGGCGTTGCCACGCGGCGGAGATCCGCAACGGCGACTGGGGGCCGATCGTCGCCCAACCGAGATTCGACGAGCAGGCCGTCGGCGCAGCCTCGTTCGTCGACTCCGCAGGGCGGACGTGGACCACGAACAACAACTCCCAGATCACCAACCGGCGGACCCGCTTCGTGGGCGAGATATCCGCGTGGAACGTCCGCTGGGAGACCCGCCACGACGTCGTGGTCAACGTCGAAGCGTCCGGGATCACACGCCGCATGTCCCAAGGCGCCTCCCCGGTGCGGTCGCCCATGTACCGCGAGCTCACAAACCCCAACCGGTCGAACATCGTCGCCTACTGGCCCATGGAAGACGAAGCACAGGCGACGACGTTCGCGTCCGCCATGGACGGGCACGCCGCGATGCCTATCCCTGGGACGGGGGGTGTGACGCCGGCGGCGTACTCGGGGTGGGCGGCGTCCGCGCCGCTGCCGACGTATTCGTTCGGTACGACGAAGGTGCAACTGCCCGCGTACACGGCGACGAACTACATCTTCACGCGTCTGTTCGTCGAAGTCCCGGTGGCCGGGGTGACGGGCACGGACCGGCTGTTCTCGTTCACGACGACGGGCACGGCCCGCACGTGGTCGCTGTTCTTGGACACGGCGGGGAACCTCGACCTCCGCGCGTACGACACCGACGGCACGCAGCTGTTCGCGTCCGGGTTCGGGGTCTTCCAGATCAACGGCAAGCAGCGGCACATCGCGGTCGAGCTGACGCAGACCGGCGCGGACGTCGAGTGGGATGTGCTGACGTTCCGGATCGACGAATCGACCCTCTCGAGCACGCTGACGACCAGCATGTCCGGGACGCTCGCCGGGTACACGTGCGGCGCCGCGACGGAGGCGAGGATCGGGCAGAGCGGGCTGCTGAACGGCACCGCGATCGGGCACCTGGCGTTCGCTGACCTCAACACCGCGTACGCCGACACGGGCGGCGCGATGATCGGCTGGAACGGCGAGGCGACGTCATCACGCCTGTACCGGCTGGGAGTCGAGGAACTGTCGCCGTGCTTCGGCGCGTCGATCAGCGACGAGCAGATGGGCGTGCAGGGCCTGTCCACGGTGCTGGAGCTGATGCGGGAGGCCGAAACAGCGGACGAGGGCATCCTGTTCGAGAGCAGGGAGCACTATCCGGGGTTCCGGTTCCGCGACCACGTGTCCCTGTACAACCAGACGGCTGTGATGGTGCTGGACTACACCGGCTCCGATGGGCTGGTGACGCCGCTCGATCCGGTCGACGACGACCAGGCCGTCCGCAACGACATCACGGTGCAGCGCACCGGCGGATCCAGCACGCGCCGCACCCTCGACTCGGGGCCGCTGTCGACGGCAGTGCCCCCGGACGGGGTGGGCATCTACACGGACAGCGTCACCAAGAACCTGTACGCCGACGCACAGACCAGCGAGCACGCCGGATGGCGCCTGCACGTCGGGACGTGGGATGAAACCCGCTACCCCGTCGTCCGCATCATGCTGGCGAACGCCACCCACATGATCGAAGACGCGGCGTCCGTGGACATCGGCGACCGCATGCACATCACCAACCCGCCCTCCTGGTTGCCGCCGGACACGATCGACCTCATCGTCCAGGGCTACCAGGAGGTTCTGGACCAGTTCACGTGGACGATCGACTACAACTGTTCGCCTGCCGGGTCGTGGGATGTGACGTGGGCCGGGGATGACGACACCGCCTCGTCGTTCCGTGAGTTTCAGTGGGTCGACACCGACGGTTCCCAACTCGCCGAGGACCTCACCAGCACCGAAACAGCCGTGGACGTCTACACGGCCAGCGGCGGCCTGTGGACGCCACGCGTACGCGACATGCCGTTCGACTGGCGGATTGGCGGCGAGGTCATGACCGTCACCGCCCCGCATTCGCTGATCAACGCCAACCCGTTCTTCGGGACCGACGTCAGCGACTGGTCTGTCGAGAACTCGACCCTGTCCAGGTCAACGACGTACGTGCACCCGCACCCGCGCGCCACCGCCAGCATGCTCATCACCCCGAGCGGCGGGGCAGCGTTCGTCGGCGCGCAGGCGGGCATAACCGCGGTCGGGTCCATCACACCGGGCGCCACCTATGTGGTCGGCTACTGGGCATTTTCGGTGGACGGCTGGTCAGACATCCGGCCCACCGTCACCTGGTACGACTCGGCCGCCGTGTTCATCTCCACCGTCTCCGCCACCGCCGCAGCAATCCCGAGCTCGGTGTGGACGTACTTCGAGGCCGAGTTCGTTGCGCCGGCCAACGCGTCGCGGGCGCAGGGGCGGGTGCGGATGGGGTCCACGCCGGCGGCGACGGACCTGCTGTGGGTGTGGGCGGCGCGCGGCCCGACGCGGGGCAAGAGCAGCGCGGTGTATGACACGTTCGGCCGTACGGCGGCCTCCGGCTGGGGTGCTGCGGGCTCCGGGCAGACGTGGTCAGTCGTCGGTACGGCCGCTGACTACAGCGTCAACGGCACTTACGCCATCGCAGCCCAGCCCAGCACGGGGATTGCTCATCTGACGACGATCGCGGCGCCGGCGGCGGACGTGGACCTGTACGTGGATGTGGCCGCGTCCGCTCTGGCGACGGGGGCGTCGCTGTACACGGGGCCGATCGTGCGGGCTACGGACAACAACAACCTGTACCAGGCCAGGGTGGATTTCAACACGTCCAACCAGATCGTGCTGACTGTGCGGAAGCGTGTGGCTGGCGTCGAGACCCAGTTGGGCTCGACGTTCACCAGCACGATCACGCACGTCGCCGGGACGTTCTACCGGGTGCGGCTCCAGGTGTTCGGGTCCGCGTTGAAGGCCAAGGTGTGGCTGGCCTCGGACAATGAGCCGGGGATCTGGCACATCGAGACCACCGACACGGCGATCACCACAGCCGGGAATATCGGCACCCGCTCGTTCCGGAACACGGGCAACACCAACGCCTCGGCGGAACTCCGCTTCGACAACTTTGACCTGGTCAACCCCCAGACCTACACCGTCGTCCGCTCCCAGAACGGCGTGTCCAAGACCCACACCGCAGGCGCCGCCGTGGCGCTCGCCAACCCCGCCATCGTCGCCCTGTAGGAGGCCCCGTTGTCCCAGTACCCGACGGTCTACGCGGGTCAGCGCATCACCACACAGCTGCTGTCCTCGATGCTGCCGCTCTTCGTCCGTAAAGTCTCCGACACCAACCGTGCCGCCACCACGACATTCACGGATGACCCGGACCTGTCGATCACCGTGGAGGCCAACGCCCAGTACCGAGTGGAGTTCCTCATCCACTACAGCAGCGTTGCGGCGGCAGGGTTCAAAACCCTGTGGACCGTGCCTTCCGGGGCGACCGGGCTGCGCGCCTGCTGGGGTGTCGACATCTCACCCACCAGCACCAGCAACCCCACCGGCGACGGACGATGGGGCATCCACGCCTTCGCAACCACCGTCAACTACGGGACCCGTGACGGCACCAACCAGGTCATGGCCTGGGAGACCGGCGACCTCGTCACTACCTCCGCCGGAACGCTCGCCTTGCAGTGGGCGCAGACCACGTCCAACGCCAGCAGCACCCGCGTGGCCGCACGCTCGTACCTGCGCATCGAGCGCCTCGCATAAGGGAGAAAACCGATGGCCGAACTCACCTATCCCTACTACCAATTCCAGGCCGACGGCCCGAACGAGACTGGGTTCTCCATCACAGTGAAGATCGGCGAGGGGGCGGGTGGCCCTCTGCCGGGGATGACGGTGCAGAGCGTCCTCGATGAGCTGAAGCGGCTGCTGGCGGGTGACAGCGGGGACGTGACGGTGCGCCTGTCGTCCTACGACATCACCGTTACCAACAACCTTTGAAGGGCGGCTGATCATGGCTTGGTATCCGGGCGCCATCAAGATGGAGTTGCAGCCGGAGTCGGACGCGCAGCCCGCGATCCGGCCGACGCAGTTCATCGTCCACTCGATCATCGCCCCGTGGACTGCGAAGCGGACCTACGAGTACTGGCGTGACAGCACCAGCCTGGAAAGCCACTTCGGTATCGATTACGACGGTGTGGTCGGCCAGTACATCGGCACCGAGACCCGCGCGGACGCGAACGCCGGTGCGAACCGCCGGGCGGACGGGACGGGTGCGGTGTCGGCGGAGACCGCGTCGAACACGTCGGGCACGGATCCGTGGAACGCGAAGCAGATCGAAGACCTGATTGCCATCGGGGCGTGGCTGCACGAGCGGCACGACGTTCCGCTGCGGATCTGCCGCCACCACGCCGATCCTGGGTTCGGCTATCACTCGATGTTCCCGCAGTGGTCCACGTCCGGCACCGCATGCCCCGGGAAGGCGCGAATCGCGCAGTTCAAAGAGGTCGTGTTCCCGGGCATCGTCGCCCGCGCGACCGGCAAGACCACCACCCCCGAGGAGGAGGAAGACGTGGCGCTCAGCAGTGACGACGTCCGCAAGGTGTGGCTGATGGACGGGATCGTGAAGAACCCGAACCCGGCCACCGCGAAAAACAACCCCCACATCGCCCCCGCCACGGCGCTCAACAACGTCGAGATCGTCGCCCGCAGAGTCGACAAGACCACCGCCGCGCTCACCGCCCAGGTCGCCGCGCTCGCCGCCGCGGTCGCGGCGCTCGCCCGGGACGGCGGCCTGCCGCTGGCTCAGGTCCAGGCCGCGGCGGAAGCGGGCGCACAGGCCGCGCTCGACAAGCTCGGCGACGCACTCACGAAGGAGAACTGATCATGGCGAAGGAATCAACGAAGAGGACGGCGCGGACCGTGCTCCAGACCGCGCTGGGGCTGGCGGTGGCGTTGCCGTTCATCGTGGATGCGTCGGGTGTGCCGGCCGCGTTGCCATGGGTGGCGGGTGCGCTCGGGGTGGCGGGTGGGTTCGCCCGTGTGATGGCGTTGCCGTCGGTGCAGTTGCTGCTGCCGTCTTGGCTGCGGACCGACGAGGCTGAGGCGGTGCGGGAGTGACGCCGCCTGAGCAGCAGGTGAATGTGGCGCTGGAGTTGGAGCGGCTGAGGGGGACCTGCGAAGCAGGGTTTGTCAGGGTGGATGGGCAGCTCGCTCTTCTGATCCAGCGCAGTGAGCAGACGGATAAGAAGCTCGACGACCACGAGGCGCGGCTCGACGCGTTGGAGAAGAACCGGTGGCCGTTGCCGTCGGTGGCGGTGCTGGTGGCGTTGGGGTCGCTGGGTGTGGCGTTGTGGCAGGCGTCCGGCCGCTGACGGCCGCGTGCACGGGGCTTCGTTCGCTTCGGCGGGCGGGGCCCTCTGCCATGCTGGAGGCATGAGCATCACGATCAGGTTCGTAGGGGGCCCCGCCGACGGCCGCGCCATCCCGGTCTCCGGAGACCAGCCGCCGCCGATCTACCTGATCCCCATGCCGCCGTCGCTCCCTGAGTACCTCGCTGATCTTGGTGAGCTCGCTCCGGCGGCGCTCACGATCCCGGTGGCGGAGTACGAGCCGATCCACAGCAGCGGCTGGCCCAGTCGCGCCGATGACGGCGCCTACCTCTACCGGCACCGCGCCGCCCCGGTCACGCCGGAGGCTCGTCACGCGCTGGAGGAGTCCCGCCGTAAGGCACAGGCTGCTGAAGAGAGGCGTGCCGCAGAGCTTGACGAGGCGTGGCAGGAGATCCGGCGCGAGCGACCGCACTTCCCGCCGGACTGGCGCGATCTCTTCTCCTGAGCGTTACGCCGCTTCGACGACGTCTCCACGTTCGACGGCCCGGAGTTCGGCGCACAGCCGCTCGTACTCGGCCCGCTGCCCATCCGTCAACGGCACCGCAGGATGCGACCACAGCGCGCGAATCGCCGAGTTCAACTCGGCAGCAGACCGCACGCGGCCAGGAGCCGAAGAAGAGGGGGACATGAGACAAGCTTACGAGCCAGCGCCGACAATCCGCTCAGCCGCATCCAGCGCCAAACCCCACGGATACTCCCTCGGCTTCCCCTGACCCGGCTGATTCGGCACGAACCCACCCTCCCCGTACAACACCGTCACACCCATCTCCCGCAACTCGGCAACGCTCCGCTCGAACTGCCGATGCCGGACGTAAGCCGCGTTCACACACGGCATCGCCACCATCGGAATGCCCTTCCCTATCCCCTCCGCGACAACCCCGACGACAAAATCGTGGGTGAGACCGAGCGCCCACGAGTTGACGCTGTTGAACGTGGCCGGCGCGAACAAGATGACGTCCGCCTTGGGCCATACGTCCGGCTCACCGGGCAGCTTGTACTCGCTGCGCACGGGGTGTCCGGTCAACTCCTGTAGTGCCGGCAGTTGGTCGCCGAGCCACCGGTTGGCGGTCGGTGTGAGGCCGAGGCACACGTCGAAGCCCCGCCCCTGAGCATCCTCGATCACGCGCGCGACGTCGAAGACCGGAGGAGCGGCCGAGCCGAACAGATACAGGGTTCGAGAGGTCATGATCCCCATCCCATCCCGCCCGGGCCCGGACATGCAACCGCCCCCGAATCCAGAGGAGTCGGGGGCGGACGCCTGACCCACGCATCCGGACGCGGGTACCGTTCCAAGTGGGAGCAAGGAACGAGGAGACCAGTATGCCCTCACTCGACGACGACCACACCGGGACCCGCATCCGCGAACAACGCAGACTGGCCAGGCTCACCCAACGTGAACTCGCCAATCGCATCCCCTACTCATACAGCTTGCTCAACCAGGTCGAATGCGGCGCACGCCCGGCCACCTCAGATTTCGTCGCCGCCATCGCGCACGCCCTGAACATCGACGTCACCACCCTCACAGGACAGCCCTACGTGACCGAATTGCAGCGCGACCGACTCGCCGAACTCGTCCGCCCCATCCGCGAGGCCCTCGACCTGTACGACCTTGGAGTGAATCCCGACATCACCGTCCGGCCGGCCTCCGTCCTCGTCGCCGAGGCTGACCGGCTGTGCGAACAGGTGCGGGCCACGCACCTGCGGAACGCGGCGCAATCGCTGCCGGGGGCGATCGCCGAGCTCACGCACACCGCATGGGCCACGCCGTCCACGGAGCTGTGGCGGGGGCTCGCCTCGACGTACCGCACCGCGCACGACATCAGCGTGAAGCTCGGCTACTACGACCTATCCGCCGTCGCCCTGGACCGCATGGCCTGGGCAGCAGAGCGCGCCTCCGATCCCTGTCTGGGTGCGGTCCGCCAGTACATGCGCGCACTCGTCTACTTCCGCGAAGGCGAGTACACGATCGGGCAACGCCTCGTCGCCGCCGGACACGGAATCGTCGGCCAGGCCGAAACGACCCGAGAAGCCCTCGCTGTCACCGGACAACTGCACCTCGGGGCGTCCGTGATCTGCGCTCGCGCCGACGACAAGACAGCCGTAGACCGGCACATCGCCGAAGCGCGCGCCATCGCGAAGCGGACCGGCGACGCCTCCGATGTGCACTGGCTCAGCTTCGGTCCGACGAACGTTGCACTGCACCGCATGTCTGCGGCCGTGGAGATGAACCAGTACGACGACGCCCTGAAGCAGGCCCGCAAGATGCGGATCCCCGCCAAGCTGGCAACGTCCCGGCGGGCGCACTTCTTGATCGACCGCGCGCGGACGGAGATGGAGACGGGGTACACCGAGAAGGCGCTGGAGCATCTCGTCGAGGCCCGCAAGGTGGCGCCGGAGCAGACGCGCTACCACCCTGGGGCGCGGGAGACGATTCGTGGGCTGGTGCATCTGTCGCGGCGTACGCCGGACACGCTGAACTACATGGCCTCCTGGATTGGCATGTAGGGGACGCTCACAGCGCTCACAGTTTTGTGAGCGTTCCGCTTGCGCTGCGTTCGTACGGTTCCGTGTGTGAGACGGATCACCGTGACAGCGGAGGCGGAAGCGATGGCGCACCGAACAGCCGAGCCCGAGGCCACGGCACCGGAGCGAGCCATGCCACCGGACATCGCCACGATGCGCGCCACCGCACAACTGACCCTCGGCCCGGACGACGCACCGGGCTACCCACTGGCGCCCGCAGGCGAGGAACTGGACACGCTGACCGCCACTCTGCGCGGGCACCTGGAGCTGATCGCCCCCGAAGTTGAGCGCGCGGCCAAGAGGCTCCGCAGGGAGAGCATCCCCCGCTACTGCGCGCTGGCCTGCGTCGGCGAGGCCCGAGGCAAACTCCAGGCCGGGCCCAAGCCGAGCCCGCACGGCCCGGTCACCTATGCCCGGAAACTCGCCCGCGTCCTCAACGCCCTCTGCGACCACCACGAAAACCTCAGGGAGGGGCGATGACCAGGCCAGAGAAGCCGACCACACAGCACACGAGCAGCACACAGACCACAACCACCGCCTACGGCTACTGCAGCTACCACGGCGGGCCCGCCGAGGACAGCCGGGTGATCTACGTACTCGACCCGCGACCAGGGGGCGTAGCGACGGCAGCCTGCCCGCCGTGCCGCGAGAAGTACCGCCTGGTCCCGCACGACGAGCGGCCGGCCCAATGACCCCCGACTTCGCCGACCCGCACGCGATGCTCGCCGTACCCCGCCACGCCGCCCTCACAGCGGCCCAGACGAGCGGCGCCGCCTGCGTCTGGTGCAGCGACCCGGCACCTGTCGCCCTCGGCCCGCGGCTCAGCACCCACGAGGGCACCCTGCGCCGCTGGGAACCACGCGCCTGCCACCCCTGCACCCGCCGCGAGGCCGACCGCGTGCACCGGCTCCACACACGCACATGCCCCCGCTGCCGGTCGCACGAGTACTGCCCGGAAGCCAAGGCCCTGCACACCCTGTCGCAGGCAGCTTCCGCCACGAGCCGGACAGGGCCCGTGGCGGGATGACGGCCGCCACCCCCCGAGGGCGGCCCGGGGCCGCCGCCGGTTGCGCCCCTGTGGCCGGCGGCGGGCTCTTCAACGCACGCGTCACGCCCATCGGACCTGACGCCGACAACCCACCCGAACCCCAAAGGAGCAGAGCCGGTGACCGACAAACAGCAGGACCGCACTCAGCGGAGCGACGACCTCCGGGCCGGTCGGGCAGCCGGGTACTGCTGGGTGCGCAACCCGCACCAGCGGGGCCGCTGCACGTGGGAGCCCGGCCACTCGGGCAACCACAAGGACCGCTACGCCCACACCGAATGGAAGTAGAGCCCGTCACCGGCGCGGTGCGCCGATCGCACCGGTGACCATCCCCGCGGCCCCGGTCGGCGCCCCCCGTCGCCGACCGGGGCCGCTCAGCGCACGAGTTCAGCGAGCTCGACGTCCATCGCATCGGCGATGCGGATCAGCGTGTCCAACAGCGGGGACGAGTGCCCTTGCTCGATACGGCTGTACGTGGCGATATCAATCCCGGACCGGCCGCAAACGTCCGGCTGCGTGAGGTTCAGCCCCTCGCGGACACGGCGGATCTGTTCTCCCACCTGACGGCGGCGGGCGAGGACCCGTTCGTCGGGCGGGGTGGGACGTGACACACGTCCACGCTCCCGACAACATGATCAAAAGGGATTAGGGTAGACCCTAATTTGTGTGATCTTGACGCCCGCTGGAGTCGCGCGGAATCCGCCGCCCAGCCGCCAGTGACATGACGAGGCCGTGACCCGCTCCCTCATACGGGGAGCCCACTGAGCGGCCTGCCGAGCCCGCCGAAGGTGCTGGAGCCGTTCGCAGGCCTCTTCGCGAGCGACTCCGGAGAGGACACCGGAGGCGGGGTAGGGCGGTCGTCCCCCTGTGGGGCGGCCGCCCGCGCCCCTTTACCCCGGGGGGAGTTGGACGGCCCTCAACCGGGATCCCGACCCAGCTGAGGGCCGTCGCGCGTTCAGCATGATCATCCGCCCCTCGGGCCAGCTACGGGCCAGCTAGCGATCATGGATCCTGACCAAAACGGACAGAACCCCAGCTCAGTTCTGCTCTGAGCTGGGGTTCCGATGTAGGCCGTGTGGGACTCGAACCCACAACCAATGGATTAAAAGTCTGATGAGTGCCCATGACACTACGACCCGTCGACTTTGCCTCACCCCATTGCACCCCACGGAGTGCAGCTCAGGGGCCGTTTGACTCCCCTCCGGTCCGAGCCTTCACCCCATCTCACCCCACCGCGTATCGCGCTCTTACGTGGCGTTCGGGCCAGCACCGGGCCAGCAGTAAGGGCCCCCAACCCGCAGGTCGGAGGCCCTTTGCCTGTCCCTCAAGTCTACGTCGCAGAGGGGTCGTTGTCAGTGCTGGCCCGTACCGTGGAAGCGTCCATTTCAGCGTCTGCTGGCTGCAACGCTGCGCTCGGCCCCTGCCCCGGTACAGCGTCCGGGGCGGGGGCCGTTCCACGCCCGCGGCGAGCACGCGGCACTGCGGCGGCCGCCTTCTCCGTCAGCTCCTGCTCGTACTCCGTGAACAGTTCGAGGTACGTGTCTGCGGTCAGGGTGATGGTTGAGTGACGCAGCTTCACCTTGGCGTCATGCACGTCTCCGCCGCCGGCCTTCACCAGCGCGGCCGCGCCGTGGCGCAGGTCCCGGAGGTTGATCGGAGGCAGATCCGCGGCCTCGACGATCCGTTTGAACTCCTTGCTGACTACGTCAGGATGGAGCCAGCTCCCATCCTCCGCAGCGAAGATCTTGCCCGTGTCGGTCCAGTCTGCTGTCTGCTTACCCGCTGCCCGTTCCGCGGCGGCCATCGCGTTCCACGCGTCCCGCTCCTGCATCTGACGGGCCCGGTGCTCCTTGAGGACCCTCACGGTCCCGCGGTCGATCATCACCGATGACATCGACGAGTCCGTCTTGGGCGCCGTCTCGATGACCTCCCAGCCGTCGACAACGAGTTCAGTGAGGACGTCAAGGCGGGGCTGTGCGGCCTCCAGGTGCGCGTTCGCCCAGTCCGCGCCAACGGCCTCGCCGCGGCGCAGGCCATGGTGCGAGATGACGTGAAAGGCGGCGTACAGCCTGCTGCTCTCGGCCTCGTCGAGGAATGCGCCGAGCTGGACGGGCGTCCACACCATGACGGGCGACGGCTGCTTGCCCGTCTCTCGCCAGCGGGCTACTCGTTCGTCGGTCCACAGCAGTCCCTTGGGGCGCGCGCTGGAGCCGAGTTCGACGTGGGCGGCCGCGTTGAACGTGATCAATTGTTCGGCGATCGCCTTGTTGAGGGCGGCCCGCAGGGTGCGCCGGATCGCGTGCCGCGTCGCCACGGTGTTCGTCTTCCGGTATGGCTTCATCTCGGCGAGTTTCGCGCGCTCGGCGGCGAGCCTCGGCCGTTCCTTGGCCGGCGGTCGCCCAGGCTTCGACCACTTGCAGCGCGCTTCCTGCTCGCGTCGGGCGTCGTTCTCTGCCCGGATCACGTCGCTCTCGTCGGCGATCGCGTCGAACATCTCCTGGACGTGCCCGACGCCGAGCCGGTCCAGGCGCAGGTGTCCGATGCGCGGCTTCAGGTGCACGCGAATGTGGGAGGCATAGCCGTTGTTCGTGGTGGGGCGCGTCTTCTTGTTCGACATCCAGCGGTCGAGCCATTCGCCGACCGTGGCCTTGCCGTCGAGGGGGACGCCGACGCCGAGGCGGCGCTGTACTTCTGATGGTTCGGGGATGTCGGCGCGTCGCTTCGAAATGTCTGCGAGCAGATCCCCGACCCTGCGCTGTTCGTCTTCGTCGTCACCGGGGAGCGCGAGGATGGCCTGTAGGCGGGAGAGGTCGCCCTGGGCCTCCGTGACGGACTTGTACCCGGTACGCCGGAAGGTCCGGCGCTTGTCGTCGGCGTCCGGCGGCAGCTCCTGGCGGAGTGCGACGGAACCGTGCGACTTCTTCTTGAGCTGTGGGCAGGCGTTGCCCAGCAGTTTGCCGTCCCCACCGCGGCACTCGCATCGGCGGTAGATGCTTCCTGCACGGCGTGCTGACGGCATGAGTGCTACTCCTTCCGGTCGGGGGGCTTGTCGATGCGTCCGACGTCCAGATGCGCGAGCCCCACGCCCAGTACATGCTCCGCCGCCTCGTTGAGTCGGTCGAGCATCTCCGGACTCATCCACGGACCGGGGCGCACTGCGAATGCCAGCCCATGCTCATTCTTGATGGGCACAAGGATCTCGTCATCGGGCAGATCGTCAGAGTAGAAGTACCAGACTCGTGGACTGCGTGGTGACTGTGGTGACTCCATGCAGTCTCCCCCATCCCTCGATCATGCGTTCGACTTTCGCCTTAGACCAGCACCCTTTCCTCCAAAGGCGTTCCGACATGATCGCACCACCAGCCTCAAAGTTCTACGGGCTGCACGCACAGGTCACGGAGGGTAACGCTAAGGGGAGGGCATCGTTCAGCGTGTGTCGGAATCGGGAGGCACCAGCGTGTCGATCAGTCGCAGTAGCCGCTCACGCTGGTCTACGGGTAGCTGATCGAGTTTATGCACGTAGGCCTTGGCTTCTGATGAGCCGCTGACGAGCGGATCTACGCCGTGGAACTGGCTGCCGGCCGCATCCTGGAGCGTCTCCACGGGCAAATCGCATGCCTCCGCGAGCGCGACCAGCTCCTCATAAACAGGTGGCGTGACCGGTTCTCCCGTCTCCAGACGGTAGATCCACCCGCGCGTCACCCTCGTCCCCGTGGCTGGATCAATCGCTTTCTCGGCAAATGCCTTGAGGCCCACGTTCAGTTCCGCGCGGCGACTGCGGATGAGGTCCGCCAACTGGGTCCGCTGTTCAGGGCTGCGCACGCCTTCACGTAGCTGTGGGTCATTGGGGGCCATGGGGGTCATCCTGCCACTCCTGTGGTCAAAGGGAGATCGGGCCGTTCAGGTCCTGTGACGTCCATTGAGACGTACGGGCAGGTCAGTTAGGGCGTTCATCACACCCACTGAACGAAGTGTTCAGCACGTTGGACGATCCCGCCAGGGCGCGCGGATTTTTTGACCGATTACTTAAGCAACCCTAAGTCTGTCACACTCGCTGGACAAAGCGTTCAGCCTGTGTGATGCTCCGTTCATCGCCGTCCCACTCATGGGACAAAGTGTCCAGCGAGGTGAACGTGAACGAAAGTCCACCCACGAAGTACGCGGTCGTCAGCGGCGACCGACTCAAGCTCCTCATGGAGCGCACCGGCACCGGTGAGTCCATCACCAGCCGCGAACTGGCCGCCGCCGCTGGCGTGGCCAACGGGACCATCGGCGCCCTCATGTCCGGCGCTCAGCGGAGCGTGCCCGAGGACAAGGCCAAGGCAATCGTCGCCGCGCTCGGCGTCGACCTCCTGGTGTTGTTCATACCGATGGAGCGGGCGGGCCGTGCGGTCGTCCCGCTCCAGGCGCAGAGGGAGGCCTCATGAGCGCCAAGATCGAGGCGCTGACGCCCGAGCAGGTCATGGGCCTCCCGGCCATGCCGCCCGTAAAGGACGCGTTCGCCGCCCTGAACGTCTCCGAAGGGACCGGATACAAGCTGATCCGCGAGGGCGGATTCCCCATCGAGGTCGTCGAGTTCGGCCGCGCCCTGCGCGTGCGGAAGGTCGACCTGCTCACCTTCCTCGGCCTCCCCCCGATCGCTGCTGCCGAGGTCCAGTCGGCAGCAGCCACCAGCAGCAACGGCGCCCCCGGGGTCCAGCCGGAGGCGCCGTCCGAGCAGTCCGAATCCACCCGCGCCAGCAAGTAGAACGGGGTCCGCTCATGGCTGAGCTTCCCACGGTCGCAACGACGACCACCACGCCCGAGGCCGCCCGTGCCCTGGCCGCCATCGAGGCCGCCAAGCTGCTCGCCGACCGGGACGTCACCGAATGCCTCGATGCCATCGGAGACCTCATCCGAATCACCGGGGCGCCGGAGGTCGTTTTCACCTGGGTTCGCCGCCTCTTCGCGCGCGAGAACCTGCGGCAGTACGCCGCCCAGCAGCAGATCAAGCTGCACGAATCCCGGGCCTCCGACGAAGAGCAGTTGCCCCACGCGGTCATCATCTGGACCGCCGACGGCGAGGGGCTCGCCATCCTCCCCCCGAAGCAGGACCCAGCCGCCTCTCTCCTCCAGCTGCGCGAAGAGATCGCCCGACGCCAGGAAGACGCGCAGCGCGCCGTCGACTTCCAGGCGTCCGTGAAGGCCGGCCACGTCGAGGACGTCGACACCTGGCACGCCCGCACCAACCAGGCGGCGAAGTGACCACCTCGACCGCGCGGGCCCGGGACACGCCGGCCCGCACCCCCATCCCCCAGCAGCTCGACGGCCTGTTGGTCATCGACACCGACAACGTCCGCGCTCGCTACGAGTGCTACCGCCCCGGCTGCCCCCAGCGCCGCGAAGGACCGGTAGTCGGATCGGCCGCGGTTCAGGCGTTCGTCGCCGAGATCAAGGGCCAGCACCTGGCCGCGTACCACGGGGAGAAGCGTTGACCGACCCACAGACCCCGGACCTCCGGGCGGCGGCCCGCGAGCTGCACGACGCCGGCCTGTGCGTCCTGCCTGTTCGAGCAGATGGCACCAAGGCTCCGGACGTCCGCAGCTGGATCCAATACAAGGTCGACCGTTCCACTCCCGAGGACCACGACCGGTGGTTCGGTGACGGCCGCCGCACCGGGATCGGTGTCGTCACCGGTGCCGTGTCAGGCAACGTCGAGCTCATCGAGTTCGAGGGCCTGGCGGTCCGGGAGGGGGTCCTGGACGGGGTCACCGAACTCGCCAACGACAGCGGGCTGGGCGACCTCTGGCACGCAGTTACCACCGGCTGGGCCGACCAGTCGCCCTCCGGTGGCGTGCATTACAAGGTCGTGGTCGACGGCAGGCCGGTCGCCGCGAACAAGAAACTGGCGCAGCGGCTCGCGCGGGAAGACGAGTACACGCCGAAAGATCGGCAGCGTGTCGCTGAGAAGCCAGGCACGAAGATCGTGAAGGTTCTGATCGAGACGCGCGGCGAAGGCGGATTCGTCGTCATCGCCCCATCGCACGGGCCCACCCATCCCAGTGGCAACCCGTACGTCCGGCTCGCTGGCGGACCCACCACCATGCCTGTTCTCAGCGCAGAGGACATGGATGCGCTCTATGCCCTCTGCCAGGCGTTCGATGCGATGCCTACGAACGAGGCTCCGAAGACCGCACCGCGGCCCGCGCCACCCCGCCCCGACGGCTCTCTTCGTCCGGGCGACGACTTCGAGGCCCGAGCCGACTGGGCGGACATCCTCCGTGGTGTCTTCCGGCCGCTGAACACCCGAGGCAGCGAGACCTATTGGGGATGGGCCGACGGCGTCGGCGGGGTGAAGGCCACAACCGGGAAGGACGAGCACGACCGGCTGTTCGTCTTCGCTACCGGCAGCGAGTTCCAGTCCGAGGTTCCGTACAGCAAGTTCGGCGCCTACGCCCTGCTCAACCACGGCGGCGACCACAAGGCCGCCGCCCGCGAACTCGCTCTGAAGGGATACGGCACCCGTCGCCTCGCCTCGGTCGGTACGGCCGGCGCCCCTGCTCAATCTCCGCTAGAGGACGCGCAGGACGCTGCCGAGACTTCCGAGGCCACAGCCGCCGATCCCGACGACGACTCGGGGTTCGGATACGACACCACCTTCGGCCTGCCCGGCTCGGTCCGTACGCCGTACGGCTATCGAGTCACAGGCCAGGGCGTCGAGGTGCTCAGCCAAAGCGGCGAGACCTGGAGCCGCGTGACCTTCGCGCCGCTGGTCGTGACAGCGACGTTCGAGGACCCCGAGGGCGACCAGTACGTGGAGCTGTCGTGGATCGACCGCAGCCTCGGCCGACCCCGCCGCATCTCCCGCATCGTCTCCCGGGAGACCGCGAAGCGCGGCCGCAAGCTGATCGAGTACCTCGGCAGCGCCGGACTCCCCGCCGTCGAAGGTGACGCCCGGGCCGTAGAGAAGTGGCTCGCCGAGTTCGAGGCCCGCAACGTAGGCCGCATCCCTTCCGAGCAGCTGGCCCGCTGGCTCGGCTGGCAGGACGACGGCACTTTCGTCTCCTCACCCGAGGACGGCATCAAGGTCGACGTCCCCTTCGAAGAGCAGCGCGGCCCGGCCCGCGCGCACGCCAGGAAAGGGACACTGGAGGGCTGGCGAGAGACCGTCACCCATCTGGCTGGCTTCCCTGTGCCGCGCGTCGCCGTCGCGGCTGCGCTCGCCGCTCCCCTGCTCAAGCCCTTGGGCCTGAACAGCTTCACCCTCGACATCTCCAGCCGGTCGACCAAGGGAAAGACGACCGCGCTCCAGTGCGCGCTCAGCGTGTGGGCCGACCCGTCCGAGCACGCGAGCGCGATGTCCAACTGGAGGACCACGCTCTACGCGATCGAGAAGCGGCTGAACCTGGTCCGCGGCATCGTCACGGTGTTCGACGAGACGATGGCCGTCACGGACGACACCCTCATTGACGAGGTGCTGTACCAGCTCCCGATGAACCACGGGAAGGCCCGCAGCGGCGGCGCGTTCGGCAACATGCTGCCCTGGGAGACCATCCTCCTGTCATCCGGCGAGCGGCCCGCCCTCTCCTTCACGACCAGCCAGGGCGCCGCGGCCCGCATCCTCGGCACGACGATCGCCCCGTTCGGCGACGGAGGCGGGCCAGCGGCGGCGGCGGCCCGCGATGGGGTGCTCGCCCACCATGGGCACGCCGGGCCCGAGTTCATCCGGTACATCCTCAGCGGCCTCGCCCAGCCGAATGGCAGGGAGAAGCTGAAGGAACACCACCGCACGCTGGTGGACGAGTTCCGCGGCGGCGGCGACATGACCAACCGGCGCGCGCCCATGGTCGCCGCCCTGGTGCTCGCCGAGACGCTGGCATGCCGCACCGGGCTGCTGCCGTACGAGCCGCTCGACCACGACGTCTGGCGCGGCCTGTTCACCGCCCACAACCCCACCGACAACCGGCCCGACATGGCGCTGGACGTCCTGCGGGAGTACGTGGCGGGCCACGCGCACGAGCTGTTTACCGCCACCCGCGCGGCCATGGGCGACAAGCCGCCTTACTCCGGATGGCTGGGCGTCCTGTCGACCGACAAGAACGGCGTCGTAGAGGTGGCGCTGCTACCCGAGCGCGTCCGCAAGATCCTGGCTGAGGCGGGCTACTCGCTCGACGCCGTGGTCGGCAGCTGGGTCGACGCCTCGTATCTGAAGACGCTGAAGAGCCAGCGACCCGCACACCTGGTGCCCCGCCGCTTCGACGGCGCCCGCGCCAAGTGCCTTGCCTTCACCCCTGAGGGCATCGGCTTCGGCGACGAGGACGAGGCGGCATGAGCGCCGCAACGGCGGTGGTACGCACCGACTGCGTACCACCGCGGCGACCGAATCGCCGCAGGTCAGCGGCATGTAAACGGCCGCTTTCGGGGCGGTACGCAGTCGCCCGGAAATGGCACCCCTCAGGCGTGGGCGCGTGCGCGTGTGCGTGCGTGCGTGTGCGCACACATCGACCCCTCTGTGTTTCTGCGTACCTGCGTACCACTGGCTCTAGAGAGATACATAAGAGCAGGTCAGAGCCGCTTTTACCCCGGTACGCAGCCGGTACGCAGCCGGTACGCAGCGCGTACCACTCCCCCTCCACCACCGAATCGAGGTGCCCCATGTCCTTCACCCCTCGCCCCTACCAGCTCGACGCCATCGAGGCGCTGCGTCAGGGGTGGGCCGACGGCAAGAACCGCGTGGCCGTCGTCCTCCCTACTGGCGCCGGTAAGACTGTCGTCTTCTCGCACCTGGCCCACCAGATGCTCGACAGCCTCGGCGGACGCCGAGCTCTCGTCATCGCCCACCGTGAAGAGCTGATCGAGCAGGCGGCTTCCAAGCTCCTGGCCGTGGACCCGATGCTGCGGGTCGGGATCGTCAAGGCTCAGCGCGACGACCACCACGACGCCGACGTGATCGTGGCCAGCGTCCAGACCCTCGCCGTCGCCCGCCGTCGCGAGGCCATCCGCGACATCGGCCTGATCATCGTGGACGAGTGCCACCACGCCGCCGCCCGCACCTACATGGAGGTACTCCAGCACTTCGGCGCCTGGGACGGCGTCCCGACGGCTGGCTTCACCGCGACGATGACCCGCACCGACGGCGGCCTGGCCGAGGTCTGGGAAGACGTTGTTTTCCGCCTCGACATCCTCGACATGATCAGCGACGGCTACCTGTGCGACGTCCGCGGCAAGGCCATCACCGTCGACACCCTCGACCTCAACAAGGTGAAAACGCGCGGCGGCGACCTGGTCGACGGCCAGCTCGGCAAGGCGTTGGAGGACTCCGGCGCGCTGGACGCGATCGCCAAGGCGTACGTCGACCACGCAGCGGACCGGGCCGGCGTCGTCTTCACGCCGACCGTGGCGACGGCGCAGGCCGCCGCCGAGTCGCTGCGTGCGGTCGGCGTCACCGCGGCCCCGGTGTGGGGCGACATGGGCCGCGACGAGCGACGCGCCACCCTGGCCCGGTACGTGGCGGGCGACGTGCAGGTGCTCACCAACTGCATGGTGCTCACCGAGGGGTTCGACGCTCCGCACACCAGCTGCATCGTGGTCGCTCGCCCGACCAAGTCGCCCGGTCTGTACGTGCAGATGGTCGGCCGCGGCCTCCGTCCGGCGCCAGGAAAGCGCGACGCGCTGCTGCTCGACGTCATGGGCGCCGCGAGCCGTCACAAGCTCGCCTCGATGGTCGACCTCACTGAGCGGGAGATCGGCGAGGCCGATGAGGGCAAGAGCCTGCGGCAGGTCGCCGAAGAGCACGGCGCCCGCGAGAAGCGGCGCGCGCTCGCCGCTCAGGTGACCGCCGAGGAGATCAACCTGTTCGGCGAGTCCGCGATCCGGTGGCTGCGCACCGAGGACGGTACGTGGTTCATCCGCTTGACCGGCGCCATGTTCCTGTTCCTCGTCCGTGACCCCGGGACCCGGCTGTACCGGATGCGCCGCTGGACGCAGGCGGACGGTGTGCACCCGCCGAAGGACGACGTTGCCCGGCCGCTGCCGGAGGCGCTGGCGTGGCTGGAGCAGCAGGCCAAGGTGCTGGCCCCGGGGGCGTTCGTCGCCCGCGAGGCCCGGTGGCGTCGCAGCCAGCCCAGTGACAAGCAGCTCGGTCTGTGCCGGCGTCTCGGCATCCATGTGCCGCGCGGCAGTACGGCGGGCGATGTCGCCGACCTCATCGACCAGGACCGCGTGGGCCGCGTGCTCGGCCAGCTGATTCTTCCCGCCGCTGCATGACGGCCGGGCCTGTTGCTACCAGGCCCGGCCCTCCACCCATCACACCACGGAGGAACCCATGAGCAACGCACTGCCTCGCCTGTTCCACCTCCAGCGCGACCGCGACATCAGCGGTGTGTCCGGCACCGGCCGCGTCGCGAACGGCATCCTGTGGCCCGACGGAACCGTGTCGCTGCGCTGGATAGGGGAACGGCCGTCCACGGTCCACTGGGACCGCCTCGCCGACGCTGAGCACGTCCACGGGCACGGAGGCGCCACCCGCATCGTCTGGGCCGACGAGGACGGGGACGTGACCCGCGCCGTGATCCTGCTCGCGGCTGCCAACGCACTCGACGAGTCCGAGCGGCTGCGCGACCTCACGGACGATCACATGCACGACGTGAACGCCGCCGCTAACGAGCTGCGCCGCATGGCCGACGAGGCGGCCCCCATGGTCGGCAGCTTCGCCCGCGACGGATTCGGCGCCGACGAGATCGCCGAAATGCTCAACGCGGACACCGCACGCCGCATCCCGCTCCCTGGCATCCCCGAATGCGGCGCCGACTGCCCCTGCCGCCGCGTACCGGCCGCTGAGACGCAGATCGAGACCGGCACCCAGCAGTGCGGCCACGACGACTACCACGACGCCCACGAATGGGCCGACCGACCCGGCATCTGGTGCCCCGGCCACAGCCTCACCGGCGACGAGGCACAGTCTTGACCCCCCGTCCGAGGTGCCCGCGTGGCCATTTCCTAGCCGCCACCGGCACCTGCCGCTGCGAACTCCCCCGCCCCCGCTGGGTCGCTGACCTGTGGGGCCAGGGCCTCACCGCCCGCCAGCGCCACTCCATCCGCACCGTGTCCCTCACCGGGAGGTACCTGTGACCCCGTCCGCCCGTGCCCTCTGGTGGCACTACCTGCTCGCATCCCTGCTCACCGCCCACTGCGGCATCACCAGCGCCCGCAACGGCGCCCTCTGGTACGCCGCCGGCCTCTTCGGCGTCTCCCTGCTCCTGCTGGTCGCCCTCGCCCGCGAGTACGTGGCCGCCGACGAACGCCGTGCGGCCGCCGTACGGGCCGAGCGCGCGGCCCGCCTTCGGGCCCAGGCCGAGCAGCGCGACATCCGGCGAACTGCGGACTCGCTCGGGCACTCCTGCTGCGAGCGCTGGTGGACGTCCTGTGGTTTCCACCACGACAGCACCTGCACCAGCCAGCGGAGGACCGCATGAGCCCGGAGCGCTACACCGCCGACACGATCACCGACGACGCCCTGGACGCCCTGTACGAGAACGCCAACAGGGGCTGGCGCCGCGGGGACGAATGGAAGGCCCGCGCGGAGAAGGCCGAGGGCGCCATCGCCCGCCTGACCGCCTGGTGCGACGAACTGGACGAGGGCCTGCGAACCCGAGTCCGGGACCACACCGCCGAGCACCCCGTGGCCGCGTTCGTCCGCGCACGTCTCGCCGAGGCCAAGGAGAACAGCACCACGTGAACGCCTGCACCCTGTGCGAGGACGAGACCGGCGAGGCGTACCTGTGCGAGCGCGACACCCACGCGCTCGCCGGGCGCCTCGCCCGGCTCCCCGAGCTGTACGCGGAACTGACCGTGCATCTGGTGCCGCGCCGCACCGGGCCTGCCGAGCTGGTCACGGCGGCGATCGCCGGGCCACGGTCCCCGTTGAACGAGGACGTCTTCGACCTGGTGCAGGGCCGCCACATGGTCACGGTCATGGAGTCGTGGCGGGAGGACGTGCAGCGCGTCCGCTGGCCGCAGCACACCCCGCCCCCGCCGGCCGGACTCGCATCCGCCTGCCGGTGGCTCGGCATGGAACTGGACTGGATCGTCGCCCGCTACCCGGCGGTCGGCGACTTGGCCCGCGAGGTGCGCGACCTGGAGGGGCAGGCCCGGACGATCGTCGGGGACCCGCCACCACGCCCGCAGCGGCTGGGCCTGTGCGTGGCGGTGACGGACGACAAGGGCACCGTGTGCGGCGCCGTCCTCTCCCGCCTTCCCGGTGGACCGGTGCGGTGCCGGTGGTGCGGGACGGAGTACCGCACGGAGACCGACCTGCTGCTGCTGCGCCACTACCAGCCGACATCGACATGACGGACACACCGAGTGTCACACACCCTGTTGTGCATAACCCTCTGTGTGATACGTTCGTGGGGATGGAAGCGATCCCCTGGAGGGAACGCCTTCGCACGGAGGATGAGCTGCTGGAACAGCTCGCCGCCCAGACGGAGGCCGCCCTCAGACGACGAGCGTTCGCCCTGAAAGACGGGAAGAACGAACTCGGCAGCGTCTACGCCGTAGCCCACGAGATCGGCCTCAGCTGGACCGCCGTAGCAAGGGCGATCAAGAAGCACACAACCGAATAGGACGAGGGCCGGACGGCAGCTCTCCCAGGTGCTGGAACACCCGGGAGGCGATCGCACCGCCCGACCCTCCACCGAACCCCTGACCAAACCAGGAGTCGGCATGACCGATCATTTCGCGCGCCCGTACAGGGCCGCAAGTTCCGCACGCGTTGCTGAGCTGCACCAACTTGCCAGGCAGGACTACAACAGCAACGCCGCCAAGGTCGCTCGGGCCTCCCTCGGCACCCGGTACCCGAACAACGTCGCCACGGGGCGCGAGCCGAGTGACCTCGACGTCGCCATCAGCGTCGCCCAGCAGCTGCTCGACAGCGACCAGGTGCCCAGCCTCCGCGAGGCCCTCCGTCTCCTGCTGCGTGCCCTCGACGCCGAGCCGACCGCCCACCCGGTGACCGACGAGCCGCCCGCACTCCGGTGCCCGGCCGCGCACGTCGAGGACCTCACCCCCTGCACCGGCCCGATCGTCGTGACCGTACTGGACGCCACGAACGCTGGCGCAGACGGCTGCGAGCACCACGGCGCCCGGCTCCTGGCCTCGCTGGAGGGCGGCCGGGTGTACCCGCTGCCGGACGCCCCGGACGGCGCCGCCATCAAGGTCTTCGAGGTCGCGGCCACCACGCGCCCCTTCGCCTGGGTCGACGGCCCCCGCACCAAGCCGTCGCAGCTCAGCCACGCCGAGAACCGCGCTCGGGGTGAGGACCTGTGAGGAAGATCCGCAGCGTCCTCGCCCGATGGTTCCGCCGCCCCACCACCGCGCCCGGCCGCCGCCAGGCGGCGCCGCTGTGGGTGCGCGGCCTCACCGCCGGCGGCCGCCCCGTCGTCCTCGGTGTCGCCCTCCTCATGTGCGCGCCCGGCGAGTACCACCTCGCCCGCAACGCCGGATGGGACGACCCGTTCACCTACGGCATGCCGGTCGTCCTGTCCGCCTACGCTGGCATCGCGGCCGCCGTCGCCTCCACCCGCCGCCCCGGCGACCGAGGACGCTGGTCCGCCATCATCGGCGCCTGCCTCGCCCTCGGCCTCGCCATGGCCGCCCAGGTGGTCTCCCACCTCATCTCCACCGGACACCTCGTCGCCGACCAGCCGCTACTGATCGCGGTCACCTCGCTCGTGCCGCCGGCCGTCGTCGGGCACCTCCTGCACCTCGCAGCCACCCCGCCGCATGTACACCAGGACGCGCAGGACACCGAGGACGCCACCGCGTCCCCGACCGTCCCGAGCGTCCGCCCAGCACCCAAGGTCGTGCCCGCCGACGCCCGGCTGCTGCCCCTCGTCGCCCGCCCCCAGCCCACCGTGACCCTCGAACGCGAGGACACCCAGGACGCCGACGGGACGCCGGAGCTGGAAGCCGGGACGGGCGAGGACGCCGACGACGGACCGCGTCCTGAGCCGCCGCTGATGACGTCCAACGACGTCGCCGCCCACTACGGCATCAAGCCGTCCACCGTCCGCAACTGGGTCGCCGTAGGACGCATCCCCGTCCACTCTCAGGACGCCCGAGGACGCAACCTCTTCCACCCCGAGCAGCTCAACGCGCCCCACGTGGGGGTGGGCGTATGAAGGCGATCCTGCTCGGCGCCCTGCTCGGGGTCCTTCTGCTCTGGCCGGCCGCGCTGTCGATCACCGCCGGGACGCTCGCCTACCTGGCCGGGCAGCCTGCCGTCCTCGCCTTCACCATCGGCGTCCTCGCCCGTCCTGCCATCGTCCGCCGCGTCCGGAGGTGGACGGCATGAGCGACGCCCTCGACAAAGCCGAGGCCGCAGTGAGAGAGGCCGCGGTGAACTCGGCCGCCGTACAGGTCGCGCTCGCCGCGGTCGAGCTGGCCAAGACGGCACAGCAGCCGCAACACCAGGGCTGCCATCACGCGGCACCGCCGCAGTTCGACACGAAGAAGTGGCTGACGATCGGCGGCCTCGCCATCGTCGGCGTCGGCGCGGCCAGCGTCCTCGCCCTCGCGTTCGCCCTCGCTTCCGTGGCAGTCGCCATCGGCGGCACCTGCGCCACAGCCTGCCTGCTCGTCCTGCGCTCGATGTGGCGCGAATACCTCAAGGGCCGCTGACCTGCCCTTCCGTCCTCCGCCAACCGCCTCCCAGAGGGAGGCAGTTGCGGGGGTGCGGTGGGGCCGGACAGCCCGGCCCACACCCAGGAGGAACCGTGTTCGGGAACAGCCACCACATCTCCGTCAGGCTCGCCCAAGGCGGCCGCAAGTACGAGTACGTGTGCAGCTGCGGCGCCACCGGCTGGCAAACCGAAAGCGCCCACCGCGCCGAGCAGATGGGCCGCGAGCACAAGGCCAAAGCCAGCAAGAAGGGGCAGCGCTGACATGGACGACGACCTCAGCTTCAGGGACTTCACCACCGGCGAGAAGACCCGCATCGCCGTCCTGACCGCCCGCATGGCCAAGCGCGGCCTCGCCGACGACGGCACCGGCCGCGTCGACCTCAGCGACCTCAAGCGGCGCATCGAGCGCATCGAGAACGCGGCCCGCCGCCGCAAGCAGAAGAACTAGCACCGCCCCGGGGACGGCCACATGCGGCCAGCGTGTCCGACCGTCCCCGGGCGTCCGTACCCCAGCAAGAGGCAGGAAGCCCCAGCATGACGAACAACGTCGTCCAGCTCCACAAGGACGCGCCCAGGACGCCCCCGCAGGACGCCGAGGACGCCCATGACGCAGACCTCACCCAGACCATCATCGACGTCGTCGCCAACGCCGAACCGCGTCCTGTCGACCCGCCCGAGCAGGCCCCGCCCGCCGGCACGTGGATCGCCGAGAAGCAGGCATACCTCGCCGACGCCCCGCCCGTCGTCCCCCCGGCCCTGCGCCGCTGGACCGTCTTCAAGGACACCGTCCGCTGGGCCGCGTCCTACTACGCCCACCTCACTGGCTTCCACGCCCTCCGCGCGCCCGTCTACCTCGGCCGCCTCCTACTGCGCGCCCCGCGCGGCACAGGGCGCCTCATCGTCCGGTGGGGCAAGTGGGTCGCCGACACCGACGCCCGGCCCGTCGAGGCCAAGGCCGCCGCCTCCGCCGACATCGATGCCTGGCTCGCCCTCTCGCGCGAGCACTCCCGCCGCGTCCGCCCCCGCCGCATCGCCTCCCTCGCCGTCGCCACGACCACCGGTATCACCGCCCTGGTCAGCTCATTCCTGGCGCCCGGCTGGACCCTCACTGCGGCCGTCGCCGCCGCCGCCCTGGCCGGCGTGGCCGGGAAGAAGGGCGACAAGCCCCTCATCACCCGCTACGTCGCCACCAACGTCCTGCGCCGCCTCGACTCCACCGAAGTCTTCGACGCCCTCGCCGCGATCGGCATCGAAGGCAAGAAGGGCCGCCGCGGCGTCGAATTCGCCTCCGAGGTCATGCGCGACGGCCCCGGATGGCGCGCCGAAGTCGACCTCCCGCCCGGCGTCGAGGCCACCGCCGTGCTGGAGAAGCGGGCCGCCCTCGCCGCGGCCATGCGACGGCCCATCAGCACCGTGTGGCCCGAGGCCGACCGCACCGCCCACCCCGGCCGCCTCGTCCTGTGGGTCGCCCAGCGCGACCCCGCCAAGGCCGGCCGCAAGCTATGGCCCCTCATGAAGGACGGCCAGGCCGACGTCTACCAGCCGCTGCCCTACGGCTTCGACCCGCGCGGCAACCTCGTCGAGATCACCCTCATGTACTCCAACCTCCTCGTCGGAGGCATCCCCGGCAGCGGCAAGACCTCGTGCGCGCTCGCCATCGTCCTCGGCGTCGCCCTCGACCCCACCGCCGAACTGTGGATCTACGAACTCAAGGGCTCCGGCGACCTCGACTCCGTCAAACCGATCTGCCACCGCTACGTGTCCGGCGACGAAGACGAAGACCTCGAAGCCGCCCTCGCCGGAATGCGATCCGGGATCGCCGAGTACCAGCGCCGCGCCGCGTTCGTGCGCTCCCTGCCCGCCTCCGAGGTCCCCGACGGCCGCAAGGTCACCCGCGCCCTCGCCGAGAAGTACCCCGAGCAGAACCTCGGCCCCCGGGTCATCGTCATCGACGAGGTACAGGAGCTGTTCACCCACGACGACTACAAGGAAGAGGCCGCAGCCCTCGCCACCCGCCTCATCAAGAAGGCCCGCGCCTACGGCATCATCCTCATCCTCCTCACCCAGAACCCCGACGCCCCGAGCCTGCCCAGCTCCGTCTCCAGCTCCGTCGGCACCCGCCTCTGCCTCGCCGTCATGGACTGGCGCGCCAACAACAACGTCCTCGGCACCGGCGCCTACGACCGCGGCCTGCGCGCCACCGACATCAGCATCGACGAGCAGGGCACCGGCATCCTCGCCCGCGGCCGCGAAGGCATCACCGTGCGGGCCGCGTTCATCAAGCAGACCGAAGCCGAGGACATCGCCAAGCGCGCCCTCGCCCTGCGCACCGCCGCCGGCACACTGTCCGGGCAGTCCGTCGGCGCCCAGGTCGAAGAACTCGACGTCGAGACGGTCGTCGACCACGTCCGCGCCATCTGGCCCGACGGCACCGAGGCCGTCCACTCCCACCGCCTCGTCGAAGCTCTCGCCGCCTACCGGCCCGACCTGTACAAGCCGTGGACCGAGATGGCCGTCGGCGAGGCATCCACCGCCCTCAGCACGGCCCTGAAGCCGTTCAGGGTGGCCACCCGGCAGCTCACCATCCGGGAGTGCTGCGGCGGCGCCAAGGGCCTCCGATGGGCCGACCTACCGGCCCCCGAGGACGGCGAATAGACCCCCGCGAACCGGTTTCGGGAAGCGCCTGTGGTTTCACCACACCCCGAAACCGGTTTCGCCCCCGATATCGGGGCTGAGCTGCAAGGTTTCGGGTTTCGGGCCTTCAGGCGATCCCCTCAAAGCCCAGGGGTACTCACAATCTGAGTACCCCTCGCAGCCGACACCACTGACGCATCATGGGGCCATGGAGTCGCAGAACATCCGGCCCGGCCACCTCACCGCCCACCAGACCGCCCAGCAGCTCGGCATCAGCCTCGACGGCGTCCGCCAACTCGTCCGACGCGGCCGGCTGAAGCGCTCCGGCGGCACACCACGACAACCCTGGTACGCCTGGCAGGACGTCGCCGCACTCGTCATCGAGAGACGCACCAGCAACGCCGCTTGACCGCAGGTCAGAGCCGTGTCACGATCGCGGTGAACAACTGTGCCCACAACCGGCACCACAGACACCCAAGGCCCCGCCCACCAGCGGGGCCTTCGTCATGCCCAGGAGGGAGAACGCATGCTGACCCTCGACGCCGCACCACACCACGTCACCATCGCCCGGCAAGTCCAGACCCTGCCGCCCGAGGACGGATGGGCCTGCCAGGAGACCACCAGCCACGGGTGGGCCACCTGCACCTGCGGCTACAACACCGGGCTCGTCGACAAGACCGAAGCCGGACGCCTCGGCTACCAGCACGCAGGACTCCCGTTCCCCGGACGCCAGTAGCCATGGCCGGACGCGGCGACCTCGTCAGCTACGACTACCGCAAGCTCCGCGCCCGCATCCTCGCCGAGTCCGACGTGTGCATCGTCCCTTGCACTCGTTCTGTGGCTCGTCGTAGCGGCCGCGACCACCGACCTCGTGCTGACCGGCAACCCGACCGCCATCAACGCCGTCCTCGGCGCCGGCGTCGGAGCTCTCGCGCTCACGGCCGCAACCGTCGGACTGTGGCGGCAAGACCGGCGTCTGTAGGAGGCCACGAATGGGCGCGACCCCGGCCCACCGCCGCAAGGCGAGGCAGACCGCAGCCGCCTGGCGCTGGGTCTACGACGACCCACGATGGGCCCTCCTTCGCGACCAGGTCCTATCCGAAGAGGCCCTCTGCCGCGCCGGGTGCGGACGCCCACCCACCGTCGTCGACCACATCCGACCCCACCGAGGCAACGAGCAGCTCGCGTTCGACCGGGCCAACCTCCAAGCCATGTGCAAGCCCTGCCACGACGCCAAGACCGCACGCGAGACCGGCTTCGCCGACGGCGGCCGACGCCTCCAACACACCGCCCGCATCACCCTGGTGTGCGGGCCACCCTGCTCCGGCAAGACCACCTGGGTACGCGAGCACGCCGAGCCCGGAGACCTCGTCGTCGACTGGGACGCGCTCGCCCTGGCTCTCGGCTCACCCCACGGCCACGAACACCCCGCCGCCCTGCGGCCCTTCATCGCCGAAGCGAGAGACGCCGTCCTCGCCCGCCTCGACCGAGCCCACAACCTCAACGCGGTCTGGGTCATCGCCACCGCCCCCAGGCAGGCAGACCGCGAGCGGCTCACCCCCGGAGCGCACGTCGTGGTCCTCGCCATCCCCGAGGACGAATGCGTGCGCCGCGCTCGCCGAGATGGCCGGCCAGGCGATACGATTGAAGCGATCGAGTCCTGGTGGCGCGTCTACCGCGCAGACCAGATGACCCCGGCGACGTGATCGCACCCCCAGGGGGGATGTGAATCTTTCCGCCGGGGAGGGTTTCGAACGCAGGCGGGGGCGGTGCGCGCGCGACCGCCAGTTTCAGCCGGGTTTCTGAGGATCTTGTAACCGCCGCTCACATCACGTGACATGCCCTGGGGGTGAGCCATGGGTGCCCGTGGTCCCGTCGGCCAGTCCGACAACGTCCGTGCCCTGCGGGGCAACCCCGGCGGCCGGCCAGCTCCCGCCCGCGTGACCGCCTCGCCCGGCGTGCCGGACGTGCCCGACTGGCTGGATGACGAGGCACGCGCCGAGTGGGAGCGGATCGTGCCCGACCTCGACCGGCTGGGCGTCCTGGCGAAGGTGGACCGGGCTGCGGTGGCTACGTACTGCTCGGCCTGGTCGAAGTTCGTGGCGGCCGAGCAGCTGCTGCAGAGCGACGACCTGGTGGCCGAGCGGCGGGCGGGCAACGGCCCGGCGAAGAACCCGGCCTGGCAGATCTGGCGGGAGGCGGCAACGACCGTTGCGGCTCTGGCGAAGGAGCTGTTCATCACGCCGAACGCCCGCCTCCGCTCGGTGAAGCCGGAGGGTGACGACGATGACCCGGGGGACGGCATCCTCGACTGAGGCAGCGCGGCGCGTGCAGCTGACGCGCGAGATCGACGAAGCGGTGGCGCGGTGGGTCGACGAGGGCCTGGTGCAGGGCACCGAGTGGCTCGCCGAGGGCCGACGGCCGCTGATGTGCACGCCGCTTCCGGCGCCGCCTGGGACGTGGTTCGATCCGGAAGCGGTCGAGCGGGTCCTGAAGTTCTTCCTGCTGCTGAAGCAGCTGATCGGCCGTCACGCCGGGCGTGAGTTCCGGCTGCTGGACTGGCAGGTGCGCTACCTGATCGCGCCGGTGTTCGGGTTGAAGCGCCCCGACGGCTACCGGGTGATCCGGACCGTGTGGTTCGAGATCCCCCGCAAGAACGGCAAGTCCACGATCTGCTCGGGGCTGGGTCTGTACTTGTTCGCCGCGGACCGGGAGGCCGGCGCGGAGGTGTACGCGGCGGCCGGTGACCGCGACCAGGCGAACATCGTCTTCCGCGCGGCCGCGAACATGGCGTCGGGGTCGCCGCCGTTGAAGAGGAAGCTGGGCCGTCGGGGCATTCAGCGCAAGCTGCTGGAGCACCCGGTCACGCACTCCATCTTCCGGGCCCTGTCGAGCGAGGGTCTGCGCGCGCACGGTCTCAACGTGCACGGCGGCGTCATCGACGAGGTCCACGTCCACAAGAACCCAGACGTCGTCGATGCCCTGGAGACGGGTACCGGCTCGCGTACCCAGCCGCTGATCGTGTTCATCACCACGGCGGACGACGGCGCGGAGACCGGCTCGATCTACGCGACGAAGCGCGAGGAGATCGAGGCCCTGGCCGGCGGGCACGCCGAGGACCCCACGGTGTGGGGTGTGGTGTTCGGCGCGGACGAGTCGGCCGAGGAGTTCGACCCGTTCGCCGAGGAGACGCTGCGCACGGCCAACCCGGGCTACGGGGTCACGGTGCTGGCGGACTACCTGGCGGGCAAGGCCGCGCAGGCGCAGCGTTCGCCGCAGCAGCTGAACCGGTACCTGCGGCTGCACCTGAACGTCCGCACGAAGCAGACCACCCGGTGGCTGCGGATGGAGGACTGGGACGCCAGCGCGCGCACCCCCTCGGGCGTGCCGGTGGCGGTAGAGCTGTCGGCCCTCGAGGGAAGGCAGTGCTACGGCGGGCTGGACCTGTCGAGCACCACGGACATGACGTCCTTCAGTCTGTGGTTCCCGCCGGAGACGGACGATCCGGTGGAGCCGCACATCTGGGTGCCGTTCTTCTGGCTGCCCGAGGACCGCATCAAGGAGCTGACGAGGCGTACCAAGGTGCCGCTGGACCGGTGGGCGGAGACGGCGGCGCACGCCGGTCCGGCGCTGCGGCTGACTGAGGGCAACGTGGTCGACTACCGGGCCGTGCGGGAGCTGATCACCGAGGACCTGGCGGAGCGGTTCGAGATCCTCGCAGTCGGCTACGACCGGTGGAACGCCACGGAGACGGTGAAGGAACTGGCCGACGCGGGGCTGGAGATGGAGCAGGTGTCCCAGGGCTACGCGGGGCTGAACCAGCCGTGCCAGCAGTTGGAGCGCCTGGTGCTGTCCCAGCGGATCGCGCACGGCGGGCATCCGATCCTGCGCTGGCACATCGACTGCGTGGGCCTGAAGACGAACACCGACGGCTATGTGAAGCCGGTCAAGCCCGACCGGCAGACGAGCAGTAAGCGCATCGACGGCGTGGCCTCCGGGCTGAACGCGCTGGCGATGCATCTGGCGCGGGTCGAGCCGGAGGAAGTGCCGGAGCCGAGCATCCGCATCATCGGCGCCTGATCAACGACGGAGGGGTGCGCGGTGGACGAGCGGCGAATGCAGTGGCTGTGCGAGCTGTGCGGCCTGGCCGCAGGAACGGCCGGCGTGGTCCTGGTGGGGGCGTCCCTTGAAGGAGTGCTCGGAGCCGGGCTGGCGCTGCTGCCGGTGGCCGCCATCTTGCTGGTGCTGGGCAACACGACGGGGGGTGATCGCTGATGCCGCTGCTTCGCCGTCTCCGCGACCGCCGTGCGGGGCGCCAGGAACGGGGGCGCAAGAGCCTGCCGCCGCTGACTGGTTCCTCCACGGCTGCGGACGTCAGGGTCACGCCCGAGCGTGCGCTGCAGGTGGCCGCGGTCTACTCGTGCATCCGGCTGCTGGCCGAGACCGGCAGCATGCTGCCGACCGGCGTGTTCCAGCGGCAGGGCAACTCCCGTGTGCCGTTCGACGAACACCCCGTGACACCGCTGGTGACCTACCAGGCCAACCCGCAGTTGCCCGCTGGGGAGTTCTGGGCGCAGGTCCTGGGATGGATGCTGCTACGCGGCAACGCCGCGGCCTACATCGAGCGCTCGGGCGGAGGGCAGCCGGTCGGCCTGTGGCCGATCGCGTGGACGAGTGTCGAGCCGCGCCGGGTGAGGAACACCGGGGAACTCGTCTACAAGGTCACCCTGGCTGACGAAGAGTGGGCACCGATCCGGGAGCAGGACGGCCTGGTCCGTGCTGAGAACCTGCTGCACTTCCGCAGCTTCGGCATCGGCGGCATCGAGGGCCTGTCACCGATCGGCATGGCCCGCCAGGCGGTCGGCACCGGCTTCGCGGCCACCTCCTACATCGGCGGGTTCTTCGCCCGCGACGCCTCCCCAGGTGGCGTCGTGTCGGTGCCAGGCAAGCTGGACGACAGACAGTACGAGCGGCTGACCCGCCAGTGGCAGGACCTGCACGAAGGCTTCGACAAGTCCCACCGCCTGGCCGTGATGGAAGGCGGCGCGAAGTGGGACAAGACCACGCTGTCCCCGGCGGACGCCCAGTTCCTCGAGGTCTACAAGCTCACCCGCACGGAGATCGCGGGAATCTTCGGCGTGCCGCCGCACATGATCGGCGACGTGGAGCGGTCCACGTCGTGGGGCTCCGGCATCGAGCAGCAGTCCCTCGGCTACGTCATCTACTCGCTGCTGCCATGGCTGACCCGCATGGAGCGCACCGCCCGGCATCTGCTCGGCGACCCCAGCGTCTACATGAAGTTCAACCCGGACGCGCTGCTGCGGGGTGACACCCCGCAACGCTTCAGCGGCTACGCGCAGGCCCGCCAGTGGGGCTGGATGTCCGTCAACGAGATCCGCGCCAAGGAGGACGAACCGCCGATCGAGGGCGGGGATGAGTACCTGCAGCCGCTGAACATGGTGCCCGCCGGCAGCCCAGCACCAGCCGAGCAGCGTGCCCTGCCGCGCCGCCCGCACCAGCGGGCGGAGACGGCGGAGTCCCCGTCGCTGGAGGAGCTGCCCGCCTGGGTGCAGCGGCATCACGAGCAGATCGCCGAGTTCTTCGCCGAGCAGGGCGAGCGGGTGCTGGCCGAGCTGAACTTGCGGCCGGACGCGACCGCCGAGGAGATCATCGACGAGGCCGCGGAGAACGAGGAACTGACCGCGATCCTGCTGCTGCTCGCCCGCGGCGTGGTCGCCGAGGTCGGCGCCTCGACGGCCGCCACGCTCGGCGGTGCGTTCGCGGCCGAGCAGACCCTGTCCGTGCTGGCGGCCGGTGCGGCGGCCACCGCCGCGAACATCAACGCCACTACCCGCCGGGAGCTGGCGCATCAGTTCACCGTCTCCAACGCGCCCGCCGACGTGCAGGCGATGTTCGGGCGGATGACGCAGGCCCGAGCCCTGCAGCTCGCGCGGGCACGGGTGAACTACCTGTCCAACTTCGGCGCCCACGAGGGAGCCAAGCAGGCCGGCGCCCGCACCAAGACGTGGCGGGTGTGGGACCCCAACCCCAGGCCGACGCACTCCGAGGCCGACGGGCAGACCGTCGGCCTGCGGCAGATGTTCACCATCGGCACCCATCAGGGCCGTTGGCCGCACGACTACCTGCTCGGCGTGGACGAGATCGCCGGGTGTACCTGCCGTCTGCAGTTCAACCTGTAAGGGAGGCGCGATGCCGCGCACACGTGAGGTCCGCGCGTTCCCGCTGACGGACCTTGAGATCCGGGCCGCCGACGACGAGGCGGCCCGGCTGCGTTTTAGGGGCCGGGCCATCGTCTACGACTCGATGTCCGAGGACATGGGCGGCTGGCGCGAACGGATCGTGCCGGGGGCCGCGACCCGCACCCTGGCCGCGAATCCGGACGTCAGGTTCCTGATCAACCACGACCCGAACCTGCTGCTGGCCCGCACGGCCGCCGGGACGGCCACGCTCGCCGAGGACGACGCCGGCGTGCTCGTCGAGGCGGACATGGCGGACGTGTCCTACGCCCGCGACCTGGCCGTGTCCCTGGAGCGGGGCGACATCACGCAGATGTCGTTCGGGTTCTGGGTCACCGCCGACGGCTGGGCGGGCAACACCCACGAGGTGTTCGGCATCGACCTGGACGGCGGCGACGTCAGCGTCGTGACGTACCCGGCGTTCGCCGCGACCTCGGCGGAGCTCCGCTCGGCCGCCGCCCGTCAACTCGGGCCGCTTGAGGCCCCGGACACGGAGCAGGTCACGCGTGCGCTCGCGGAGATGCGCGCGGGCAAGGTCCTGTCCGCCTCGAACCGGCAGCTGGTGCAGGACGCCCGCGACGCGCTCGACGCGCTGCTGGAGGCCGCCGACGCCCGCTCCCTGCCCGAGCCCGGCTACCCCGCCGAACGGGCCCGTCACCGGCTGCACGAGATGGAACTGCTCGCGCAGCTGTAACCCCTCCACTTCCCGGCCGTCCGGCCCGGGACCATCCCACCCTTCACCCCTGTGAGGAGACCCCCATGCCCACCAGCGTGGAGCTGCGGCAGCAGCGGGCCGGCGTCGTCGAGTCGATGCGGTCCATCACCGAACGAGCCGAGGGCGAGAACCGCAGCCTGAACGCCGAAGAGCGCCAGTCCTACGACCGGCACGAGGAAGATTTCCGCTCGCTGACCGAGCGCATCCAGCGCCTGGAGGCCGAGGAGCAGCGGGCCGCGCAGATGGCCGAGCCGATCCGCCGCGGCAACGGCCCGGACGACGGCAATCGCGGCACCGACGAGCAGCGCGCCCAGGAACGCCGGGCCGCGTTCTTCCAGGCTCTGCGCCGCGGTCTGCCGCGCATGGCGCCCGAGCAGCGCGCCCTGGTGGAGAACACGGCCGGCGAGATCCTCGTGCCGGAGGACCTGGAGACCGAGATCATCCGGGCCCTGCCCGCGCTGACCGTCGTGCGCAGCATGGCCAGCACCCGCCCCACCACCTCCAACCGGGTCCGCAGGCGGAGCCTGGACGAGGTGACCGTCGGCTGGGGCAAGCTGGAGACCGGCACCGCCCTCACCGACTCCATGCCCGACACCCCGACGGAAGAGTTCACCTACGTCGAGGACCTGTACGGTCTGGCGAAGATCGGCGAGGACGAGCTCGACGACACCGACGTCAACCTGGAGTCGTTCGTCCGCGACTCGTTCTCCCGCGCTGTCGGCGAGGCCGAGGACACCGCGTTCACCATCGGCACCGGACACGCCAGCCAGCAGCCGGTCGGCTTCATGACCGCTGGCGGCGGTGTGTCGACCGTCGCAGCAGCGGCGGCTGCGGCCATCTCCGTCGACGACATGAAGAAGCTGATCTACGCGGTGCCCGCGCAGTACCGGCGCAACGGCCGCTTCGCGCTGTCGTCCACCACCGAGCTGGCCATCTCCGTGCTGAAGGACCTGAACGGCCAGTACATGTGGCAGCCGTCCAACCAGGCCGGCCGTCCGAACACGTTCCTCGGCTACATGCTGGAGAACCAGGAAGACATCGCCTCCGTGGCCGCCTCCGCCCGGTCGGTGGCGTTCGGTGACTTCAACGCCGGATACCGCATCTACGACCGGCAGGGCATGACGGTGAAGGTCCTGGACCAGCTGTATGCCGAGGACGGCATGATCGGCTGGAAGATCCGGATGCGGGTCGGCGGCGACGTCGTCCGCCCGGACGCCCTGCGCATCCTCGCTCACCCGGCCGCCTGATGCGTATCGAGATCCTCGCCGTTCCGTCCGTCTCGGACGGGGCGGGCAACCGCTACCGCACGGGCCAGATCGTCGACATCGACGAGGATCTGGCCCGCGCGTGGGTCGCTGCGGGCCATGCCCGCAGCACGTCGGGCAAGGCCGCGGCCAAGCGCACCGCCACCCGCCCGGCGCCGCGCACCGCCGCCCCGAAGCCCAAGGAGCCCGACGACGGCGGTCCCGCGCCGTCGGGTGAAGCGGGCTCCGACGGCAGCGAGTGAGGGAGGTGAGCCGTGGCGTCACCCTGGGCCACGCCGGAGGACCTGCGGCTGCACCTCCGGCTCGACAGCATCGACGCCGCGCAGGCTGCCGTGGCGATCGCCGCCGCCGAGACCATCATCCGCGCAGCCCTGCAGCAGACCATCGACGCCGTTGCCGACGACACCACCGTGCTGGTCGGCAACGGGCGGCGTGTGCTGAACCTGCCCGAGATGCCCGTCACCGCAGTCGCCTCCGTCCACCAGGACGGCGAGCTGCTCACCGAGGGCAGCGACTACCGGTGGAACCGGTACGGCATCCTCACCCGCCTCGGCGAGCCGACGTGGCGGGGACGGCTGGCCGCCTGCTGGCCTCTCGATGCCGAGGTCGCCGTCGTCAACAGCCACGGCTACACCGTGGTGCCAGCCGCGGTGAAGCAGGTGTGTGTGCAGCTCGCCGGGCGGGCCTGGGTCAATCCCCAGGGCCTGGCGTCGGAGTCGATCGGGGACTGGTCCGGTACGTGGGACAAGGCCCGCGCCGGGGACGCGCTGACGGACTACGAGATGGGCCTGCTGCAGGACTACGCCCGCGGTCCCGAGAGCCGGTAAAGGGGGTGGCCCTGTGAGCCGTGTCTCGCACCGCTTGAACACGACCGTGCCCGTGTGGCGGGCGAGCACGGTCGACGACGGCGGGGGCGGCCAGGAAACCACCTGGGTGCACATCGCCACCCCGCGCGCCCGCCGCTCGCAGCCGAGGGCGCGGGAGCGGCAGGCCGCCGACCAGGCGGGCGCCCAGCTGGATGAGACCTGGTACTTCGACCCCGGCACGGACGTGCGGCGCGGCGACGAACTGCGGCCGCCCGGGCGGGTGCTGGAGGTCATCGCCACCTTCGAGCCGTCAGAGCCCGGCACCTACCTGCGGGCGGACTGCACCACCCGCCAACTCCTCAACGGCACCTAGGAGATCACCATGGCCATCCTGTCCGCACAGGCGCTGCCCCTGTCGGGGCTGCAGCCCACCTACGACAACGCTGCCGGCGGCGGCGACCAAGCCCCGATCGGGGAGAAGCTGGTGCTGCACGTCCGCAACGGCGACGCCGCCTCCAAGACGGTCACAATCGCGACCCCGGGCACGGTCGGCGACCTGGCAGTGGCCGACGCATCACAGGTGATCCCCGCCTCCGGGGCGGCGTTCATCCCGCTGAAGTCTGTGTTCCGGGACCCGGCGACCGGCCGCGCCAGCATCACCTACAGCGCGGTCACTTCGGTCACCGTCGCCGTCCTGCAGCTGCCCTGACCCGTGGCCAGGCGGAGCAGGCTGGACGGCTTGCAGCGCGCGCTGCGCGCGATCGAGCGGGTGCCCGAGGCGATGAACGAGGCACGCAAGGAGACGCTGCACGAGTGGGCAGACAGTGTCCAGCACACCGCCGAGGACAAGGTGCCCCGCGACAAGGGCAACCTCTGGGAGGCCCTCGACCAGCGCGTCAACGAGCAGTACGGGCGGGCGGAGGTCGGCGTGTGGGATCCGGCCGAGTTGGAGTACGCCCTGTACGTGGAGAAGGGCACCAGCAGCATGCCCGACCAGCCCTACCTCGTACCCGCGTTCAACGAGCACCGCCGCCAGGTCACGCGCACCTACCGGGTCGCGTTCCGACGGCACCTAGGAGGGGGTGAGTGACATGGCCGCCACCGTCACACTGCCGGTATTCATTCGCGTCGGCGACGGCGCAGAACAGCAAGTCGGCACCATCACCGCGGACTCGGCACCAGAGATGCAGCTGTCTCAGGCTGAGCTGCTGCGGATGATCGCCGCCGAGATTGAAAGCCTGCTCGACGACCGACCGGCAGCAGAAGGACGGCAGGGGTGACGGCCGCGCTGTGGCCGCTGCAGGTGGCTGTCGTGCAGAAGGCGCGCGCCCACGCCCCGCTGACCGCACTCGTGTCCGGCGTGTATGACGAGGTGCCCGATCCCGCCCCGTTCCCCTACGTCTCGCTCGGCTCGATCACCGAGAACGTCGACGACGCCCACAACCAGCGCGGCCTCGAGGCCTCCGTGGTGTGGCACGTGTGGTCGAAGTACCGCGGCTTCAAGGAGGCCGCCGAGATCCTCGCCGCCCTCGACGCCGCCCTGGACCGGCAGCCGCTGACGGTGGCCGGCTTCACCGACGTGTCGATCGCGCACCAGCTGCACACCGAGGTGCGCGACCCCGACCCCGACATCAGGCACATCAACGTCAGCTATCGCGTGTGGCTGACCAAGTCGTAAAGGAGACAGGCCCATGGCTGGTCTGGACGCTTTCGGCACCCAGCTGCAGCGCGGTGACGGTGCCACCCCCACGGAAGTTTTCACGGCGATCGCGAACGTCACGGACATCACCCCGCCGGGTATCGAGCGGGAGACCTACGACGTCACCGCCCACGATTCCCCGGAGGCGTGGCGGGAGTTCATCGGCGGTCTGAAGGACGGCGGGGAGGTGGAGATCGAGGTCAACTACGACCCGCGTGACCACGATGCGCTGATCGCCGACTTCGCCGATCCCAACCCCCGCAACTACAAGGTCGTGTGGCCCAACAGCCTGGGCAACTGGGCGTTCGGGGCGATCCTCACGAACTTCGAGCCCGAGGCGCCGCACGACGACAAGCTCGCTGCGTCCGTCACCTTCAAGGTGTCCGGCAAGCCGACCATCACCACGGGAGCGTGACGTGACGTACCTGTCCGCAGAGCAGATCCTGGGCGCCGACGACCTCGGCTACGAGGACGTCCCCGTGCCCGAGTGGGGCGGCACGGTGCGGGTGCGGGAACTGCCCGGCACCGAGCGGGACAAGTTCGAGTCGGCGTTCGTCGGCAAGGACGGCGCCAGCGTGCGGGCCGAGGGCCTGGAGGGATTCCGTGCCCGGCTGGCCGCCGCGTCGATCGTGGACGCCGACGGCAACAAGCTGTTCCGGTCCGTCGCCGAGGTCAAGCGGCTGGGCGAGAAGTCCGCCCGCGCGCTGCAGCGGGTGTGCGATGCCGCCATGCGCCTGTCGAAGATGTCCGAGGAGGACGTCAAGGAGCTGACGGGAAACTGAGAGCGCGGCCAGAGCGGCAGTTCTACTACCGCCTGGCCGCGCACCTCGGCGCCCGTTCAGTGCGTCACATGCTCGCCGACATGGGCTCCGCCGAGCTCACTGAGTGGCAGGCATACGAGAAGCTCACCGGCCCCCTGGGCGGTGCGCGCGGCGACGTCCAGGCCGCGCTGATCGCCTCCGTGATCGCCGCGGCGAACCGCGGCAAGGGCCAACGCGCCCCGACAGTGGCCGACTTCATGCCGCGCTGGGACCGGGCCAAGGTCCGCAAGACCCCGGAAGAACTGTTCCGGCAGGCGCAGATGGCGAACGCCGCCCTCGGCGGCGGCTTCAACACCACAACTCCATAGGGGACTGGCGTCCCGTCTGAAAGGGGGTGATGGCCTGTGGCCACGCTCGCCTCCATGACGGTGCGCCTGGGCATCGACACCGACGCCCTGCGCGAGGGCGCCGACCGCGCCAAGGGCATCCTGGGCGGCCTCGGCAAGGCCGTCGCCGGGCTCGGCGTCGGCGCGCCGGCCGCCGCCGCGGTGACGGCCGGTGTGGGCGGAATGGCGGCCGCGTTCGCCTCGGCGGGCGTGGCGGCGAAAGCGTTCCAGCTGGCGGTCGGCCCGCAGATGCAGGACGTCGCCGAGGTCGCCACCCTCGCCGAGGAGGCGGAGAAGGCGGCCGCGGCCGGCGCCGAGGACGCAGCGGAGAAGCAGCAGGCCTACAACGACGCCCTGGCCCAGCTGCCCAAGAGCACGCAGGCGATGGCGAAGGAGTTCGTCGGGCTGAAGAAGGACTACAGCGAGTGGTCCGACAGCCTGTCCGACACCACGATGCCGGTCTTTACCAAGGGCCTGCAGGTCGTGCGGCGGCTGCTGCCCATGCTGACCCCGTTCGTCAAGGAAGGCGCAAAGGCGTTCGGGGAGTTCGTCGACGAGATCGACCGCAGCACGAAGGGCAAGGGGCTGCAGGCGTTCGCCGACTCCATGGCGAAGGTCGCCGGGCAGAACCTCAAGAGCCTCCTGTTCGGGCTGAAGAACATCGCGGTCGGGATCGGCGGTGTGATCAAGGCGTTCCTGCCGCTGTCGACGACGATGTCCGGCGGGTTCGAGGAGTCGACGGCGGCGTTCGCCAAGTGGGGTCAGGGCCTCAGTAACAGCGAGGGCTTCGCCGAGTTCATCGCCCTCGCCCGCCAGGGCGGCCAGGTCCTCGGCACGCTGGCCACAACCGCGTTGAAGCTGGTTGTCGCCCTGGCGCCGCTGATCGGGGTCACGGCCACCATCGCCCTGCACCTCGCCGAGCTGATCAACGCCCTGCCGCCCGGGGTGGTGCAGGCGCTGGCGTTCGCGATCCTCGGCGCGGTCGTCGCGTTCAAGGCCTTCCGTGCCGCGTCCTCGGCGGTCGACACCGCGAGTGCCCTGATCAACTCCCGCCTCGGGCGGATGGCCCGGCGGTGGGTGACCACCGCGGCGACGAGCATCAAGTCGGGGCTGCGGATCGCCGCGTCGGCGACCGTCACGGCCGCGCGTACCGCGGGGGCGTGGGCGGCCGCGGCCGCGCGTGCGACCGCCACGTGGCTGGCCACGATGATCCGGGTCGCCGCCGTGACCGTCGCGCGGTTCGCGATGATGGCCGCACGGGCGATCATCTGGGCGGCGACGATGGCCGCGCAGTGGCTGATCGCGATGGGCCCGATCGGCTGGATCATCGCCGCCGTCATCGCCCTGGTGGCGCTGATCATCATCTACTGGGACGAGATCAAGGCCGCCACGCTCAAGGTGTGGTCGTGGATCACCGAGTTCCTGCGCGGCTTCGTCACCGGCGCCCTCGGCATCCTCCAGCGCCTCGCCGCGATCCCCGGCAAGATCGCCGACTGGTTCGGGCAGGCCAAGGACTGGGCCATCCGCAAGTTCGTCGAAATGACCCTGTGGCTGGCCGGTCTGCCGGGCCGCGTCGGAAAGGCCCTGTCCGGGCTGCTCGGCGTCGTCCGGCAGCGGGCCACCTCGGCGTTCCAGGCCTTCCGTAACGCGGCCGTCACGCGGGCGATCGCCCTCGTCTCCTGGGTGCAAGGCCTGCCGGGGAGGATCTCGCGCGCCATCGGCAACCTCGGCAGCCTGCTGTACGGGGCGGGCCGCGCCCTCATCCGGGGCTTCGTCAACGGCATCAAGAACATGCTCGGCTCCGTCAAATCCGCCGCGTCCTCCGTCGTCTCCGCAGCCAGAGACTTCTTCCCGTTCTCCCCCGCGAAGGAAGGCCCGTTCTCCGGGAAGGGCTACACCCTGTACTCCGGCCGCGCGATCGCCGACGCCTTCGGGCAGGGGATCCTCGACGGCGCCCCGGGCGTGCAGTCCGCCCTCGATGGCCTGGTCGACGTGCCCGGCCTGGGCGCCGTCAACCGCGGCCGCCGCACCCAGCTCGCCACCCAGGCGACCGGGCTGCGCATCGAGCTGGCAGGGCCAGCGGACATGAAGCGCCTCATCCGCCGCATCGTGCAGACCAACGGCCGCGGCGGCGACACCGATGACACCTTCGGCACCAAGTAAGGAGGCCCCTGGTGGCGTTCCCTGACACCCCGCTGGACGCCCGTTTCGAGCTGCTCGCCGGCGGGGTGTGGATCCCCGTGCCGACCTATGAGCGCGGCAACATCGTCGTCGAGCACGGCCGCCCGGACATGGGATCGCAGACCGACCCGGGCAGCCTGCAGATCACGATCAACAACCGTGACGGCCGCTTCAGCCCCCGTAACCCCGAGTCGGATCTGTTCGGGCTGATCGGCCGCAACTCCCGTGGCCGGCTGTCCGTGCCCGGCACCGTCTCCTACCTGGAACTGGACGGCAACGCAGCCAACAACGCCTCCACCCCGGACACGGCCGCGCTGGACATCACCGGCGACCTTGACCTGCGCTGGGAGGGCGAGCCCAACTGGTACGGGCCCGGCACGCACGTCCTCATCGGCAAGTGGGGCGACGCTGGACAGCGCTCGTACCACCTGCGCCTGGACAACGGCACTCTCGTCATGCACCTCGGGCGCGACGGCATCGTCGGGCCTGCCCCGTTCTGGACGCTGCCCGTGCTGCCCCGCCGGGCCGCCGTGCGCGCCACCCTGCAGGGCGGCGAGTTCGTCCGCTTCTACTGGGCCCAGAGCCTGGCCGGTCCGTGGACCCAGTTCGGCGACGTCGTCACGATCACCAGCCCGCTCACCGGGGGCATCTTCGTCAGCACCGCCCCGCTGACCATCGCCCCCAGCCAGACGGACTCCACGCCGCCCCGCATCGCCATGGCCGGCCGCGTGGACAAGGCCGAGGTCCGCAACGGCATCGACGGCGTAGTCGTCGCGAGCCCGGACTTCTCCGCCCAGACGGCGGGCACTACCTCGTTCGTGGACGGTGCGGGACTCACCTGGACGCTGTCCGGGACGGCCGCCATCCGTGACCGCGAGGACCTCATCGTCGTCGAGGTGCCCGAGTGGCCGCAGAGCTGGCGCCCCGACAGCTCGGACGCGTGGGTGTCCATCGAGGGCGCCGGCATCCTGCGCCGCATGGGGCAGGGCAAGAAGGCCCTGCAGTCCACCCTGCGCCGCCGCATCCCGAGCTTCGATCCGCTCGCGTACTGGCCGATGGAGGAAGGCAAGTCCGCCACTCAGGCGTCGAGTCCCGTCGCTGGCGTCGCTGCGCTCTCGCTGTCCTCGGCGGCCTGGGCGGAAGCCGATTCGCTGGCCAGTTCCGGGCCGCTGCCCGTCATCCAGCCCGCCACCGGGTCACCGTCGCTGATGTCGGGCCGCGTCCCGGCCCCCGGCGCCGCGCTGACCGCCTGGCATGTGCAGTGGGTGTACCGCATCGACACCGGCCCCGCGGTCCGGCGCACGTTCATGCGGATCCTGGCCACCGGCACGATCGCCGAGTGGTACATCCAGTCGGGCACGGACGGCTCGACCATCCTGGGCCGCGACGCCGACGGCACCACGCTGGTCAGCCAGGGCATCGCCACCGGCCTGGACCTGTTCGGGCAGTGGGTGCGGGTGAAGTTCGCCGTCACGCAGAACGGCGGGAACATCGACTGGTCGATCGTGTGGACCGATGTCGGCGGCGACGCCGGCAGCTTCAACGCCTCGGTCGCGGGCACCGTAGGCCGGCCGACCGCCGTCGCCTCGCCCCCCAACGGGTTCTCCGCCGACCTCAACGGCATGGCCATCGGGCACATCTCGGTGTGGCCGACCGCCGACACCGCCGCCTATGACCGGGCCATCGACGCCTGGACCGGGGAGACCGCGTGGGAGCGGCTGCGGCGCCTGGCCTCCGAGGAGAACCTGCCGCTTGCCCGCATCCCCGGCCCCGAGACGCCGGAGCTGGTCGGCGCGCAGACCCCGGACACGCTGCTGACGCTGCTGCAGGCCGCCGCGGACGCCGACGGCGGCCTGCTCCTGGAAGACCAGACCCGGCCCGGGCTGGTGTACCGGGAGCGCTCCAGCATGTACAGCCAGGAACCGGGGCTGACCCTGGCCTACAGCGCCCCGACGGCCCTGGCCACACCTTTGGATCCCGTCGACGACGACACCGCCACCCGCAACGACCGCACCGTCCACCGCGACGGCGGCAGCGAGGGGCGGGCGTTCCTCGAGGAAGGCCCGCTGTCGGTGCAGGACCCGCCCGACGGGATCGGCCTCTACGACGACAGCGTGACTCTGTCCCTGCACCACGACGACCAGACCGAGCCGATCGCCTACTGGCGCCTGAACCTGGGCACCTTCGACGGGCCCCGCTACCCGCAGGTCAAGGTCCTGCTGCACAAGGCACCGAACCTGATCCCGGCCGTCCTGGCGCTGCGCGAGGGCGACCTGATCCGCATCACCGGCCTGCCCAAATTCGTCGGCTTCGGCGACGTCGACCTGATGGTCGAAGGCATCCGCCACGAGGCCGGCCTGCAGCGCTGGGAGGTCACGTTCAACTGCAGCCCGGGCCAGCCGTGGCAGGTCGCGCGCGTGGGCGACGGCGAGCGCGGCCGCGTGGACACCAGCCCGGGCCGCTCCGCCCTCACCGTGGCCGCCGGGGCTGCCGACACCCAGCTGCTGGTGCACACACCGCTGTCGAGCCCGCAGGCGCCCCGCCCGTGGATCACGTCGCTGGACCGGCTCAGCACCAACCCCGACTTCGAGACGGACCTGTCCGGGTGGACGGCCACCGGCTCGACGCTCGCGCGGGTGCCCACGCCGCGGCCCGCGCCGTTCGGCGGCCAGTGGTGCATGCAGATCACCCCCAACGGGATCGCGACCCTGGCCTATGCCTCGTCCGGGGCGGTGCCGGTCGTCGCGGGAACCACCTACCACCCGTATGGGTGGCTGCGCTGCAACGTGGCCCGGGGCGTGGATCTGAACGTCAACTGGTACGACGCGGGCGGCACCTACCTGTCCACCAGCAACATCAACCACACGGTCGTGGCGAACGAGTGGACGAAGTACACGGGCGGCTTCACCGCCCCGGTGGGTGCGGCGACCGCCCGGGTGTTGCCCACCCTCGGCGCCACCCCGCCCGCCTCGCATGTGCTGCTCGCCGCCGTGGTGTTCCTCGGCAGCGGCGCCACAGGCGAGTACGCGCGCGGCTTCCCCCTCGACCTGCGCCTGGGCGGCGAAGTCGTCCGCGCCACCGCCAACACCCCCGCCGTCCTCGACACGTTCGGGCGGACCGTCGCGGGCGCCTGGGGGGCGGCGGACACCGGGCAGACGTGGTCCCTCGTCGGGAACACCGCCGACTTCAGCGTCGGCTCCGGATACGGGCAGGTCGCCCAGCCGACGACGGGCATCGCGCACATCACCCAGGTTGCGGCGCCCGGCCCGGACGTCGACCTGTACGTCGACGTCGCCACGTCGGTGCTGGCGTCGGGAGCGTCGCTGTTCGCGGGCCCGATCGTCCGCGCCACCGGCAACACCAGCTGGTACATGGCGAGGCTGGAGTTCACCACGGCGGCCACCATCCTGCTCACCCTACGGAAGCGGCTGGGCGCCGAGTCCCAGCTGGCGACGACCTACACCAGCCCGTTCACCCACCTCGCCGGAACGTTCTACCGGGTCCGGTTCCGGGTGCAGGGCAGCTCGCTGGCGGCCAAGGTGTGGCTGGCCTCCAGCACAGAGCCGAGCGTGTGGCACATGGAGGCCACCGACTCCGACCTGACCGCCGCCGACAACCTCGGCACCCGCAGCTTCGCCAACACGGGCAGCACCGCCGTCAGCCCGCAGCTGCGGTTCGACAACCTGCGTCTCGTCACGCCGCAGCGGATGACCGTCCTGCGGTCGATCAACAACGTCACCAAGGCCCACCCCGCGGGGGCCGAGGTACGCGCAGCCCACCCCGCCCCGGTCGCCCTGTAAGGAGGCAGCGTGCCCCAATACCCCCTCATCCTTCCGGGGATGTTCGTCACCGACGACCTGCTGATGTCGATGCTCCCCTTCGACGTCATCAAGGAGAGCGAGACCACCCGCAGCAACACCACCACCCTCACCGACGACCCCGACCTGCAGATCGCCCTGGAGGCCAACGCCAGCTACCACGTGGCCTTCTACATCCACTACAGCTCAACGGCTGCCGCCGGTTTCAAAACGGCCTGGTCGGTGCCGCCAGGAGCGGCGGGCCTGCGGGCCTGCTGGGGCGTCGACACCGCCCCCACCAACACCACCAACCCCACGGGCGACGGCCGCTGGGGTGTCCACGCCTTCGCCACCGAAACCAGCTACGGCACCCGCAACGGCTCCAGCCAGGTGATGGCGTGGGAGACCGGCGACGTCAACACCTCGTCCGCCGGAGTCCTCGCGCTGCAGTGGGCGCAGACCACCTCCAATGCCGGTACCACGCGTGTGGCCGGCCGCTCGTACATGCGCGTCGAACGCATCGCCTGAGACGCCCCGCCACCCCGTTCGCCCCGCGCCGCCCGGCCCGGGGCTTCTCTCATGCCTGGAGGCCCGCATGGCCACACCGATGGCGCCCCCCACGTTCCTGGACCGGCTACGCGACGAGGGCCTGGTCGTCGTCGAGGTCGGCGACTGGGAAGACCACAACCGCAACACCAAGGGCCCCTGGGGTCCCGTGCACGGCGTGATGATCCACCACACCGTCACCAAGGGCAGCGCCCGCACGGTGGCCATCTGCCGCGACGGCTACACCGAGTTGCCCGGCCCGCTGTGCCACGGCGTCATCACCAAGGACGGCCGTGTCCACCTGGTCGGCTACGGCCGAGCGAATCACGCCGGCCTCGGCGACGACGACGTCCTGCGCGCCGTCATCGCCGAGAAGGCGCTGCCGCCGGACAACGAGGCCAACACCGACGGCAACCGGCACTTCTACGGCTTCGAGTGCGAGAACCTCGGCGACGGCGAAGACCCGTGGCCCGAGGCCCAGCTGGAGGCGATCGAGAAGGCGGCCGCAGCGATCTGCCGGCACCACGGCTGGACCGAGCGGTCCGTGATCGGGCACCTGGAGTGGCAGCCCGGGAAGGTCGACCCGCGCGGCTTCACCATGGCGTCCATGCGTGCCCGGATCGCGAAGCGGCTCGACGACAGCAAGCCCGCCCCGAAGCCCGCTGCGCCCGCGCTGCCGAAGCCGAAGCGGCCGGTCGTGGACCTGTCCAGGCTGGTCGCCGCTGCCCGCTCCAACCCGAAGGCGTCAGGCACGCCGGTCACCTACGCAGGCGTGCGCATCGTCGAGACCGCCCTGGTCGACGCTGGACTCCTCGCCAAGGTCTACAGCGACGGCCACTTCGGCACAGCCACCGTCGACGCCTACGCCAAGTGGCAGCGCCGCCTCGGCTACTCCGGCAGCGCGGCCGACGGCATCCCCGGCAAGACCAGCCTCACCAAGCTCGGCGTCAAGTACGGGTTCACCGTCGCCGCCTGAACCGGAAGGAACGATCCATGAAGATCACCAAGTACGCGAAGGCGGCCGTGTCCGCCGTGGCCGCGGGCGCCGGATCCCTGTCCGTCGCCGTCACCGACGACACCGTGACCGCTGCCGAGGGCTGGGCGGCGCTGATCGCCGTCCTCGCCGCGCTCGGCTTCACCTGGGCGGTGCCCAACAGAGACCAGAAGGCCGAGGCGTGACGAGCGCACCGGACCCCGGGGTGTACATCAGTACGGCCCAGATGTATCAGGAGGTGAGGGACCTGGCTCAGGCGGTCGGCCGCATCGAATCGAAGGTGGACAACTTCGTTCAGGAGACCAAGGACATCCGCGGCGATCTCCAGGACCACGAGCTCAGGATTCGCACCCTCGAGCGCGCCCGCTGGCCGATGCCCACGATCGGCGTCCTCGCCGGTGTGGCGGGCGCGGCCACCGGCGCCATTGCCCTCTTCGCCCGCTGAACACCGCGCCCCCTGCACGGCCCAACGCGGGCTGTGCAGGGGGCATTTCGTCATGCCCGGAGTCAGCTCCCGGCGGGCTCCTGCCCGTAGACCGCCACCCAGCGGTCGCCGCGCATCACGATGTCGGCGGTCTCCACGGGCCGCCCGGTGCCCTGGTCGTAGTAGGTCCGCTCGATCGCGAGCACGGGCGCCGCCGGGTTCACGCCGAGCTGCTGGGCCTCCGCCCGGGTCGTCGCGCGCGCCCGCACTCGTTCAACGGGCTCGCCGACCTCGATGCCAATCACGCGCATGCGCGCAGCCACACCAACGCCCGCATACGGGCCTGCTTCTGGAAGCACGATCATCGACTGTCCCGTGACCGCCATCGGCTCCCACGATGTCGCCAGTTGCACCGGATGACTGTCGGCCAGGTAGACGTACTCGGTGCGCATCACAGGGTCGCCTTCGGCGATATCCAGCCGCTCGGCCGTGCGCGTGTCGGCGGCCGCGGTGACGGACTCGTGCCGCCATGTGCCGGCGCTGCCCTGCTCGGCCGCGCCCTGCGCAAAGGGCGAATCCTCCGAACGGCGTCGGTGGCGGCGCACCAGCAGCTGCGGCGTCTCGTCGCCGCGCACGTAGTGGCCGGCGCCGTGCCGGGAGATGACAAGGCCGTCCTGGACGAGGACGGAGTACGCGCGGGCGCAGACGGACGGCGAGACGTTGAACTCGCGGCCCAGCTCTGCAACCGACGGCAGCTTCGCTCCCGCTGGGAGTGCGCTGATCCGTTCGCGTAGGGCCTCGGCGATGTCGAGGTAGGGCGCCGGGGCTGCCACGAGGCCTCCTGTGGTTCGGGTGTGACGCACCTGACAGAGTACGAGGTTCAGCGCTACTCTTCGAGATGAGTTGGACTCACCTCACAGAGTCTCGGGGGTTTCGTCATGCCTGCCCGCCTGCGCGCCGTCGTACTGCGCGCCGACATGGAGCGCGTCACCGGGTGCGCCGCAGAGATCAGGGAGTACCCGAACCATCTGCGCGTATCCGTCCCAGCGCCCGCCGACCAGAACACGATGCAAGCACTGCTTGAGGTCGTGCAGTCGGCGGACTTCTGGGGCAGCAGCGACGGCACTGGCCAGCTCCGCGTGTGGGCTGGAGTCACGGCCCCCAAGTCACCACCGACGACCACGGCATGAGGGACAGCAGATGACCACAGACACCGTGAAGACCCCCACCGCCTACGGCTACTGCAGCTACCACGGCGGGCCCGCCGAGGACAGCCGGGTGATCTACGTACTCGACCCGCGACCAGGGGGCGTAGCGACGGCAGCCTGCCCGCCGTGCCGCGAGAAGTACCGCCTGGTCCCGCACGACGAGCGGCCGGCCCAATGACCCCCGACTTCGCCGACCCGCACGCGATGCTCGCCGTACCCCGCCACGCCGCCCTCACAGCGGCCCAGACGAGCGGCGCCGCCTGCGTCTGGTGCAGCGACCCGGCACCTGTCGCCCTCGGCCCGCGGCTCAGCACCCACGAGGGCACCCTGCGCCGCTGGGAACCACGCGCCTGCCACCCCTGCACCCGCCGCGAGGCCGACCGCGTGCACCGGCTCCACACACGCACATGCCCCCGCTGCCGGTCGCACGAGTACTGCCCGGAAGCCAAGGCCCTGCACACCCTGTCGCAGGCAGCTTCCGCCACGAGCCGGACAGGGCCCGTGGCGGGATGACGGCCGCCACCCCCCGAGGGCGGCCCGGGGCCGCCGCCGGTTGCGCCCCTGTGGCCGGCGGCGGGCTCTTCAACGCACGCGTCACGCCCATCGGACCTGACGCCGACAACCCACCCGAACCCCAAAGGAGCAGAGCCGGTGACCGACAAACAGCAGGACCGCACTCAGCGGAGCGACGACCTCCGGGCCGGTCGGGCGGCCGGGTACTGCTGGGTGCGTAACCCGCACCAGAGGGGCCGCTGCACGTGGGAGCCCGGCCACTCGGGCGACCACAAGGACCGCTACGCCCACACCGAGTGGAAGCAGACCCCGCCCCAGACTGCCCAAGCCCCCGCTACCGGTTCGCGCCGGCACCGGTAGCGGGAAGCGCGGCTGCCTCGTACGCCCCGTGACGGGTGGCCGCGGGCCCGCCGCTGGAGCGCCTCCCCTGGCGCCGGCGGCGGGCCACTCGGCGGGAGATCGTTGGCCAGAACGCGACGGTGGGCGAGACCTTCACACTGGGCACGAACCTCGCGCAGATATATGCGACCCGCATCTTTTGTTACCGCAGGTACGGATGTTGACTGTGGGTCAGCGAGCGCTTACCGAAGGAGGTCAGCAACATGAACCCCCAAGACGTGAGCGATCCGCAGCAGCGTGGAGATGCGGGCGTCAACATTGCCGGCCTCGATGTCCTGGTAGGTCTTGCGGCCTATGCGGGCGGCGAGGAAGACGCTCTCCTGGGTGCGGTTCTGGCGGTGCCGTTCGACGCGGATGCGGTCGCCGATGGCGCGTCGGCGTTCGATCAGCCAGGCGTCGTCATCGGGCAGGTGGGGCACCCGAATGACACTCTGCCCCTGATGATCATTAGTCAGCCTGGAAAACCACGCATTTTTTGATCAAGCAGCGGATGAGTGGCAGGTCACCTTGTGCCCGTTGTTGAGAACTCAACAGTGAGTGATGGATGTTTAACGCATTGCGCTTACAGGAATAGCCACCCCCCTCAACAGCCCGGCACGGGCTCGCCGACGTTTCCCCGTGCCGGATGGGCCGTCCACCCGCCGTGAGTACCCCCTCGGCGGGTGGACGGTCTCAGCCCTCTCCGATCTGATGATGTTCAAACTCGCCCGACCATGTGACGCATGCGCCCGCAACCCTGCGCTGTGCTGCGTTACACAGGACGGCCAGGGTGGGGTTATAAGTCCGCCTCCCCGGGTGGCAGCCCCACTCTGGTCTATGAGGACGGCCCCCGGCGCACGTGGCGTTGGGGGCCGTTCACATCCCCATGGGAGACGAATGGGAGAAAGATCTTACTCACTGGAGCCAGGTTGGGCTAACTAAGGCCAACTAGGACCAGTATCTTTAAACCCATCACCGCAGGTGGGCCGCTGACCTGCCCTCCCGGGGGAGACACGATTGATCGGCCGGATCATTCATACTCCAGGACGGGAAGGCCACTGAGCAGCGGCGGAACAGTCCCGGTGAGATCATCTGGGAGCGGCATGGGAAAAGACGGCGTCCACAACCCCGCACCCACTACCTCCTTCTCCCACACCCGCTGGAGGTACCCCGCGATCCGCTCCTCCATCGCGACCGTCACCTCACTGTAGGTCCCCTCCACCCCCGGCAGCTCATGCCCCATCCGCGCCTCAACCGCCACCCGCGGAATGTCCCCCGGCTCATCCAGCTTCGCCTTGTGCCAGTGCCTGAGCCGGTAGATGTCCTCACCCGCCATCTCCGGCACCTCCGGCATCGCCGGCCTCGCCCACCGCGAGCCCGAGCTGCGCTCCTTCGCACCGTCGCGGATGGGGTACCAATAGTCGTCGTCGAAGTCCGTGCCCAGCAGCGGTTTACCGGTCACCGACAGGAACGTCCACGCCTTGTCGTGGGACGCCAGCAGCGCGCTGTGCATCTCATGCAAGAAGGGCGGCATCACTAGTGTTCTCCACGAGTCGTACTTCGGCGCCGCGAGCACCGGCCGCCCCTCCGCCCTGTACGTCTGGTACTGCACCCGCATAGCATGCAGCGCCTGGTAGCGCTCCATCGCTTCCTCGCGACGATCCGGGTCGGGTTCCGACGCCGGCCAGTACGGCGACGCATAGCCGCGTTGAAGCCCATACGTCTCCCCCGGCGGCCGAAGGCCTGTGAAGGCGATGGTCCAGATGTACACCCACCCGGTGAAGCCCCACAGCGTGTGGGCGTTCACGGCCAGCTGGTGGATCGACTGGGTTGACAGCTTGCGCTTCACGCGCCGGGTCTGCTTCTTCTTGTAGATCCCGCGGCGCCGTTGTTCCACGATGGGCGACTCGTCGCGCAGCTTGTACTTCACCACCGCGTCGTCCATCAGCATCTTGAACATGCCGAGGACGTTCTTGCTGTAGTTGTCCGAGTACTTGCCGGTGACGTACTCCCGGAAGGCGTCGTAGTCGATGGGCGTGATCTCGTCCACCGTCCACTGCGTCCAATACGGCTTGATCACGGACTTGAGTCTCGACGCGTACGTCTTGTTGGAGCGGATCCGCAGGTCGACCTTCTCGAACCACAGGTCGCAGTACTCTGTCATGCCGAGCGGCTGAAGCTTGCGCCGGTTCCGCTTGTTCCGCACATCGGACTCACGATCGAGGCCGAAGTTGTACGCCTCGTCCTCGTCTTGGAACGGCACACCATCTTCGGGCCCGGAGGCGGAGTCGTACCGCTTCTTCTTCGTCGGCTTGCCGTCGGCGTCGAGTTGGTACTCGCCGCTCCACCACTTCACGCGGATCGAGTTACCGCGCCGTTCTACGTATGGCATTCATCCCCCCAGATGAAGGTGAGTTGGTTCGGAAGCGCCGGCGGGTACCCCTACCGCCGACTCCTCCGTTGCGACTGCTTCTCTACGATGCCTGCCCCGCTGGGCAGCCGCCGCAGCTTCTGCAGTCTCGGCCCTGTGCCTTCATGAATCGCCTCACGCGCTCCTGAATAGCGCGATCTCCGGCGGTCCTTGAGTTCAGGACGCACACCATCTCTCCTGCTACTTGGGTCGGGTATCCGAGGATGGTCGGCCCAAGATCAAGGTTGATGACATTACTCACCGGTCCCCCTATGTGTCGCCTGTGGGACCTCCCCGGGTGGACATTCAGGGTTACATGGCGAACACAGGAACGGGAGGGGGTTGTTGAGGCCTCATCCTCCCCAGAAAGTAACAATCAGGTCACGGCGAAAAGGTTGTACGGCCCAACGCGCCAGTTCAGGTGCCGTCCGTCACCTGTCCTGCTCTTCGCAGAACCTCCACAAGCTCGTCACTAAAGGCATCGATGTCACCGATCGGCGCGCCAGGCAGCTTCGCCCGCGCCGCCTCGAACGCCGCCCGCCGCAGCGCCTCTGCGCTGATCGACGCCGATGCAGCGGGGGTGCCGTTGGCCGGACGGTCGACGAGCACGGGCTCGCCGCCCTCGGCAATGGCCATACAGCTGCCGGTGGCCCAACCGAGAGCCCTTTCGATCTGGGTGTATTTCGGCTCTTGGACGTCGAGCCCTCTCTCGACACGGGCCCACGTGTCCTTGGAGATCCCTGCCGCCGTGGCTGCCGCGAGGCGCGAGGGATACAGCTCCAGCCTGTGGAGCCTCACGTACTTCGCGAGGCGGTCGAGATCGCGAGTGGTCATGTCGACATCTTGGCAGCGGGAACCCAGTTCCAGCTAGCTCTGACGGGGTAAACGGCCGGTTTCCACTGAGGTAAGGCTAACTAGAGCCAATCGAGCCCCTGCCGCCGAGCGAGCTCGCGCAATGCGCGGCTAACTAGGGCTAGACATGCCGGGCTAACTAAGGCTAGATTCTAGGCATGCACCAACCCCCGACCCTCATCCCGGTCGACGGGGACGCGATCCGCGAGGAGCGCACGCAAGCGGGGCTTAGCCGTGCCGAGTTGGCCGAACTGGTCGGGGTCACCGACCGCTACATCAGCCACCTCGAAAACGGCACCCGCAGACACATGCGCCGCCCGCCGTACTTCGCGCTCCGCACCGCCCTCAAAGCGACTGATGAGCGCCTCCGGCGTAAGCCACCTCGCCCCACCGAGGACCCACCCGAAAGGACATAACCCCATGGCCACCAAGGCCTACGAACTCTACGGAGTTCCGATCCCCCCCGAGGACCCCGAGCAGGAATACATGACCGTCCAGGAGACGGCCCACGTCCTGAAGTGCAGCGTCTCGTGGCTGCGCCGCTTCCTCCGGGCGAACCGCCACCTCCACGGACGGAGCGGCCGCCGCATCGTCACCAACCGCGAGGACCGGGCCGCGATCTACGACGCGCTCCGCGCCGGCGACCCGCGCCAGGGCCGGACGATCCCGCGTCAGCGCCGCCGCCCGACGGCCGCCCGCAAGCCGGCGCTCGCGGCTCCCTGAACGACTTCGGGGCCGCCCCGGATGCCCCCGGAACGACCCCTTCGGATCCCTCCACTCACACAGGAAGCAGAGGAAACCGTGACCACAGTTTCGCAGACTCGCAGCGGGGTTCTGCCGCTGCATCGGTCGCCGCAGGCGCGGCCGTCGACTGTCCCGCAGGTGTTTCGTGCGGCGGCTCGGCTGCTCGCGGCGAACGGCTTGTATCAGGGCGACTTCGTCCCGGACGCCATGGACCGGGAGATGTGCATTCCGCACTTCCTGCGCCCGATGTCGATCGTGGCGGCGCTGAAGTGCGCGACGACCGGTGACCCGCACCTGACGTCGCTGCTGGCGGATGAGGCGATCGCCGTGCTGGCGCTGCGCCTGGAGGTCGACGGGGAGGGCCCGTTGTTCGGCGGGATCTTCGACTTGGAGGCGCACGTCGACTCGTGGGGTGACGTGGAGGGCCGTACGGCGGAGTCGGCGGTTGCGGTGTTGGAGGCGGCTGCGGACGCGAACGAGGTGTCCGCATGAGCGCCGAAACCACGTACGTCGTGATGATCGGGCAGTACCCGACTGCCGCAGCCTCCTCGCTGGAAGACGCGCAGGCTGATGGCCTCAGGGCTGAGCAGCAGTACCTCACGGAGGGCACTGAGACGCGCTGGGCTGAGCATCGTCCCGGCAAGGAGTGGCGGCTGATGAGCCGCGCTGAGGGCCGCCGTCGGTTCTCGTGGACGCAGCGCTGGGTTGCTGCTGTCCCGACGGTTGAGGACGGTGCCCAGTGAGCGCCCCGACAACCCACGACCCGCTGGTCGTGAACACGAAGGGCGGCGTCGTGTGGACGCTGCGCGCGGTGTCCGAGGACGGCAAGGGCTGGTATGCGCCGGAGGCGGTGTGTTCGTGTCCTCGGTTTCTGCTGACGCCGCTGTCCGAATTGGCGGCGTCGGGGATCACGGGGTCGGCGGATGTGCTGCCGGTGCCGGTCGGTGCGCAGCCGTCGGGGCTGGAGCAAGTCGCGGCTGAGATCGCGCGCTTCGGAATCTACGGTGCGGCAGTGCCTGCGACGAAGGCGCTGGTGAAGCGGGCCGATGAGTTGGTGACCGAGAACGGGTCGCTGCGGGCTCGCGTCGCCGAGTTGGAGGCGGAGCGGCACTCGACGAACGAGTCGCTCTCCGAGGCGGCCGAGGCGCTGCGTGCGGATCGGGACCGGATCGCCGAGCTGGAGCAGCAGACCGCCATGGTCTGTCGGGCCTGCGAGGCACCGGTGCGGTGGGTGGACAGCCCGACCGGCGGATGGTGGAACCACGCGGACCCTACGGAGAACGGGCACGGCATTACGCCGAAGCCCGCGCCGCTCAAGTCCTATCCGCCCGCGCTGCCGTGGGCCGCGCTGATGGACCACGAGGACGTGTCGGACTTCCTCGACGAATTGGCCGCATCGGCGATCACTCACGCGAGCAGTGAGGTCGCTCTCGCTGAGGTCGAGAAGACGTGTAGCACGTGGCGGCTGATCGCTGAGGCGCAGCACGCGCACAACACCGCGCCCGGCCCGGACGAAGCGGATGGGATCACGCGGCGGACCGTGCCGGTGCAGGCCCTCCGCGAGGACGAGCCGGGCGCGTGTACCGAGTGCGGCGACGGCCCGAGCAAGTGGTGTGTTGGCTGCGCGAAGTGCTCGTGCGTGACGGAGCACGACCCCGGCTGCACTGGCGGCGCCCTGTGATCGGCCACGTGCTGGTCGGTTGGTGCACGGTCCACGCCGTCATCTACCTCGCGCTGCTGATCGGCCTGATGCGGGCCGCGCTGTTCGCCCACCACGTGTGGTCTGACCGCCGGTCCGAGCCCGGGCCCGTGCAGCCGCCGCCTGTGCCGTTCGCGCCCTCGTGGGCGCACGACACCCCCTTCGTTCCGGCCGGTTCCGGCCGCCACCGCAAGACCACCGGGAGCACCCGATGACCCGTATCCGTCTCGCCCTCCGGCGCTTGTTCCGCCGCCCCAAGCCGACCAGCCCGATGCGCTTCTACACCCAGCGCGTCCCCGACGGCGTCCTCCTCGACCTGGAGGAGTACTTCGAGCACGTCATCACCACGTTGGCAGACGACGGCGACGCGTTCGCCCTGTTCATGGAACTCGTCGACGACCGGCAACTCTCCCGCGCCCACGACGGGTGGGAGCCGGAGCGGCTGTGCATGGAACGCCTGGCCCTGTGCGTGGGCTACGAGGTGCCGGTGCGCGGTCAGGCGCTGGCCCGGCTGGCGAAGCGGCTGCACGCCGCAGCCCCGGCGCCCGCCGTCGAGGCGCAGCGCGAGCGGAGGACGGCATGAACGCCCGCCAAAGGATCGCCGACCTGCTGTGGTGGAGCGTCCCCAGCGGGACGGACGAGGAGGCCAAGGCGGGCGCTACCGAGTTGCTCGACGCCCACCGCGCCGAGGTCCTCGCCGAAGCCGCAGCCGCGATCGCGACCGAGCGCGACACCGCCAACCCGAGCGCGGGCAAGGGCGCCTATCGGCGCGGCATGAACCGCGCCGAGGAGGTGGTCCGCGCGCTCGTCATCCAGCAGCGCTTGGCCGACCTCGACGAGACACGCGAACGCCTCCCGCTCGACCACCCCTACCGCCACGACCTCGACCACGACGCCGACACCCGCTTCGCAGCCCTCGCCTGCGAATGCGACAACCCCTGCAACTGCGACACCGAGGAGACGCCCTGATGCGCGCCTACGACTTCTGGACCGAAACCGGCACCGCCGATGTGGGCCCGTACCCGATCGCCTCTCTCTCGCTGCGACCGAGCAACACCGCGACGGCCAACGACCTACAGATGATGTTCCCGTCGGGGATGCCCGTCGACAAGCAGCTCGCCGTCGCGGACCGCGTGCTCGCTCAGGTGCAGCGGTGGCGGGACGGGATTGCCGAGGCCGCCGAGCGTCGCCGCACCACCGAGGACGAACTCGCCGCCGCCCGCGAGGAGATCGCCCGCCTCAAGGCCGAACGCGACGGCGGTGACGACGAGTGACAACGACCGCGCAGGCCGGGGCACCCGCCCCGGCCGCCGGCCGCCGGGTCACACCCACCGGCCGACTCATCCTCCCCGCCGACGCCGACCGCGCCGACTGGCTCACCGCCCGCCGCTCCGGCATCGGCTCCTCCGACGTCCCCGCCATCCTCGGCCTCGTCGACTACACCCCGCCGCTGAAGGTCTACTACGACAAGCTCGGCTTCGACGTCGACGACGCAGGCGAGGCCGCCTACTGGGGCACCGTCAACGAGGAGCCCGTCGCCCGACGGTGGGCCATGCAGAACCGCAGCGTGATCCGCCGCGTCGGGCTCGTCGCCCACGTCGACCACCCGCACCGGATGACGACCCTCGACCGGCGCGTCACCGAATGCCCGCTCTCGTCAGACGAACAGGCCCCGTGCGCGCTGGAGGTCAAAACCCGCTCCGCCTTCAAGTCCGCGCAATGGCACGCCGGGGCCCCCGACGACGTCACCGCCCAGGTGCTCCACCAGATCGCCGTCAACGGCTACGAGCACATGCACTACGCCGTCTTGATCGGCGGCAACGAGTACCACCAGGGCACGATCCGCCGAGACGCCTACCTCGACGTCATCGACGACATCACCACCGCCGTCGACAAGTTCTGGTTCGAGCACGTGCAGGCACAGATCCCGCCGGAGCCGACCGGCGACGGCGAAGCTTTGACTCGCCTGTTCCGCCGCCTCCACCCCACCCGCACCGGAACGGTCGACGTCGACCGCCACGACGACGCCCTCGACGCGCTCCTCGACTACGGCCGCCACCAGCGCGCCGAGTCCGCAGCGAAGAAGGCGAAGGCCGCAGCGAAGGCCCGCATGATCGCCGCCCTCGGTTCGGCGCAGTCCGCCCTGATCGGCGGCGAGCGCGCCTACTCCCTGGAGCCCTCCAACGCAGCTCCGAAGGTCGACCTGGAGCTCCTCGCCGAGCGCTGGCCCGACGCCTACACCGCCTGCGTGGCCCCGAATCCGACCGAACGCATCGACATCGCCAAGCAGTACAAGGGGGGCATCTGACATGGGACTGCGCGAAAACGCAGCCGCGGCTGCTGGCCGCACCCTGACCGCCGAGGAACACGACCGGCCGTACGACGACGCGCCGCCGGCCGAGGAGTTCGCGCCGGCGCCGGACCCGATGGCGGGCTACGAGCCTGGCGAAGGCGACCCCGACATGGTGCCCGTCCACCTCGCGTGGCTCCGGGTTCGCAAGGAAGTCCGCGCCATCGCCAAGGGCGAGCAGTACAACGGCGGCGGTACCCGCTTCAACTTCCGCGGCGTCGACACCGTCGTCAACACCTTCGGCCCGGTCACGCTGAAACACGGCATCAACATCTTCCCCGTCGGCATCGAGGCGGAGCACCGGGACACCACCACGTCCAAGGGCAACAAGATGCGCGAGTGCACCGTGACCGTGTCGTGGATGGTCATGGGCCCGAAGGGCGACGCCCTGCCGATGCTGCTGAAGACGCGGGGTGAGGCGCTCGACTCGGCGGACAAGGGCACCGCGAAGGCGCAGTCCGTAGCGCTTCGGGTGCTGCTGCTGACGGGCGGTCTGACGCCGACGCACGACAAGGACCCGGACACCTCGCACATCGAGCGCGGTGAGACCCCGATCCGCCCTGCGGTCAGCTACCTCGACGAGATCTGCAACCCGCACACGAGTGCGGGCCGTCTGCGGCAGATCCACCACGAGCTGGGGAGCACTCGCCAGTTGGGTGCGCTGGTCACGAACGAGACAGGTGAAGAGGAGCAGATCGGCGCGATGGTCGTGCGGATCGGCAAGGAGCGCGCAGCCGGGGGTGCCCAGTGAGCACCTTCGCCGAACTCCGCAAAGCCGCATGGGACACCGAGACCACCGGCCCCAACCCGCTCGAAGACCGCATCGTCACCGCCGCGTTCATCGTCCGCACCCCGGGCGCCGAGGACCGCACCTTCAACTGGCTGATCAACCCCGGCATCCCGATCCCCGCCGAAGCGACCGAGGTCCACAAGGTCACCGACGCCATGGTGCAGGCCGATGGCCAGGACCCGAAGACCGCGCTCGAAGAGATCGCCACGTACCTGGCACACGCCATCGGACAGGGCATGCCGGTCATCGCGTTCAACCAGTCCTTCGACTGGTCGATCCTCCACTACGACCTGATCCGCAACGGCCTGCCCACCATGGCCGAGCGCGTCGGCCCCGGCCCGCTGCCCCTGGTGGACCCGCACGTCATCGACAAGGAGTTCTTCAAGTACGTGCGCGGGCAGGGCAACCGGAAGCTGAAGCCCACCGCCGAGCGGTACAACGTCGCGCTCAACGACTGGCACACCGCCGACGCTGACGCGGTGGCCGCGCTGCTCATCGCTGAGGAGCAGTTCGTGCGGTTCGCGAGGGACCTCGGCCGCATGGGGCCGGAGCATCTGTTCGCTGCGCAGCAGAGGTGGCGGGCGGAGCAGCAGGCCGGCCTGCAGAAGCGGTTCCGCACGAAGGCGACCGCGGAGCAGGGCGGCGACCCGAACAAGGTGATCGACGGATCGTGGCCGCTCATCCCGGCGCAGCGCGGAGGTGAGGCGTGATGTGGTTCGTCACCCGCCGCCGCCTCGATGCCGCGCTCGCCGAGATCGAAGGCCTGCGCCGCCGCGTCCTCGCCACCGAGGCCCGGCACGACGAGGCCGAGGGCAAGCGGCGCAACCTCGCCCGCTGGCTCGCTGAGGCCGAGGCCGCGAACAAGCGGCTCACGGGACGCGTCGATGAACTCCGCCGCCGCGTGCCCCCTGGTGAGGACGTCGACGCGCTCCACCGTCGCATCAAGCATCTGGAGAAGCAGCTCGACGACGCGACCAGCGTCGGTGATGTCGGTATCCCTGCGGGTGAGGACTGGCGGCGCCGTCCGGAAAGCGGGGCGTCGTGACCCGTCAGCAGGTCCTCGCGTTGCCGCAGCCGCTCAGGTGGGCCGCTCAGATCGTCTGGCCCACCGGGCAGCACCGGCCGCACGCGGCCATCGTCGCCACGCGGTTCGTCCACTGCCCCGTGTGCGGGGTGGAAACCGCCGCCACCGTCCACGGCACCGCGCTCCTGTGCACGGAAGGCCACCAGACCAACACCAGCCAGGGGAATCCCACGTCATGAGCGACAACACCACTATCACCGCCGTCGACGGCACCGACGCGCTCGCCTTCGTCATCATCCGCCCCGGCAAGACCGAGGGCGGCGTGTCCATCGAGGCCGCCGCCAAGGGCCTGAGCAAGCAGGCCGCGGCGTACGTCCTGCGGCAGGTCGCGGACATGTGGGACGCGGAGGCCAGCCAGTGACCACCCTGTTCACCCCGGAGGTTCCGGCCGCCACCACGGACAACGCAGCGTTCGGTGACGCGCGACTTCCTGAGCGGTTCTGGGAGAAGGTGCACCAGACCGCTGACGGTTGCTGGGAATGGACGGCTGGCAACAGCGGGAACGGCTACGGCCGGATCTGGGTCGACGGCTCGAAGCGAGCGGCACACCGCGTCGCCTACGAGGCCATCGTCGGTCCGATACTCCCCGGCCTCCAACTGGATCACCTGTGTCGCAACCGGGGTTGTGTGCGTCCGTGCCACCTGGAACCGGTGACGCCCCGCGTCAACACACTGCGAGGGGTGACGCTCGGGGCTGCGAACGCGGCCAAGACGGCGTGTCCGCAGGGCCACCCGTTCAGCGAAGCAAACACCCACACGGAGCCGACTGGGAAGCGGAGGTGCCGCACCTGCCGACGTGCGGCAGACGCCCAGCGGAGGGCCGCCCGAAAGGTGGTGGCCGATGACTGAGATCCGGTCTTACACCATCGCGCTGGCCGCCGGTCTCCCGCTGCTGAACGCGAACCGGCGCGTGCACCACCGCGTCCGCCACGACCGGACCAAGACCCTGCGCGCCGCCGCCATGGAAGCCGTCAGCAACCACCCCGCGCTCATGCAGGCGCTCGCTGCAGCGAAGCCTGGCCCGCTGTTCCAGCGCGCTCACATCCTCGGCGTCCTCCACCCCGCGAGCGCGCGCCGCGCCGACCCGGCGAACTGGTACCCGTCGTTCAAGGCCGCAGTCGACGGTCTCGTGGATGCCGGGGTCTTGGACGACGACGACCACACCCGGCTCGTCGGCCCGGACATGCGGCTCGGAGAGAAGCGGGCGGGCAGTCAGCTCGTCCTCGTCGTCCGCAGGCTGGGGCTCGGCGAGGACCCGCTCGTGGGGGTGGCCTCGTGAGCACCACAGCCGCCGCGAACTGGACCATCGCGATCACCCTCCTCGCCGTCGGTATCGCCCTCTGCTGGATCTGCCGCGCCCACAAGCGGTCCCAGCGGTGGGCGGACACCGAACACGACGTCGGTCCGGACAGCCTCCGCCTCCTCGAAGAGCTCGACGCGCACCTCGACGCGCACGTCCTCGCCGATCCCCAACTGTCCGCCGGCTTCGACCGGCTCCGCCAAGCACTCCGCGACCACCGAGAGGAGGACCGGTGAACATCCGCGCCGACATCGCCGAACTGCTCCGCGCCGGCATCCCCCAGTCCTACATCTGCCGCCAACTGCGGTGCGCTCCCCTGACCGTGCAGCGCACCCGCGATGCCCTCGGCATGCCCGCACCGCGATGCGGGCCGCCCGACACCTACACCTCCGTTGAAGACGCCTACCGCTCGAACAGCGAGGCAATCGACGGCGGCCACCAACGGTGGACCGGACACACCGACACGAACGGCCATCCCCGGCTGAACTTCCGCCAGCAGCGGCTATCCGTCCGCCAGATCGCTTTCCGGATGCACCACGGCCGCGACCCGCAGGGACGTCTCTCCGTGGGCTGCGACATGGCTCACTGCGTTGCGGGGGCGCACCTGGAGGACCAGCAGATCCGCGACGCGAACAAGCGAGTGGACGCCGCGTTCAAAGCGATCTTCGGAGGCGCGTCGTGACCCACTACAACGGCTCCGTACCCGAAACCCGGCGCAAGCCCGACTGGCGAGACGACGCGGTCTGCGCCACCGACCAGTACGAGGGCCACCGCGACCTGTGGTTCCCCAACCCCGGCGACCACGAAGCCACCGCCGCCGCCAAACGCGTCTGCGCCACCTGCCCCGTACGACAAGCCTGCCTCGACAACGCGCTCACCGAGGAAGGCGGCCGCACGAAGACCAACCGGTTCGGGATCCGCGGCGGGAAGACCACCAGCCAGCGCTACAACCTGTACGCCCAGGCCCGCAAGAACAAGCACGCCGCGGAACAGGCCCAGCAGTCCAAGCCGCGGCAAAAAACCAAGCGGAAGAGCCCGGAGCCCGCCAAGTGCGGCACCCGCGCGGGCTATCAGAAGCACCTGCGGGAGAAGACGGCGATCTGCGGGCCGTGCCGTCAGGCGAACACGGACGCCGACAACCGGCTGCGCCGCACTGGCACGACCAAGGCTGCGGCGTGACCGGCTGGGACGCGGGCCGCGACCCGCCGCCGCTTCTGGACTGGCGGGACCCCAAGCACTGGTCCTGGACGGCCAAGCAGTGCAGGTACTGCCCCGGCCTCACCAACCTCCGCGACAGCAAAGGCAAACCCGCCCACAAATGCTGCGCCGAACAAGCCCTCGCCCGGCAGGCCGCAGAAGCGGCCGACGCCTACCAGCAGAACGGACACCTCACATGACTCACTTCCTCCTCGGTGTCGGCCTTGGCGCCGGTTCGTCCGGTGTCGCGTGGCTGGCCACGCATTCCCTGACTTGGGCCGGTGTGGTCGGCGCGCTGGTGCTGGCTGTGGTGTGGATCGGCCAAAACCTCGCCGACCGCCACCCCTAACCCCCTGAAGCGCCCCGCCGCACCCGAAATGCGGCGGGGCCCCACCAGAAGAACACACCGCCCCAAGAAGGGACCGACCCCATGTCAACCAGGGGATTCCTCGGCTTCGTCGCCAACCAGCACGAAACCATCACCTACGTCCACTACGACGCCTACCCCAGCGCCCTCGGCGCTGACGTCCTCAAGTGGGCCCGCACCGTCACCGACTGGGACGCCGTCCGCCAGCAGGCCGCCGCTCTGGTCCACATCGACAGCGACGTCATGCCCACCCCCGAGCAGCGGGCGGCCCTCGCCCAGTACGCGGCCGACGGCATCGGAGGCTCGAAGGACGACCCAGGCGAGGAGTGGTACCGACTCCTCCACGGCACGTTTGGAGACCCCGCCGCCACCCTCGCCGCCGGTCACGCTCCCCATGCCCCGGACTGGCCGGGTGACTCCGTGTGGTGCGAGTGGGGCTACCTCATCGACTGCGACGCCCGCGCCTTCGAGCTCTACAAGGGCTTCCAGCACGCCCCACACAAGGGCCGCTTCTCCGACCGGGCCACGAACTCCCGCAGCGGATACCACCCGGTGAAGCTGCTCACCTCCTGGCCGCTGGACGCCCTCCCGGACGACGAGACCTTCCTCGCGTGCGACGAGTAACCACCTGACCGGCGGCCGTCTTCCCCCGGCCGCCGGTCAGGTGGTTACTCGTCGCA